TTGTAACTCTTTTGAAACCATTTTGCAATAGGGTTTTGTAATTTTTTTGTAATTTTTACACTTTGCACATATTTTCGCTCGAGTTATTGTTTGTTTTTGTATTCGTAACGATAATTCGTTATTTTTCTTCTTCTTGCTTTTCTACCGCTCTTTATTGCACGCTCGTCTAGTTTATATTCCGTTATATTATATCATACCAGATTTGAAAAAGTGGTGTAGTAACTGGTGTAGTAAAAATCGTCCAATTTATAGGAAGTTGACAATTCATTCTTATAAAGTACATAAAATTACTGAATCATCTTTCGGAATTCCGCAACTACTTTTTCAGCATCCACATGACTATAAACATCTAATGTCATATTGACTTTACTGTGCCCCATCACATACTGGACGGCTTTAATGTTCATTCCAGACTCTACCATTCTGGTGCAGAACATATGCCTTAAAGTATGAGGTGTGATTGCGGTTGGCAGTTGCTCTTGCGGATTAACCTTATTGTACCTCTGTATAGCTTGTCGCACATTTGATTCAACACTAACTGCTGAACGAGGGCTGTTTTTGTAACTGACTTGTAGAAAACCACTATATCCACTTACGCTCGGCTCTTCATCCAGCTGTGGTCTTGTACTTATAATGTGTGAAAATGCTTCTCTGGCTTTTCGCGACATTGGTATGATGCGTACACCACTTTTTGTTTTCGGAGATTGGATTGAGAACTCTCCATGAAGGTATACAAGCTGGTGGTTCACATTTACAATTCCCTGCTCTAAATCAATGTCACTTACGGTTAATCCACAAAACTCACTAACACGAAGTCCGGTCTCATATAAAATTATAAGTTCATCAACGTGTTGACTGAGATAGATATCTTTTTTGCAGAAATCAACAAGGCTTGAAAATTGTTCATTCGACAGAATAGTTTTTGTCTTGTTTTCTTTTGGCACAACTTTTGACAGTTGAAAGCCAAAAGGATTCCTTGACAAAATTTTATCATCGCAGGCAAGTTCAAAAGCCGGTCGTAGTATTCCTTTATAGTTATTTATTGTACCATAACAGTACCCCTTATCATACAGTTCTTTCATGAACACTTTTGCTTCTGTTGGTGTTATTGATGCGATTGTTTTATTGGCAAAAGTACACCCAGAAAGTATTTTCATAAAAGTGTCTATATTCTTTGTTGTTGTCTCCTTTAAAGACGGCTTGTGAAGATCGGAATATTTTTTTACGAGCTCTTTCACCGTCATTGAGTTTGCTATTGGGTCGATTCCTTGTATTTCAGACTCTGTTAAATTTTCAATCCTTACTCTTAATTCTTTCAAGTCGCCAGAATAAATAGTGCGGCGCTTTCCAAACTTATCTGTCCAACGATACTGGTATAGACCATCTTTGCGTTGCGACTCACCCTCTTTCAAAACACGGCCTTTATTATCTTTACGTCTTTCCATAATAAGCTCCTTACGTTAAATAAAGAGCTCCGATGTGACAATTTGATTATATCACATCAGAGCCATACATTCAAATGGAATATGTTTGTTCTATGTATCTTTCAAATGCTTTTCGTTTAACAAGTTGCTTTTTACCAACAAACATTATAAACGGGCAATTTCTATCTTGGAGAAGTTCACGTATTTTGCATTGGCCGATATTAGAATACGCCGCTGCTTCCTCGATTGTCAGGGTTGTCTTTTCCCAAATTGGGACTTCATTCATCCAATCACCTCCTCCATCTTCTCTTCACCGTATTTCGCCACACATACATTATATAAGAGCATAGCGCGAGTCATAAGCCCAACACCGCCGATACGAGGTGTAACCTTGATATCTTCCATTCCATAAACAGCGTCGGCACAGTCACCGTGCTGCTTACCATTCTCGTCATAGTTGATACCAACATCGATGCAGACCTCAACTCGATTAAGGCCAAGAGGTGTAATAAAATCGCGTTTTCCGACTGCAGAGATGATCACATCGACCATATCCATTGCAAGAGCCGTACACTTCATAAAACTTCCACTGCTATTCACAGAGATTACATTACAGTGCCGCTTAATCAGCATATTGACCAACGGACGACCTACGATATCAGATTGACCACACACAAGCACATTCTTGCCATCCAGATCGTAACCGATGGAGTCAAAAATCTTCATAACGCCCAGCGGAGTGCAAGGCTGAAATTTGGATGTAGAATTAAATCCATCGACATCAACTGCGTCTGGAATGTAGATATTTTCGGGATTGATATGTTTTGGAAGCGGAAGTTGGACAATGATACCGTCCACATCTTCCCAGTTATAATCTTCTAGTATCTTGTTGTTTAATTCGTCTTCAGTGATGTCTTCCGGCAGTTTGATAAGTTCTGCTTCGATTCCCACTTCTTCACAGTCACGCAACTTGCCGCGAATATAGGTGTTGGACGCAGGGTTGTCCCCTACTTTATAAATATATAAAACAGGAGCGTAGTCGGCTTCTGCGATGATATTCTTGATTTTATTTTTGATATCTTGTGCAGTAGATTTGCAATCAATAATCATTGTGAACCTCCTTTATAAGAATCCAAGTTTTATAAAATTACGAGTATCTGTAGCAATTCCAAACTTCGTCGGAATTATTGTAAGTATCGTCTGGGTACATTCCAATTTTCAAAGCCAATTGATTTGATGCCACATTATCTTTTCGAGTTATCCACAACAGTGGTTTATTATCAAAATCAGATCTATGAGCTGTATACCATTTAATTGCCGATTGTGCAAGATTCAAAGCGTATCCATGTCCTCGATAGTTTTTATCATTTCTTGTTGCAACCGCTACATCTATATATGAACATTCTTCAAATAGGTCAAAAAACGCAACAGGAGTGTCGTCACTGATTTTTAAGAATCTTTTTATAACATATTCTCCTGCTGGAATTGTTAGATATTCATTGTTGTAAACACCAAGCATCCGCTGTTCTTCTGAAGATAGTGTTTTAACGATGTCGTCTACAAGTGGTTTTGTTTTTGCCGCAGATTTTGCTCTTTGTACATAAATATTATTTTCATTCATTATAAAACCCTAATTCTTCCATAAGAATCACCTCGTTACTGTACTAACTCCATTATTTTTAATCTGTCCTTTTTGAACATGAATTATTACAGAGTCAGCATTAACAGTATTGGTTGACTTATATTCGATATATGGAGCGTTGCTATCATATACAATTTTTACATGTCCTTTGATATTCATATAAGTGCCATTACAAAGAACCGTAAGCATCTCATAATTTTCTGCTGGGACATTAGATACCATAGTAGATGTATATCCGTAGATGCCAGATTCCAGTTCTTCAATAGTGGCAGTCCACTCAATCGGATTATAATGACGATAGATACTGTCGCCAATTACCCATACAAAATATCCAATGAAGAGAGTTACGAATATAACAATGATTGATAACAAGATTTTCTCGCCAAGAGAAAGCTTTACATCTTTACCATCCAAGTTCAACACCACTTTCGTTTACAATATAGATGCCGTTGTCTTTCAAATACTCAATAAACTCTTCATGTGGTAATTTATGGGCGAGCTCACAAATAGTGTAGTTGCTTCTGCCTTTCACCCACTTTGTTTCTTTTCTCAAGTTAGACCACTGATGTACACGAAATTCCTTACAGCGCCATTTTAAATGAAAGGTATCCGCACACGAATCGCAAATTGGTATCTCTACATAAAAGTCACCCGGATAGCGTTTTCGTCTCCACCACTCCATATCATAGAATACAATACCATAGAGTTCAGGATAATCTTCAAATTCATGTTCTCTAAGGTAAGCAAAACCCAATCCATTGATGGTCCATTCTGGCGACCTTGGAACTGTATATCGAAGCTGCGATTCCGTATGCGAGATACAGGCATTGTTATATTTTCCATCAATGCCCATAATGTACCAGTCGGATTTATAATAGCCTATTTGCTTAGTCAAACTCTTATCACCTCATAATTTTTAAGATACTTTATTTCCTTTGTGGCTGGCATACATCCGTTAAACCAATACTTTCCACGATGTTTATCTCTAAAACTTCCAAAAATCATATTTGCGTCTGGTGCAGATATTAGAGGAGATGAACCACGCGAATTGAAATTATTGTATTTTGGTAGATATTGAAACCAATATTCAATATAATTTTCATCCAATACAGAATCACGATAAACAGATATTTCATGTCGTTGCTTCAATAAATGTATCGCATATGACCTTTCTTTCGTTACGAGATTTGTACAGTCATCTTTGTAAACAAGTGCCATGATCTTCACCGCATTTTAATGATTGGATTGTTATAGATACATTTCTTTGGTTTAAAAAGATGTCTGAGATATTCAGGCGTTTGATCTGCATAATAAGTGTATTCTAATCTGCAGCCATATTTTTTATCAAACTCTATTAGTTCTTCTTCCGTAAGTGTACCAGTTTCAAGTTTTTTTCTGAAAAGTTGATAATCTTCTGTAAATGTACTACAAAATGCAAAGTCACCCATAAGTCACCTCATAAAAGTCTAGTTCTTAATATGTTATTCTTCTTTGCGAGCCACCAATCGTTGTTTGTACTCGTTGTTAGCGATTCGTTCTTGCTCATGCAAATCAAGTCCTTTCAGCCAGTAAGATGGACATTCATAAATTTTTTCAAATGTGTTTGCATCGCAAAAGTGTTCTCGATCTCTCTTATTGTAATCATAATATCCAATAAATGACAAACCATAATCGCTTATTACAACGTTATCTTTTAAAAGAATCGGACGCTCATCCATAACCTTGACCCAACCGAGGAAGTCTTCGCAAGATTCGGCGCAGCTATCTCTTGGTTGCTTCCTAAAAGCGCATACTTCTTTATGTAGACATTTACTGCAAATAGCCATTTTTTCTCACCTCTTTCTAAAACATACATTCTCAAAAATAAACTTGCGCTAATACATTATTTTTCTTTATCGCAAATTCTGCAATATCGATGAAACGGAGATTCGATAATCTGCCAAAATATAGGTTTCCACTTGTGTTCATTAAAGATACGGCTGTTCTCCATAATATCAACCGGATAAGAACTAGAATTACATTCAGGGCAGTTGTATTTCAAATCACAACAATTAGCTGGTTTGAACTCTCCAAGAGAATCCGCATCCACCCAAAACTCGCAACTGCAGCTAGAGCACCTAAATTCTACTGCGTATTTTATTTTTACTCTTTCTTTGCCATGAACTTCAATTCGTACAGCCATTCTTTATTCTCCAAAAACTTCTTCTCGCAAAACAGGCTCATCGTGGCTCTCTACGTGACTGCCGCATTCTGGACATTGTGTTTGATAAAATAAAATCACATTCAGTGCTTTTGCAACAGAAACACCTTCTGAATCAGACCAAAATTCACAACCACAGTTGCATTTAAAATGATATGCAAGTTCTTTTGGAGTTTGCTTATGTTGAATAATTTTAATCGCCATCTGGCACCTCCACGGTAAAGATATTTTTGGTTGCTTCTTTCCAAGAAATAAACTCAGATCCAGCAACTTCCGCTCTACATCTATAACATGCAATCACATTATTCTCAGGAATATCCAAATCAGGACTTTCAAAAGAGGCTACTCGAATCTTAGTTGTGCAACCGCAATTCTTACATGGAAATACGATTACCGGATTTTTCAAACTATCAGTCTTATGCATATCTGCGCCTCAATCAACAAAAATTTTTTCTCTTGGAACTTCCGGGAGACAAGAGGCAACTTGCTCTCCGCACTCTGGACATTCTGCTAGTTTTAAGCCCAGTGTATATTCTCGCATAACAGAATAGCTCGGAAACTTTATATCTTCATCATCAGCCCAAAAGACACACCCACATGAACATAAAAACTTTGCAGCATATCTCTTTTTCTTTGGTATTCCTTTGTGTTGAATAACCATAATCATAGCATTTCACCTCAATCTGCAAACACAAACGATGTATTAAAAAAAGTTCGACCCAATAATCATATTTTCTTCAGATAAAACAACCTTAATAACTTCATCGTCTGTATGTGTCTCATCATATTCTACTGTGTCGCAAACCTTGTAAATTTTGCCGTCTTTCTCTTGAAGTAATGTTCCATTACCAAGTTTTAATGGAGTTGTTTTCTTTTCTTTTCGAATATGTGCTTTCATACTATCACCTACAATATGCGTGTAAAAAGGCAGATTCTCTTGCGAGTAATTTCATTCTAATTCCACAAGCGCATTTGCACTCAGGACATTGTATTTCTGCCGGACGTCCTGTATTATCATAATTTTTTACCGTTTCGCTAACAGGTCGTGCCGGTAAAGGCCATATATGAAATTCAGATCTTTTAGCTTCGAATATACATCCGCAAGAATCACAAGTCACTTTATATAAATTTTCAGAATCTTTTGCTCGATGCGTTCCATGCTTTATAACATTCATATATTTATTCCTCCCACCCACCCGTAAAATCTTAATTAACAGCCATATTCAAATTCATCAAGAGTGGATGTAATGTCATACGACTCACCCTCTGGTTCGTGACCGATCTCATAGAATCCGTGGAAGTGTTTTGCATCTTCCTTAAATGCGATCACGTCTTCATCATAATAACTTGCCGCCCTCTGCCATGCACGATAATCTTTTTCAAGTTCTGTATTAAGATATCTGTTGTGGAGTCGCTCAATCCATTCGTCTTTGATCTCAAGAGAAGGATAGATTGCAAAAATAAATTCATAGCCGCTTTTCAAAAGCTGCTTACGTACAGTATCATGAGAAGATACAAATACATCATAGCCATGCTTCGATAAATCAATAGCAACATTACAATACGATTCTACCCAGCTACCGTCTTTGATAAAGTTACTACTTTCAAGATCAATCACGTTATACCCATGGCTGTTTGCGTATGTACTTTTCCCGATACACGGATATCCAACAATAATCATACTATCCTCCGTAAAATTTACCTTTTACCAGAATGAATATTTTGTTTTAATTAAAGGTGTTTCTACACTTTTTTGCAGGATTTTCCAACATCGCGGCCTTCACCGTGATCTCATCGATACTTTTTTGGAAATCCTGTAGCTTCTTCAATTCGCTTTCGATGTCCAGTTTCACTTCGACATTCTCGATAAAACCCATATCTTCAAGACATTTACAGTAACCAGCAATCTCGTTATAGAAGATGTGGTCGTACTCTTCTAAAAGCGTGTGCTCGTCAAATAGCTTTACTTGCCATGCAATCCCAAACGGAGCCTCTTTCTCGTAATGAGATTCGATAGCGTAATACTTCATTATGTATTCTCCTTACTTGATACCGTACTTGGCCTTGACCTTCTTCAGAGTTTCACTTTTACTGTGATAGTCATCGCGAGCTGCCTGATAAGCGGTCATCTTCTCTGCAAGAACACGCTTTGCTTCTGCCTCTGCAACGTCAGCCTCCGCCAGTTCTTTATTCAAAACAAAGCCGCTCGTCTTAATACCATCAATAAAGCCATCCATGCGATCCTTCTTGACGCTTTTCTCGCCCATTGCACCAGTATCAGTGTTGAACATCTTTACAATAGAATCCTCGACACCGGCGATATTGTAAACATAAAAATACTTAGCCATAATTTAGTCCTCCTTAACCTTTTCAAACTTATAAATTGTGTTCTCAGTCTGGACAATAACATTTTTCTTGTCACTTGAGATGTAATAATCAACAACACAAGATGTATGCATTGTGCCCGGATAATCATGTCCCTCATTATCTTTAATGTACCGGAAACCAGCTGATTCTCCACTCTTCAGACGCACAATCTTCATAGTCATGCCAATCCAAGTAGAATACCAGCCGTCGTTTCGAGTACGGCCAGTTACCAGTGAGATTGCGTTCGTCAACTTGTACTGATTTTCCATAATCTCATCATCAATCGGATTTTTATGAATCAATGCAGCATTCGGCATCTTTTCAATTGTGCGGGTCAAAAGAAGCATAAAATGCATAAACGCATCATGTTTTTCTTCTCCAGCATCGATTTCTGCGTACTTTCCCATCCGATACAGAAGTTCGGACGTATCAATCGTCTTTCCCATAAACACCTCGATTACTGTTTTCCAGTAGAACCAAATCCTCCAACTCCACGCTCAGTTTCGTCCAATTCGGAAACTTCTTCAAAATCAGCCTGCCAGAACGGAACAACTGCCATCTGAGCAATACGGTCGCCATGAGTAATCATTTGAGGGATATTGGAATAGTTGTGAAGAGGAATAATGATTTCTCCACGGTAATCCTGATCGATGATCGGCACAGCGTTTACAGGTGCAAGTCCCTGCTTTGTGGAAAGACCGCTGCGGGCAAAGCCCTGAATGTACCAACCTTCAGGTGGAGCCATCCGCAAACCAGTATGTACCTTAACGGTCTCATGCGGCTGAATTATAATGCAGCGATCACCATTCTTGTTTACCATCGTTGCATCATCAAAACCGATATAGGCATACAGGTCTGCACAAGCAGCATTTGCAGAACCATAAGTCGGCAGATGAGCATCGTCGTGAAGTCTATTGATTTTGATATTAGGGCGATAAACTGGAGCGACAGACTCTACAGCCCCGTGACGCCCATAAAAATACTTAGCTACGTTTCCTAAATCCATATTATTTTCCTTTCTCTTCTGGAGTCCACCAAAGGACTGGATTATCTTTTCCTGCGCTCCTCCAAATATCAATCACCCTCTGATTTGAGCTCCCCATATATGGAAGAGAAATATCTTTTTTCGCCTCAATAAAAGGACCATCAACGAGAACTGTTGTGTATGAAAAAATGTTGACAAGAATGACGCTATCCCATGATTCCATCCATTCTTGTCGCAGTTCTTCATATGTGTACCCCGTCCATAACCAGATATCTTTTTTTCGCCCAAACTCTTTGTAAACACATTTGCAGATACGAAAGATTGTAGTTCTATTCTCCGGCAAGAGTGGATCTCCACCAGTGAGCGTAAGCCCTTGAATATAATCAGGTCGAAGTAAATCTACAATTTTATCAAGCGTTTCATCTGTGAATGGTTGACCACCATTCGGGTCCCATGTAGTAGGATTCTGACAGCCGGGGCAATGATGGTTGCATCCCGCGCAGAATAACGTGACTCTTACGCCTGGCCCATTCGCAATATCACAAGGAACAACTTTCATGTAATTCATTTATCCACCTCGGTTTTAATCCACAATATGGGCAAAAACTATATCCCATAAGTTCAGGGTCCTCAAAACCTTTAATTTCTCCACCGCATATATTGCATTTCCAAAAAGAACTTTTATACCAATCTGTATAACAATGATAATCTACTTTTTGAAGATTTTCTAAATCAAGCGTTGGAATAGAGTTAATTGCGTCAGACATATCTGAGATTTGCTCATATTTTAAATGAAGTCCTTTATTATAAATGGCAGGAATAACCTTGTCTGCATCAATAGGTCTCATCTCAAATCACCTTCGTCCATAGACTCGCACATACGATAATAAGAATATTCAGTGAAACGACAGTCCACTTTACATATTTAAGTTTGATGTCATACATTACAGTATTACGTAAAAAATCGTATAGAATTTCTTCAGAGCGTATAATTGCGGCTGTAAGAATCAAAACGATATACGATTTAACAAGCAGCCAAATAAGCTCAGCCAGCATCGATTAGCACCTCCTCGATTGGAATAACCTGACCATCAACGTAGTAGCACATCTGACCGTGCTCATTATAATAAGGAGACATGTAGCCGTAAGCATGGTTGCCTCCACTTTTACTGAACAAGTAATACATAACGTGTGTATCCTTGTCGTACACCACAGGAGTGTCACCAATACGATAGAACCAGTCATTCTCTTTGGCTACATTCCCTACTGAGTCTTTCACACTTGTACCGCATCCAGTCAGTATAATCGCTGCTAGAAGTACGTATACGGCAGTATTTTTGAAAGTCTTAAACATACTTTTCCTTTCTGTTAAAAGCGGAATTTTAGTCATTATTTTCTAATAGTCTCCAACAATCTGGTCTTTTAATCTCATCGCAGTCATGATTAAACCATCGACCATCAAACGAGATAAATCCGACTGATGTATGGCCGTCTTTGAATTTTACTTCAACGTCATCAGAACACATCACAGATGGACTCACATACGGAGTTTCGCTCGAAACTTTACGCCAGCGTTTATTGTCGTCCTCCGGCCAGTCGATTCTAGCTCCGCAATTTCCGCAGTAGCCGTTCTGGTTTCCATCTTCGTTATAAAGGTATTCACCACTGCCACAGCACTGACAGGAGACGATACCATCTTCTGCAAAAGGATCGTTAATCATTTTTAGCCTCGATTTCTTTCCATCCAATGAAATCACAAATACAAAGCTTTTCTGGATCACACCGATGAAGCAGGAATTTGTTCTGTCCAGAAAGCCTAGACCCGCCAGACACTTCAACGGGTTTACACCCATCTTGAAACATTCCTGAAAGAGTCCATTTCTCAGCAATAGATAAATCAACATCATTTTTAATGATATCGCGATTGCATCCACGGCATTTAAAGATTTTTACGTATTTCTTCTCCATATTACCTCAGTACCCTTATCATCGGCAGTGTCGTTTTTCATATCATCAAAGAAAGATTCATAATCAAACCACTTATCCTCAACAATATTGCCGATAATTTTTACTGTACTACCCCAGCCTTTAGTTGCCACACGGATATACTTGTCTTTCATGTTCTCGTACTTATCGCAGCCAACAGTGTCCATGATTCGCATGATAGCTTCCATACCAGAAGCATATCCTTTGAAAGTTTTTGCTCCTACATATCCTTTACCAAGAACATATCCTCCATAGCAAACACCCCATCCATGACCATCCAACGTCAAATCAGAAGTCAAAACTCCATGATCGGCCATGTTAAGGCTAACATTCTTGATTTGTACATTTCTGATCTCGTATCCTTCAGCTTCAAGCAGCTTTTCTGTCCACTTCTTCATTTTGTCTCCTGTTATTTAACGTATCTACGTTATAAATTTGATAGAATTTCACGATGAAACGGCACTTTTATCAAGATTCATTTTCCCTTTCTATAATGCCGGCCATTTCCATAATTTCAAAGAAATCATCCATAACAGCTTCTGCCATCCTCCCGGAAATTTTAGGAAGTTCTAGGCCGAAATCCTTGAATGCACAATTAAGACAACCCCAAGGCGCTAGAACAAACTTCTCATCATCGTCTTTAAGATTGATGTTTTCGTGAACTTCATCCATTTAATCACCTGCTTTTTCTACATTGTGGACCATGCAATTCATACCGTCATGAGATTTTTCAAAGCGATGATGTGCCTTATTCATAGCGTCATTTTGATCCTGTGCTTTAACCATATATGTATTGAATGCCTGATGCCCATCATCATCGTAGTACATTACTTCAACAGACCAATAATCCATAAGACTCCTTTCATGCCACCACACCCACCCTGCTAGTTTGTTTACTTGCCTCGATTACCCTTAATAAAACATTCAAGCAAAATCAGCACCAGCCAAATACCGGTTGCTACTTTGATGGTAAACGTAATATTCAACAGCTTAAAAATCAGCCAGATAACACCAATCGTGGTAATCCACGAGGTAAAATATGTAGCCACTAGAATCAGAACAATTTCAAGAAAAGAACCAAATGCCTTAAAGAATTTATTCCATGCTTCTATGTTAATCACCTTCTTTCAAAAATTTTCATTTTATAGTTCCTTTTTAATGCACTGGTTGGTCAGTTTCTTGTACACATCCTCATACAGTTCCTGTTTATCACCGTTGTAGGTGTACTCAGCATAGATACCGTCACCGCTGACGGTGGTAGAAAGCAGCGCCTTGTAGTTCTGGAGCGTCTTGCAACTCCAAACCACAAAGACGTTCTCCAGCGTAATTTTATTGGACATATGCTCGTTGTACCACTTAACCAGTGCGTTCTTACAAACGCTCTCGTAATGTACCATACCTGTAATAATCATAATTAAGCCTCCTTTTGGAATACGAATGTAATCCAATAGATGTTATTTACTCACCCTTGGTAACGACAGTATCAGCACCCTGTACGGTAACCCAGCCATGCTTCAGACGAGCTTCTGCTTCCTTCATCTGAATCAGCTCAGGCGTGATGGATTCAGAAAGCACCTTGTTTGCGTCAGCCTCGGCCTGTGCTTCAATCATCTTAACGTCAGCTTCCGTCTGTGCCTTAACCTTATCAGTCTCTGCCTGAGCCAGAGCAGTCTGCTTATTCAGTTCTGCAATCTCTGCATCCTGCTTCGCCTGCTCCTTGGCACGAATCTTCTGCATCAGGGTATCATCAGGCTGTGCGTCAACAATCAGTGCGGAAGAGACATTGATTCCATACTCTGCGGTCAGCTTCTCATTCAAATAGTTGGTGATTGCAGTATTAACACCTGCGCGATCATCAGAATAAATCTGCATGACACTAAACTGAGGAGTAACTTCCTTGACGTAAGCAATAATATCGTTCTGGATCTTGCTCTCCATCAGGCTCTCGCCATCCATGCCACCAAACTTGGTATACAGTTCAATAACATGCTCCGGCAGGAAGTTATAATTGACAGTCAGGTTGATTGCAATTGTACCGCCATTTGCAGGAGCGTCAATGTGCCAATCTGCGTGTTCCTTTGCACCATAATCAGACGGAGCGTTAGAGAATACCACTCGCTGCTGAGTAATCGGGAACTCAGATACATGCTTCAGAGGACTCATAAAGTGCCAGCCCTGAGAAATGGTCTGCTGCTCAACTCCCTTTGCGGAGTAAACAACACCAACATAACCAGTATGTACCCGCTCAGTACAAAGCACCGCGCCAATCGCAACGAGGAATGCAACAAAAATTGCCATAAATTTCTTCATAAGTATCTCCTTAATCTTTGTAGTCATCTTTTAGAATGTAATAGGCGATAACCCACACGATCACAAAGAAAACAATGATTTCTTTCATAAGTAATCCCACCAACCCACCACTTATATTCAAATTTTACTTCATGCTCTCTTCGAGTTCTTTGTAGCTGATTCCACTTGTCAGTCCCGGAGACTCTTCGCTATCCGTTCCTTTGAAATACGCTCCAACAACACTCGGATGTAAATACTCAATCATTGCAAAATTAGCAACATCAATGAGCCATTCTGTATTTCCTGTCTCTAAATACTTTTTGACTCTTGGATAAATTTCCTTTACAGCTTGAGCTAAATCTGGATATGTTTGATTCATCCAACCATATTTATAATGAGATACCAAAATACGATTCTGCATCTTTTTAACAAAACCATTATCCCAATCTCGCTCTAAAATCTGTTGTGTAGTATCCATATTTTATCCTTTGTTTAGTTATCGCTCAAATGAACCACACGATCACGAATCTCTTGCGTCCGCCCCTGATTCCAAAACTGAGTCCCAATAAAACCGCAGGTACGTCGTGCAACATTCAGTTTATTCTGGTCACGATTACCACAGTTCGGGCATTCCCAAACGAGCTTGCCGTTATCTTCAACAATCTTAATCTCGCCGTCATAGCCACAAATCTGGCAATAATCAGACTTGATGTTCAGCTCTGCGTAGATAATAGTGTCGTAGATGTATTTGATGACACTCATCACAGCTGGGATGTTGTTGGTCATGTTCGGGCATTCAATATAAGAAATCGCTCCTCCGGGAGACAGCTGCTGGAACTCAGACTCAAACTTCAGCTTCTTGAATGCATCAATATGCTCACGAACCACGACATGATAGCTATTGGTGATGTAATCATGGTCGGTTACATCTGGAATGATGCCGAACCGCTTTTGCAGGCACTTGGCGAACTTGTAGGTGGTAGATTCCAGCGGGGTGCCGTAGAGACTGTAATCAATATTTTCTGCTGCCTTCCACTCACTGCACTTGTCGTTCATGTGTTGCATAATCTCAAGAGCAAAAGGTTTTGCTTCATCATCAGTATGGCTCTTACCGGTCATATACTTTACACATTCATACAGACCTGCGTAACCTAAACTGATGGTTGCATATCCGTCAAACAGCAATCTATCAATCTTCTCGCCCTTCTTCAAACGTGCGATTGCACCATGCTGAAAATGAATTGGACTAACATCAGAAGGCGTACCCATCAATCGCTTATACCGAATCTGAAGTGCTCGATGGCACAGTTCAAGACGCTCATCAAAAATTTTCCAAAACTCAGAAATATCCTTCTTAGAGCTACAAGCAACATCTACCAGATTGATGGTGACAACACCGGCATTAAAGCGACCATAATACTTGTGGCCCTTCTCCCAATTCATGGCACCAGAAATATTCTCGGTGGTTCGATCAGGGGTCAGGAAGCTGCGGCATCCCATGCAGGGGTAGCAAGCGCCTTTGTACTCCAACATCTTCTTCTCAGAAATGTAGTCAGGTACGAATCTCTTGGCAGTACATTTAGCTGCCAATTCAGTCAGATAATAATACTTAGAATTATCTCGAATGTTGTCTTCTTCCAGCACATAAATCAGCTTTGGGAAAGCCGGAGTAATCCATGCACCAGTCTCATTCTTCACGCCTTTAATGCGCTGACGAAGGACTTCTTCAATGATAATTGCAAGGTCATCACGGGTCTGGCCTTCAGGAACTTCATCCAGGTACATAAAAATGGTAATAAAAGGAGCCTGCCCGTTAGTGGTCATCAAAGTAATAACCTGATACTGAATAGTCTGAACGCCTGCAACAATTTCTTTATGTAAACGCTTCTCTACAATTCGATTGATAGTCTCCTGATTTGGCATCTTGTCAATCTCATTGTTTTGAATCATGTCGTAGAACTCCTCATGGACTTCACCCGCAATCTTCTTTCGAGAAACATCCACGAAGGGAGCCAGATGAGACAGAGTAATACTCTGACCACCATACTGGTTTGAAGCAACCTGTGCGATGATCTGGGTTGCAATATTGCACGCTGTAGAGAAGCTATGTGGTTTGTCGATTCCTGTACCAGAAATCACAGTGCCGTTTTGCAGCATATCTTCCAGATTGACTAACGAGCAGTTAAACATATGCTGGGCAAAATAGTCGGAATCGTGAAAATGAATTCGACCATCATAGTGAGCGTCCACAATATCTTTCGGGAGAAGCAGATTAAAGCTCAGATCTTTGGAGACTTCGCCAGCCATATAGTCACGCTGTACGCTATTCACAACAGGATTCTTGTTGCTGTTCTCCTGCTTGACCTTCTCATTATCTACATCACAGATGGAAAGAATTTCGCCATATGCTCGTTGCTTCTCACGAATCTCCTGTCGAAGAATACGCCAGTGACTATAAGCGTCAGCCACATCCGAAAGAGGGCTATTTTTCAACTGGTCAATAACCACATCCTGAATCTGCTCCACAGACATCGTATCAGGGATGTCTGCGATGTAGTCTGCAATAGCGTTAGACACGCGAGAATCAACTCCCCCAGTCGTATTCGTCATCGCCTTCTCAATCGCATTTACAATCTTACTCTTATCAAAAGGAACTTTCGTTCCATCGCGTTTAATCACATATTTCATGCAATCACTCCTTTAAATTCTAAGGACGACCTTAGAAAACCAAAATGTCATTATCATAGCTAGGAGCATCAACGCTACCAGCGGATATTCCCAGTTGTATCTCATTTATGTAAGCCTCTTAAAACTTGACCTCATCGGCACAATCAGGAACCACGGCAGTTTCAATACTGCACGTCGGCTCTGCCTTTGCTAATTTGTCAGATTGGTTGATTGGATGACAAGTAAGCCCAGTCCACTCATGGCTAGTAAGATAATCATGAGAGCTATTTGACGTCGTAGCCAATTTATCAGTGACCTCGTTAGGAACTTTCTTGAGCGCATCTACGACACTTTCGGCAACCTTCTGCTGTTCCTCTAAAAGCCGGATTTTATAGTCCAAATAATAACGTGCCTTCATTAAATCTTGAAGCGGAGAATTGCCATCTTTGTGCCCTGCTCGGCTCAGATACTTACCAACATTCCAAAGATAAGCATCCTTGTCCAGTTGCCACTCTCGCAGCACTTTGATGGCCTCATAGGGATTGTCTGCGCCGCCGTAATAAGACGGATGCGATGTGTTCCGTTTTACTTCTTCAAGAGTCTGCATTTGCGTACCTCCAAATATATCCTTTATAATACTTAAATAGGCCTCGTGCAGCATTGCAAATTGCACTTCGTGTATAGCCGTTCTCTCTTGCCGCTTCAGATGCAGATTTATAAGTACACACAAGATCTCCCGTTTTTGTATATTGTCTTACAACTTTGTCTCCATCTGATTTTTGTAACCCGGTTCTTTTTGCATGTAAAACATTTTCTCTTGCGGACACCCATTCAAGATTACCAAGGTCATAATTTTCTTTATTCCCATCAATATGGTTTATTTGTGGTTTGTTTTCTGGATTAGGAATAAATGTTCTTGCAAGAAGAATATGTATCGTTCTTAAATACTGTTTCCCATCTTTCCATAAAGAAACAACTGGATAGCCTCTTTTGCCAGGTGATGGAGTTTTAATATGCTGTGTTTCTTTATTTTTTACTCTTCCATCTTTTGATATTTCATATTTTGGGAATTCTTCGATTGTTGTCCACTCGTCAAGTGTTTCCATCAACGACCTCCTTGTTCTTTTCAATAGGTTTATAAACATCTGCCAGCTTTGGATGACGGCCACAGCAACCACGACCCTCTGGGCAGAACGGATACTTCGGATTAGCCTCACAGGAAGGAACCATCCAGTTTGCTACTTCAGGACAAATCTGTGCAACTTCCTTCTTCATTTCAGTGAACAGTCCACGGATTTCTTTTTGAGCCCTAGAACAAAGTCGAAGATGACTCATCTCAATCAAGGCACGAGCGTTCATCGTAATGTAAAACTCTGTACAGCAAGCATTTGGCAGAACTGCACGGGCGTCTTCGTTTTTGGCGTTGTGATACTTCTTGAGAATCTGATAATCGGTATCAATGTCCGACATCATATTATCGAAAACATCAGCATCTTCACCGGTAAACGGATTTACATACTTAAACCCATCCTCTTGACAATAACGCTGGCTGCGGCAACTCATACTAATATGTCGATGACGACTAATCTGTGCCAGAAGTGCTCGGCTTACATCTTTGACGTAGAACGTAAAATTGATGTGCTCAAGCACAGAATAGTGACCGCTTGCCTTACATCCCTTGGCAATCTTATAATCGTCAGTCATTGAAGAGTCATAACAAATACTCGCAGCTTCCTCCACAATACCTAAAGGATTCTTATCACTTGTAGGAACAACTCGCTGTGTGTACGCGATCAAATCAACAGTCATTCAACTCTCCTTAATATTCGTCCTGCCAGTTTTCAGGAATGTCGTTCTCACCAATTACGATACAATTTCTAGGTGCGACATTTAAAGTGTACTTTCCGTTTTGAATCTTAATCATTACGTTCATAATGGAGACAACTTTATGAATACTCCAAAGAACTCCGCGACCATTTCGAGTTCTCGCTCTAAGAACTGTGTCGCCAACATGAATCTCTCTATTAAGAATATCGGTTACCATTTAATCCTCCTTTATTTTAGAAGTGCAAACTTAAACCAATCTGGGAAGTTGGATACTGAAATCCCATATTTGATAAGGCAAGACAGCAGCCACAACGCAATCATGATTCCAACCGCAATAAGATAATCCTTAAAAATCTTAATGAAAGCGATCCACATCTTAATCCTGTCTCTCATTTACCTCACCTCTTTCAATCAATTCATCAACAGTAACCTCTCCACAGAGAACCTGTTTAAGCTGCTCTTCTGACAACTGATATGTAATCGGCTCTCCACACTCAGTAGGATATCGAGCCAAGGTTCTGTAATATTCTGCAAGGGCTCGCTCCTTACGACCCTGCTCACGATGGTCAATACCAATCATATCGCCCCACCTCCTTCCTTAAATTCTTCACTCTTACCGGTCACGACATAGACGTCATCCTCAAGATCTTCTTTTAGAATCACAGTCATCTCAGACGGACGAAATCCCTTCTTCGTACACTCTGGTATATTACAGATCAGATAACCTTCATCATAATCATCAAGCACATCATACCAATGGCCTTTCATAAGCAATGCACCAGATGGAAGAAGCGCATCTTTGTAGTCCGTCCTGAAGTACATCTGCTTCATTAGGGCTCCTTGTAGGGTTCCATATCACCCTTCCAAATCTGGAAATAAGGATGTGCGTCAATGCCGTAAACCTGACCCTTCATACCGGTACTGGTGATTTTGTAAGGCTTTCCGTCCTCAAGGCTATTGATAAAGTCCTGATACTGAGGACTCATCTTAAAGAAGTCTTTCTTGCCCTGAATCCTCTTTACCTTAATAGTGACCTCATCACCAATCTTTGGTTCCCATTCCTCTGCGGGCATTCCAGCCAGAAAGTTGGGACCACCAGCTTTCTTGATTCGCCTGGCGAGGATTCGTGCCTTACGCTGCTCTCTGCGCCGGTCTTCTCGATTCATCGAATTACTCATATTCTGTTCCTTTCAGCTTATCAAAGTAGGGATCGCCGTCTCGCTTCTCTAATAAGTTGAGCTCCCCGGCGGAGCCTACAGAATACAAACGAAAATTTTTAAAAATCTCAGCGCCTTTAATAGTGGCTAGAGATGTAATTATGTACAATATATTGTGCTCTTCTGTGCCATCCATAAGTTGAACTTCAAGTCGTTCTTTCTTTGGGATAGCTAGTTTTTTAAAATCATTCATTTTGGCATTATGTATGCTTTCTCATTTTTTCGATAGCAGTCAAAAATATTTGCAATAACGTCATAGCATCTACTTTCGGAGTTATAGCTGCCAAGAACAATTCCACGCTCACCCATGCCCTGCCTTGCATAAACATTAAGGCTTGCGGTATCAATGATTGCCATGCGGTCAAGATTTATAATCTCTCCATCTAGCGTTAAAAGTAGCATTTTAATCCTCCGGCATATCAAAACTAACACGGTTCTCACAAAGAGCAACGTTAATCTCTTGAATTACTTCTTTTGCTCGTTCTCTTGTTTTGTAGAAACCAAGCATTATCCAGTTACTTGTATCATTGCAATACGCTCTAATAACTGTCGTATCGTCTACAATGCAAATTCCAAAACATTTACTGGTATCAACAATTTCGGCTCGATGCTGCGTCAAAATAAACATTATAAAACCTCACAAATCAGCAAGCTGTGCAGGAGACCAGATATCTGGAATATCCCAATCTTCTTCCGATTTTCCATTATAAATTCCGTAGAAATATCCTTCGGACGGTACATAAACGATTCGTTGCCAGCCATCCATTCCGTGTGACTCCTTTGGCTCAAAATCACGAGTCAAAATTCTACGTCCACCGCTGCTATAAGCGGATGTCTTTGTAGGAACCTCGATACATTTATTATCAAGAATCCGAAGAATGTGCTTAATGGACTTCTTAGAAAGATTCATAGCTTTCTCCTTAGCCGTAGCTTACTTCGTTCTTGTCATCTCGGAATCGTACAAACGTCGGGAATTGCAGAGACTCAGTACCAGTTTTCTTATCACAGCTAACCTCTTTGTATTTACACTCAACAATCTTACCAATGTAGTCATCGGGATTCGCCCACACAGCAGCTCTCGTAGTATCATCAAAACCAGAACCAATTCGAAGCTCATTACCCTTATAATCCACAACGAGAGCTCCCATCGTGCCAGCCAGACGGTTCTGACCTTCCTCAATCGCTGTGATTCGTAGATCAACAGTGTAGAATCGCTTGATTTTGAGACATCCGTTGTGACGAGCCCGGCGATAAGGGACGTCCGTGTTCAACATAAGACCTTCCCAATCATGTTCGACAGCATAATCAAGCCACTTCGGAATCACACTCTGGTCAGTACCTTCATATACCATTGGAACAATTTCGATGTTTTCAAGGTTCTTGCGAGTAATCTCTGCGCGAAGACAATTTAACCCAATACGGCGAATTTTATATGGGATAGTACACTTTCCACGGTCGAACTCTACAACAGGAATCACATCAAAAATCACAAATTTGATTCCAGTCTTGTCCTTGTTGTCAGAATTAAGTAGGCCAGTGCCATAACGAAAAGCCTCTCCGTCCGACATTCTTTCTGGGTTCTTGTAGATCAGCTCACCATCAAACACCCATGCATCTCGCCTTGAGGCGTCTCCATCGTATAGAGCAAGCAGGTCATTTTTTATATGGTCGAGTCCTTTAAATCTTTGTGCCTGCCGAGAGATAAGTTCACCTCTATGCATGGTTCCCCTATTGCCATTCATCTTCTGACTCAAACTGAACCAAATGCCATCCTTCAGCTTTACCTTATCAATCGGATATCCCTGCTGGACCTCCCAGACTGGAATAATCTCTTCGCCGTACACTTTATTGATGGTCGCTGCCTCGACTCCAATCGGCAAGTTCTTAGTGAATAGCCGCTTCAGAAACTCTTCGTATTCAGGATTTTTATGTAAATAATTCTGGATTGTTGCGATGGATGCATCAGAGCCGGTATTGTGCCCAGCACCCATAATATAAAGGTATCCACAGCTGAGATATTGAATTTCGATATCCGGCTTTGCAGTTACCTTCTTATTGATTTTTGCATCAGACAGGCCAGTCACAATCGCCGGGTCAAGCAGGAATCGGAAGAATGCCATCAGCTCGTCAGCCTCATCTCCAAAATCTTTTCGTGCATCCAGCAAAATGCGGGTCTTATCCGTCTTCTTCTTCGCTTTCTGCAATGCCTTAACCAACGTATCAAGCTTACCTATGAGCTCTTTGTCTGTCATAAAGCCTCCTTGCGTATCCTGTGTTATATAGTTATAGCTAATAAAGAAAGGCTTGTCGTTACGAGCAAGCCATTTCTTTCCCGTATCCTGCATTATATAGCTAAAGAGAGAATTTTAAGCCTCCGTGATGGAGACTTTTTATAGCTATATTATACAGGATACGCACATAATTGTCAATGCTTTTCTGAAAATTCTTTCCGTAAAAATTCCTTCAGGAACGTCCGCTTGTATGGAACTCTTGAAGTCTTTACAGCCCGATCAAGAGCATGAGTTTCGGCGCAAATCACACAATACTTCTTGGCACGAGTGATGGCCGTATAGAGCCATTCTCTCGTCAGCATCAAGTACGCAGAGTTGTCCATACCAACAATCACATACGGAGCCTCACTGCCCTGCAACTTATGACAACTTAAAGCATAAGCAAGTTCAAGCGTTGCCCAGACGTTATTCCCACCAAAGTAATGCGGAATAAAGATCGTGCCCCACTGGTCAAAATCAACCAGAATAAAGCTACTCTCAATCTTTCGGATAATGCCACGGTTTCCGTTGAACACCGGACACTTCTCTTCTTTTTTCTTTGTCTTGAGATTGTATGTGTGAAGCTCATAGTTGTTCTTGTTGATGATGACCTGATCGCCCTCACGCAGAGTATACACCCTATCCTTGCCATCACCATAGATTGTGACCTTTGCTTCTGCTTGACCACGACTCGGATTCACAATTTCCTGAATAGCATTATTGACTTCATAAGTACAGATACTACCACGCAGCTTCTGTGGAAGTACAATCTGAATCTTCGCACTATCATTCCCTACCTTATTATATAAGGTACGGTACTGATTGATGATGTGGTTGAACGACTCACTTGCGTCCTTATAGATATCAAGTTCCAGATCACGAAGTTCACCACGAATCTCGTTGCCAGCCCAGCCATAAGGAACCAGTTGTGTAGCATTACGAACCTTGATACTCTCCGTGATAATTGCAGACTTAGCTGCCTGACGATGGATCTTAGTCAAACGAGCTACAGGAACAACCTTAGATGCAAGCATATCCTTAAAGATGTTACACATACCGATACTCTCAAGCTGTCCGTCATCACCAATCATAATGAATCGCTTTCCAGTCTCAATCGCTTGAATCAAGTCGTAGAATAGTTGAGCACCAACCATTGAAGTCTCATCCAGAATAACAATGTCCTCTTCAAGAGGATTTTCTTTATCATGGGCAAAGCCACCACTCTCGATGTCATAACCCAGAAGACGATGAATTGTCTTACCGTCCTGACCAGTAATCTCCTGCATACGAGCGGCGGCACGGCCAGAAAGTGCAGTCTGGGCAAAAGACTTACCACGAAGAACCTTTAGGACACCAGCCACAACGGTTGATTTACCGCATCCACCTAGACCTGTGACAATAGCAATATTATTAGAGCACACCTTTTTAATAGCGTCTCTTTGCTCTTCGGTGTACTCAATACCAAGGGCATCTTCTGCCTCATTGATTGCCACATCCATATTCCGACCAATCGGCTCAACAGGTGCATCCGCCAGTCGCTTGATTTCCTTTGCGATTTCATCTTCCAGATTCCACACTCTAGTTAAAGCAAATTCCTGACGGTCATCACTCCACCAAAGTGTTTTACGGACATCGTGCAGATGGAAAAGCGCCCTTTTGATGACTTCTTGGTCACCCTCATTCAAATCAAGTTCCTTGATGCAGCTATTGATTGTCTGGTTTGCCGGGATAATAGAGTTTCCTTCTTCGGCACGGGCAGCAAGAAAATGCATGACGTAAGCTTCGATTCTGAATTGCGAATTGTGCTTTAAGCCCATATTCAAAGCAAGAGCATCAGCTTTTTTCCAGCCGATTCCATACACATCATCGATCAGGACGTAAGGATTCTCCTCAATCTTTTTTACCAGAATGTCTGCACCGTGATACTGACGAACAAGCTTTTCAATAGCACAGGGAGTCAAACCGTACTCAATCAGTTTTGTGTACGCTTCACTGTTATCAATGTTGTTTTCAAAGGAGTCAATAATCTTTTGTGCTCGACCTTCCGTAATGCCGCTAACAGTACAAAGAGACTTGACATCACCGTTCTTGATGATTTCATACGGATTCTTGAATGCTTCATAAAGCATCTCAAACTGATGGTCGGTCAAGATAAAACGGAGAAAGCTTTTTTGTTCTTCCGGGTCAGTAATCTCTTGAAACTCATTCATGTAGATAATTTTATACTGATCACCAAACTTTTCATGATGAACATATTCACCACAGAACGAATAAGTTTTATTCATATCGAGGCTAGGAACGTTGCCTTTTAGCCGGAGGTCGCTGTATCGGCTCATGACAGGATGTCCCTGCTTGACTTTTACCACCTCGGCAGAGAAAGTGGCGAAGCCGCCGGGCTCCACCTCCCTCCCATCTTTCGGATAAAAGACTCGTTTTATCCTAATGTAGCAACGGATCATATTTTCATTAAATTTCTTATCTGCCACTTTATAACCCTCTTATTATGCACCTAATCTAAATTCTGTCAGTCCTCCGCACACTCTGCAATAAAACCATTTTGTGGTAAGCTCGCATTGTTCTGCGCAGTCAAACTTCCACTTCTGAACTTTTCTAACGACGCAACAATTCGTACAATGTATCTTAATTACAGTTTTATCTTTGTAACAATCAATTTTAAACTCAGGAAATTCACAAAGAACCTCTCCGTCAATAGTATATAAAACACCATTATATAAAACATCATTCATTGCTTTATCTCTCTATCATGCAGCCACTGTTTGTAAGGCTTCATCTTCTCAACAATGTACGAATTTTCTTTTCTCTTGCAAAGGATTGCAAGATCGCTGCCCTTTGAAATTAGACTTGAATATCGTGCATACTGAGATGCCCAACAAATCATTTCAACAATACCACCTGTCGTGTAAACATGTAAGTATGCAAACTGGTTGCCACGTTTATCCTTCTTTTTTTGGATGTCTACGATGACACAAATAGCAGTTGCCTCACCGCCATCCTCTACAGTATCAAGACCAGCATCAATATAGGTGCAAGCATCCTTAATGGGATTGCTAGTCAAGAACATTGAAAGGGTTTCAAATTCCCACATGTGCTCGTCTTGCATATACTTTTCAGCAAACGCCTGCATAAAGGCATTCCGCTTTTTTTCTTTTTCTTTCTTTCGATTCCATGTGTCCGCTTCCCAGCGCTCCCTTCTTACCTTATTATATAAGGCGAGTCTGGTAGGTTTGTCTTTAATTGAATCTGTGTCAATTCCGTATTCGTCTTTGAGAATAGAGATCTTGGGGATAGATGCCATTTCGTGGAAACTCTTCTCTTTATACTCGTTCTCAAAAACCATATTCGCAAAAGTGATTAAGATTTTTCTCTTGTCCTTTGTTGGAATAGCTCCCGCCTTAATCAACTTGACAACGTTTGAAGTGCCAATCTTGCCACCGTTTGCTCTCTGAACAAAGTCTGCCAATCCAGAATATGGACGATCTGCAATCACTCCTGATGCGACACTCTCGCCCATTCCCTTAATGGCTTTCAAGCCAAACAGAATTGTGTGCTTCTCTGCATCGGCCTTAAATTCCATATCAGACTTGTTAACACTTGGGGGAAGGACCCGAATATGTAAACGGTCACATTCATTGATAAACACACCCATTTTGCCAGAATCATCTTCTTTAGTAATCATACACGCAGCCATGAAATACTCAGTATAATGAGTTTTCAGGTAAGCCGTCAGGTAAGAAAGAAGTCCATACGCAACTGCGTGGCCTCTATTAAAGGAATAAGAAGCCTGCTTCAAGATTAGTGCCCACATCTCAGAAATCTGGTAATCATTCCATCCTTTCTTGTGAAGACCATCTCGGAACTGAACTTCCAAGGATGCCATAACATCTTTCTTTTTCTTGCCGATAGCACGACGAGCATTGTCAACCTCAGTTTCAGGGAATCCTGCATAGCGGAATACCGCTAGTGCCTGTTCCTGATAAAGAAGAATGTATTGCGTCTTAGCAAAAAGCTGTTTGATGTCAGGATGGAGTAGTTTGATAGTCTCTGGATGAAGTTTATTGGAGCAATACGTCGGGAAGCTGTCCTTAGTACCAGGACGATTCGCTGCGTTCACAACAATGATATCCTCAGCATTATCGCACTTTGCTTCAACACACATCTTTCGTGCTTCTGCAGATTCCATCTGGAAAATGCCAATTGTATTGCCCGACTTGTAGACGGTATCATAGACAGCCTTATCACTTAGATCAAGATGGTTGATATCGACATCTTCCCATGTTAATCCAGCCATCTTTAACGTATCGTCAATAATGTCCAGATTCTCAAGACCAAGGAAGTCCATCTTGACCAGCGACAAATCATCCATGGCATTGTGCATCTCAAGTTGGCACATCTGATTGCCTTCTCTGTCCATACAAAGAGGACAATATTCAATGACAGGCTTGGGCGTAATCAATGTACCGGCAGCATGGCGACCCATACTCTTAGGCAGACCCTCAAGACGCATAACGTATTTGAACCATAGAGGAAACTTGTCATATACATTAGAAAGCTGTTCACTCTTTCCGAGGATATCCTTTAGTAGAACTTCCTTTTCAACTTCTTCGCCAAGGTCATCCAGCGTTTTTACAGTCGGAATTAACTTGGCGACCTCATTACGTAATTCATACGGAATCTGCATATAATACGGGCTTTCTGGGTCTTCGTTCAGAACTTTGCCAATATCTTTGATGGCAACTTTTGTAGACAAAGAGTTAAACGTAGCGATAGGAGCAACATTTTCTTTGCCGAAAAGTTCTTCTGCAATAGCAATAAGTTCCTTTCGACGACGTTTAGAGACATCGAAGTCGAAGTCTGCCAGGCTCTTTCTACCTTTGTTTGCAAAGCGAGAGAAGTCAAGATCCCAACGAACAGAGTCAATCTGAGTAACATTCTCCATAAAAAGGCAAAGACAATTTGCGCCAGAACCACGAGAGTACCCACGAGGAATTTTGCGTTCATCAGCCTTTTTGCAAAGCATATACAGCATAATGAAATAGTCAATATAATCAACATACTTCAAAACATCCAGTTCCATCTCAATACGATTCCGCCGGGTTTGCTGTTCCACTTCACTCATCCACCCAAATTTTTTATTAAAAGTGGCATATACAAGATGCCGAAGATAATCAAAATGAGAATCAAATTTTCCCTCAATTTTCACTTCTGGCATCTGGTTCGGCTGTCCAAGACCGATATCGATATCATCAATCATGTCTGCGATTTTCACAGACATTGAGCAGCCCTCTCGAATGAAGTCTTCATCAAACTGGTTTGACAATGTTTTCAAAACATCGTTTTCAGTTTGAAGATAGCAGTCAACATAACTTTCTCCAACTTCTCGTCCTTCTCCAATTTCTACAAAAACTGAATGTGCATCAACATCTTCCTTGGAAAGCATATGAGCATCGGTTGTAATGGTATACGGAAGATTGTACTTTTTGATAAAAGCTGCAATTTTTGCATTAGCTTCAGCCTGATCTGGCGTATCATGAGACTGAACTTCCATAAACACGTCATCAAAGATCCATTTCAGTTTGTTCCATAACTGCCATGCTTCAGTCTCGTTGCCATCAACAAGTAATCTACTCATTCGACCAACTTGACAGGCTGTAAGACAGATGATACCTTTACCCCACTCGTTCTGTTCAATGATGTTCAAAGAAGTTCGAGGCTTTTTATACATGCCATCAACGCAAGCATTTGAAACAACCTTAAATAGATTTTTTAAACCGGTCTCGTTCTTCGCTAGTAAAACTAGATGGTAACGAGGTTGTTTATAGTCTTTTGTGTCGGCTTTCTCTGCCTGATTATCTACTTCATAAACTTCACAGCCAATGATAGGCTTAATACCTTCTGCTTTACAAGCCTTAACTTGGTCAACAAAAGAGTGCATCTTGCCATGATCCGTAACAGCAATAGCCTTCTGACCATTCTCTTTGGCAAAGTCTACAAGTTCCTTGACGGTAAGAATAGAGTCAAGTAACGAACCCTGCGCTGTATGTACATGAAGATTTACAAAATTATCTGACATCTATTCTCCTTTCACCATTAAAACTGATTGCGTTCCTTCAGGCACTTAATCCAACGCTTGCGCTTCTCATCAGCAATCTTATCTGCCTCTACAGTGAACTTCCAAATTTTGTCTGCGTCATCATCAAAGTATGCGTAGATACAGTTCAGTACATCACCGAATTCTTCTACGAGATTTTCGTAAGCTTCATTGATGCTTACCGGTGTTGGATTCTTCATGTCAATTGCACGATAAAACTTTATTGCAGCCTTTGATAGTTCCGAACCTTCCTCTCCCATCTGAATGAGGATTTCCTTGCCGTCAATGTAATCAAGCACTCGTAAATTTTTGTCTTTAATCATTCTGTCTGCTCCTTATCTTCAATGGACACTCTCAAAGTTACAGTCTTACCGTCTTTTGTTGTCCATGTGTATCCACCAAAAGTTCTATTGTACGACTGAGCTTCAGAAAGAAGCCAATCACGAACTGCCTCGATAGCTTCATCTGTGACACGAGTTTTATCTTTCCACTCGGTTCCATTCTTTTTAACAGTCCCTGCGTAAATACCAAACATACCACAGCTCACATGATATTCACTCATTCGTATTCACCTTATCTCCAAACTTAATAATATCGTCGAAAAGCATCACATAGTCATCAGTGTATTTATTTCCGTGGAAGTGACCGAAATACCAGAATGGTGTGTTCCATCCAAAAATTTCATTGTACCTAAAACGACCGAGAACATCTTCGAAAAATCGTTCAGTAGAATTGTCAACCGTACTCTGATCAACACCATCGAGAAATAGTTCGGTTGGTACATAACTCGTCGGACATGTATGCGTAAGCATCACGTCAATCGTTTGGTTTCTTACAACTTCTGCAACCTTCTTTTTTATTTTTTCACTTGGCTGCTCATCAGGAAACCAATGCCACCCACTTTCCAACCGATAACATTTATCTACGGAATAAGCTCCGCCGCAAACAAGGCAATTCAGAATTTCTCTATCAGCAAGAATCTGGTAAACCTCACCATCAATAGCAAAATACTGATTGGGATAATGTGGGTCATGCCACACTTTACCGCAAATATCTCCACTGATTTCCTCTGTCTTATAGCCATCCTTACGAGACGGGCGGCGTTCGTGATTTCCATGAATACAGAATAAATTCGCAGGGATGTCCGCAGCAATGGTCTTAACTCTCCATTCGTTGATGTTATCCTTACCATAATAGTTTAGACCAACATCACCAAGACAGATGATCCAGTCGTTCTTTCCAAGCCTATGTTTAATGCAAAATTTATTTATCTTTAAGAGACGATTAAAGTCGCCATGAATATCGCCTGTAATATAAACCATTCATTCACCCCTCTCATAAACTCGCCAATGCCATGTGCTACCATCACCCGTATAGAATCTATCGCAAAAATCCTCAAAGCGACACCCTTCGCATGGATCATCTTTTGATAAATCAAGCACCGGATGGCTCTGGCATTCTGCAATAAATTCTTTAACGTCAGCCTCAAACTGTTCAGGAGTTAGCATCGTCAATCACCCATTCGCTTGGAAGAATATCAAACGGAAACCTTAATCTGTCGCAAAAATGTTCATAGGGACACTGTAAACACGGCCACTCAGAATCACTTTGTTTTTTGCATTCTTCAATAAAATCACGGATTGCTGTTTCAAGTTGTCCAACAGTAGTCATTATCAACCAACTCTCCATTTTTTACAACTTTAGCCTTATCGTCCCAATACTCGTCTGCACCAATTTTGCGAGGAGAAGTGCCAAAATGTTCCTTCCACTCTGGCAGGCTATCATTGATGGCATCAAACCGAAGGCCCCAATCGAAGCAAGCTTCCATTGCATCATACAGGAGCTTTCCTTCCCGGCAAGTCCATAGAATCAAACCCGCACCATGCTTCTGTTCCTGAATTGCTTCATAAATTACATTCCAGTTTGGCTCACCGATATCGGGATAATTATTCTCACAGAGAGTGCCATCAAAATCGATGGCGATAGCACGTTTCCAATTTCCCATATCAAATCACCTCAAAATCAACAATCTGTGCCTGCGGAGTCACCTTATTTCCATACTGATTCAAAGACAACCGGCATACAGCATTGATGTATTTTTCTTCTTGACCACCATAGAAATCATTGTTGATCCAGCCAATCATCCGACCATTATCAGCAAAGCACACAAAATCAATGCCTTTTTCTTCATCAGAATACTTCCACATATTGCCGTTCTTGCCCATTGGGGCACATCCACTATGAATCAGCGGAATGTTTTTAATGTAGAAATACGGCTCAGAGATTCCCTGCGCCCAGATTTTATGCATCTCGTACATGGTCTTCGGCAATGCAACAGTCAGCCTACTATAGTCAAAATCAAAATCAACTACGATTGCCTTACTCATAGTGACATTTTTAAGCAGTTCGTCACAATCCGCAATCGCCTTTGGCACGTTTTCTTTCTTGATTTTCACGCCAGCAGCGTTGTCATGACCAAGAACCGACTCGAAATCTCCAGTACTCATCAAGAACTCCTTTAAACTTTCAATCGGAGAACCGTCAGGATTTCTCATTGAACCACCAAAATACTCTTGATTCTCGTCTGGTTCTTCAGGGCAGGCCATCTCTCGAAGTAGTACGCAAGGTTTACCATATATTTCAGCCAGCTTGATTGCTACAACGCCAGTCAAATTACTGTCCAGAATGCCAGTGGAATTACAAAACAAAACTTTACTTCTGTCCGCTCCATACTTAGAAATCCAGTTTTGAAGCTCTGAGACAGCCTTATCCTTGGTCTTATTTTGCTGGTACTTACAAGAAGAGCACTCACGAGCTACATGCTGCGCCAGAGTCTCATCAATCGTGACACCGGCATTCTTGCCACGAGTCGGAGTGTACTGGAAAGTCTGTTCCTCTCCGACCATCGCACGGAACATCCGCTTCTTTTGCTCAGATGAGCCAACACGAATCAATGCGTTCATCATAGGAACGATGTAGAACTGAACATCATTGATAGTCGGATCACCCTTGATATTGAAACTATTTGCCTCAATCAAAGCATAAATCATCTGATTTACAATTCGTGCCAGACCTTTCGTGCAAAGGCGCTTTGTCTCATGCGAGTGCATATCCATAACGTCACCGATGTTTCCGACTGCCACCAGATCAAGATACCGGTCTGCAACATCAGTCCAATTATATTCATCAACAGCCTGAAGAAATTTATACACCACGCCAGCGCCAGACAATTCCTTATTAGGATATGTACCGTTCTGGTTGTTGACGATTACTGCGTAAGGATTCTCTCTGTCGCAGATATGATGGTCAAGAATCAGAATATCGATGCCCTTATCACGAAGTTCCTTGCATTGCTCAACATCGTTACTGCCAGCGTCAGGAATAATCAGCAGAGTGGTTTCAGGTGGAACCTCAATTTCTTTAGAGAGCCCATGCTCCTTTCCACTATGATGCAGAACATTGATTTTTCCAAAATAACCAATCGTCTTCAAATACTGAAACATCATTGAAGCACTTGTGAATCCATCCACATCACAGTCTATAAGGATAGAGATAATAGACTTATTCCAGATGTGTTTATTCAACAGCCTAACAGCATCTTCCATGTTGTCCAGTTCCCACGGAGAATTTAAGCAAGAATCATCCAGATTCATGTAGGCCTTATAATCCTCGACCCCTCTATTCTCCATAATCGTTCTAATCGGGTCTGATAGGTCGTTCCTACTCCCCTTCCAGAGTTTTACATTCATTTAATTCTCCTAACACAATTCTCAATCAATGCCTTAAATTTTTCAGGATTATCGGTCGGGGCTTCCTTTTCATCCAGAATCCCTTTATCATCTACTACAGCATACACACTTACGCCATCGACGAATCGATTGGCGAGAACCATAAGCTCACTAAGCTGAACGTCTTTATCAAAGACAAAACAAATATCAACGCAAAGACGTGTCAAAATTTCGATTTGATTTTGTGAAACCTTCTTGCCGCCAGTCGCCACACAGTTGCAGACATCCATGTTCCACATCTGCATAACAGACTTTTCAGCTTCACCAACATATACCAGACCTTCATTCTTGATGTACGGCTCTGTCTTAAACAGACCATACAGAATACGGTTTCTGGCACACGGCTCAAGATACAGATACTTTAATTCACCTTCAGGCGGCTTACCAAAGTATCTTCCCTTTACACCAACCAGAGTGCCAATTTCATCTCTGATTGGAATCGTGATTCTATTTGTCAGTTCATCAAAGCCAATCTCAAACTCCTGCTGTGTCACATAAGATATCCCATCGTCAGCAAAAATCTGGTTCACATAAGGTTTGTAATAACCGAGGATGGCTTCAGAGATGGGGACTATCGGACGGTCGTCCTCGTGTTCCTCGCCTTCATTTTGCATGGCAATGAGCTCTTTTAGAATCAACATACTTTTAGGAAGGTCTTCCTCAAAGTTGTGATAATAGTCAAGTCCAACCCATTCGCAGATTTGCTTAATAGCTTTTGGAAAAGACAGTTCCAGAAAGAACTGGACGACAGAAATCAAATCATAACTGGTCTTTCCATTGGCAATATCTCGTGTGTAATCTACCGCAGTAAGATTTTCATTCTCGTAAATGCAGAGTGCCGTTCTATTATCACCATCTGGATTTGCACACTGGTAATAACCAGTCTTGTGACTGATGTGATGACAACCAAGTTCCTCCAGAATCGGTTCAATCTGCTGTTCTTCAAGAATGTAATTTTTCAGATCTGCGATATTTACCATTGTAGTTCCTTACTTTCTGGTGCAGACACCGACCTCTTTCCAGATATTCTGGTTCAAATTCACTTCAAACATGATTTTCTTCTTCTCACCAAAGCGGTTTTTATCGATGTTTCCAACGTAATACCGCTTATCTGGATTTAGCCGATGAGCACAGTCACCGCCCCACTCAGGGTCATGGGAAATGTACTGATACTTCGCGAACTTATCTTTCGGAATCTCCTTGAATAGAACCATCGTCCAAGCAACATGCTTAATCATTTTTGACTCAGCAATATTGTTTGAATTCAGCTCATCAGGAAGATATTCATGGGCATTTTCAGCCAACTGGATACTACCGTAGATAAAGATTTTTAGATTTTTCGCAATCTCTTCAAGCTCGGTGGCCGTGACCTTGAATGCCGCCCACTCACCAATCGAAGCAATATCGTTCTTTAGAGTATCATAGAACACATACTTAACTCCCTGAGTGAGAGCTGCCTTCTGGATTTCAAATCGTAGGGACTTGTCACTATAATCAGCAGAAACATCTTTTGCGATAATCAAGCCTTGTGATTCGCTCTCAATCCACTGGCAAACATCAAGCACATTGCGATACTCTTCGCTTTCCTCATAGACACGGGCGGTAAACTCATCAATGCTTTCTATGTATTCTCCGTCTTCGTTTTGCTTTCGGAAGATAAAGTTTCCATTTGCATCCCGGTACATTCCAAGGGTGATTTCTCGTTCATCCTTGTGGAAACGATGACCATGCAACTCTTGAAACTCAGGATTATTGATGGCGGTGACCAATAAGCAATACCGAACTGACTCAAGATCCATCTCATTCAGCAGCAGAAGAGCTTTTTGCTTTTGAACCAATGTGACGTAAGCAACAATCGCCATCATGTATCTAGTCTTACCAGCGTTAGATGGCATACCATTGAACATCACAGTGCCCAGCTTCAATCCTCGGAACAAATCATTCATGATAGGATACTGGAACGGCAAGCCCATATCAGGAACACTCAGACGTTCATTAACCATTGGCAGCAGACCATTATTCAAAATCTCCGCATCATCGTTTGTGATGATGACTGTATTGATCTTGTCGGCCTTGCCACGAATCAATTTGTAAATGTCCTGAGCATCAAACATTTCAAACTGTCGATGCTTCAAGATTCCTTCAATATTAAATCCGTTTCTCTGGTACTCACGAAGTAGCGAATATTTCTTCAGGATATTAAAGTATCCCTTGATATCATCGTCATTCGCAAGGCTCATGTAGTATTCAATGGTTGACCAGCCCTTCAGCCGCTTGTATTGGGACAATCTGGACTCGTCTTCAGCCATAAACGTTAAAACAGACGTTTTATTAAATTCTTGAGTCCGAGTTTCGTAAATAATCAACGCTGCATCGTAGAAAAATTTTGTTGCTTCATCGGCAAAATCGTACTTGCTCTTGACATAATGCCCATACTCGACCAAATAGTCAGGATGCTTGTAAATTGCGCCAACAAATAGAATTTCGTTCGGGATATTTGAAATGAGTTCCACTCATCCACCTCCCTCTTTTATATTTCATCGAGAATTGCATTTATATCAATTTCGTTCTCGTTTTTACTCTGTTTCGGTGCTGTTTTCATCCGTTTCAGTACCGTTTCAGTCAGATTTTCCTTCGTTTTGCTTTCGCTTTCACGGCGAATCGAAGCTAGTCTTTCTTTCCGTTCAAGATAACTAGGATATTGCGCCAACAAAACAGCCAAATCGTAATTCCATCGCTGGCTCATATCACAGCCCTTTGCTTCTTTCTCGGCAATTATCTTATCTAGTCGGGGTTTCGCTAGAACCCACATATCGTAAAGTTCTAGCGGAGGAATAGAACCTCTATATTTGTAATAATTACCAGAAATTAACTGCGTAAGTTTCGAGTAGAAGCTACCCGGAACAACCGCCGGGGCGTATGTATCTCGAATATGGTCGAAAAGAATCTTTTTCTCTTCCTGTTTGATACGTGCAAGTTCACGATTGTGGTCTTGTTCTCTCTTTTTGGAAAGAAGATCATCGACCTTTTTGTCCGTAGTGTCATTCACTTTGTCAAAAAATGCCCTTAGCAGGTCATCTGTCCAAGGGCGTTTTTGGTTTTTCTTTTCCTCTACAAAGCAATCCTTATGACAAAAGCCCGTCTTGTCGTAGAAAAACGTGCTACGGTCTCGCTCGATGAAAATATTCTTCCCGCAAATCTTGCATTTACGGGTTAGTTCCATTAAGCCAGTTCCTTCTCCATGATTACGGCAACCTTCTTCAGTTCCTCGATGTCAGTCATGGAACGAAATGCGGTAGATAGGCCAGCCGCCTTAACTGCCTTCTGTGCTGCACTCTTCTTTACAGGAGAAGCGGAAGCAATCAGATCGTTCAGCTTTGCCTTAATGTCATCCAGAGAAGGCTCCTTGGATTCGGAGGTGTTCTCTGCAGGAGCATCATCACTGATATCATTGTCATCAAGACCAAGTTCACGAGCACGAAGCTTCATCTCGGTCTTAACTGCATCATTCAGACCATTCTTAATAATGACCTCACGGTTCTTTGCAGAGCGGTCAAGATACTCCTGATACTCAAGCAGAGTCAGGTCTTCGACAACCTCACCGCCATTATGAACACCGGTACGATCCTTATCAAAATAAGCAAAGTTGATAGACTTATCATCGCCGGGATGATACATACGGAACTCGGTGCCGACATTGTACTCCTGACCCTTGAAGCCATCAGGAATCTTGCGGCCAGTAGAAACGCTCACAGAAGAACCATTCACCAGCTTGGTTTCAGTCTCATCCTTCTCACGGCAAATGACGATGTAACTCACACCAGTTGCATTCAGATCCAGAATCAGGGACTGACCCTTAAAGTTCAGTTGCTGATAATCCTTCAGTTCCATACCAGCACCCTCAATCTTCACCGACTTCTCATCGCCGGTCAGACCCTGTGCTGCAGCCTTAACCTTTGCACGCTTCTGCGAGAAATTGGTCAAACCCTGTTTTGTGGTTAGATTAAGAATGGTTGCGGAGTCAACAACAATAGCGTCAGCACGGAAAGGCTTGCCATCTGCATCCAGCCAAACGTTACCATCTTCATCCTCGAAGTCCTCATTATCTGCAACAGTATGGATGAAATCCTGTACCTCTGCGAGAGACTGAGTATAAACGATACGGAGATTCATCGGGTCGAGCCCATTTTCCATCAGTTCCTCACGATAATCATCGATAGAACCAGACTCAGTATCCAGATACAGAACACGGAACGGACGGCCTTCAGGAGTCTTCATGTAGCAGAACTGCATAGCAAATCGAGACTTACCAGTCCCCTGCTCACCATACACGAGCATACGAAGCTTCTTACGAATAGCAGATGCATCACAAACAATAGCCATATATGTAAATTCCTCTCTAAATCTTTTCTTTTATAAGTATCCTGTGTTACTTAGCTAAGACTAAAAATTACACTCCCCAGTCATCCTCTTCCTCATCAGCAGGAGTCGCAGTGGACTTGTTAGAACCACCCCACCAAGAAGTATCGTTCTCAGCTGCCTTGCCATCGAAGTCCTTCTTAGCCTGAGCGTTGGCAGCAATCTTTGCCCGTGCCTCGGAGATATTGTCCTCAGTATAGGTAGGCTCTGCATCCTTATCGCCGGGATTCGGATCAAAGGAATCAGGATTAACACCCTCGATATACAGCTTACGAACTGCCGGAGTGCTCTGACGCTTCATCTTGTTAGGACCACCCCAGATATTCTCAGTCTCAACTTCCTCAACCTTCTGCTGATTAACGATGGGACCAAAACACTCGAAACTAGTATAAGGCTTCAAACGCTTACGAATAGAATCGGCCAGAACCTTATTCTGAGTGTTTGCCTTATAGTCAATGAAGAACTCTGCATCCTCAATAGTGTTGTAATTCACGATCTTTGCATCGACAACTACTTCATCGCCCTCATCACTCTTGCGGCAACCAGTGTAAACAATGGTCTGGGTAAACAGAGCCAGCTCTTCAAAACCCTCTGCATCGAAGTCGATTTCCTTAGAACTCAGAGAAACCTGAGTAGGAACAAAGCGAATCTGGTGCTTGCCGTTGTAAGTGCTGTACTCGATGTTACCACGGACATACACGTTATCACCGTCATGCAGGTTCTCAGAGATCTCCTTGGCTGCATCGAAATCAGTCAGAGTCTTGTTATCATTGATAACCTTACCAGACTCATTCGTCTTCTTGGTAACACCGACCTTAACGCCAATCATATCATAGCCTTCCGGTGCAACATAAGTCAGGCGATCCTTCCAAGCGACTTCTTTCTTGTCCTTCTCGATGCCCTTGTCCTTATCGGCACGGCGGAAGAAGTAAACCTTATCACGAGGCATACCAGCCAGATCAACGTAGAAAGTGTTTTCGTTGGAAGTCTGAACGCCAAAGCTCAGGACACGGCGCATAACACCACTCTTAGTCTCCTTCTCGTTATAGAAGTTGCTACGCTGGGTGCCGGTGACCTTACCAGCCATCTCAAAAGAACCACGGGTCTGAGGAAGATTAAAAATTCTATCTGCCATATCAAGTCTCCTTTATGTAATTTTGTTTCATCTGTAGTCACTTATGTTTCTTTTTATTGTCTCGAATCAATTCATGCACTATTCATTTTATGTATTATCCTCCGTCTGTCTTATTGATGGCTTATATTTCATACGGCACTCGCCGTTAGAAATCGTCCTTTAATGGATTATGTACAAACATTGCACCGAGCACTATTGGGAGCCGTTCTGAACACTCAGGACATAAATCAAAACTCAAAAACGAACCATCAAGTTGGCTACCATAAGAGTATTGATGCTCAAAACTGATTCCCTGCTCGCTACCTATCGGCTTGATTTCACGACCACACCAGTTACATATTTTCTTACATGTGTTCATACGGCATCACCCCATTTTTAATATTCTCTATCACGGAACATCTTAGATTGAGCACGAGTTAATCTGTTGTTCCGGCCATACTTAGGTCTGAATGCGGACTGCAGCTTGTTGTTTGCGTATTCGAGGTCACTTTCAAGAATCCTAGCAGCTTCTTCAATGTAATCTCGAATGGCACAATACTGGTCATTGTTGATACAGTGCGTCTTTAGATAATCAAGCATATCGACGGCCTGATTTTTCAAAAGAAGCGTATCTTCAAGCTGAGTCTTGCGCCGTTGGAAGAAATCTATATTCAACCCTGCACCTCCCCATTCTGCAATCTTTCAAGCGTGGGATGAATCGTTCTCTCCCAATACCTTACAAATCGCCAATCAAGTAATTGTCCGCAACGTGGACAGAAGTTATCAAGATTTGATAGTGTGTAATAACAAACCGGACACTCATAACGTTTATAAACGTCATCGAGAAGAGGCTCTTTGTAATCTGTTCTAAACTCATAAAGTTCAGCTTTTGAAAGAATAATTTCGAGAGCCTTTGTTAAATGCTCACGAGGACACCACTGGCCTCCTTCTTTACCAAGACGAATTTGTTTCTCTACAATTTCCTTCGCTTGGTCAAAAGTCATATTCTCAATCTCTTTTTTCTTTGCGTGCATCCAATCTTTCATAACACACCACTTTCAGCAAATGCATAATTGTGCTTTGCATTCTTATCCATCCACACGCTCCAATCCATTTTATGTTGACACTCTGGACATTTCGGTTCAAGCTTCTCTAGCTTCGTCACACAGAACGGACAGAGATATGTGCTCTTTTCCTTCTGGAAGATAGGACTTGCCGGAAGACTCAAGGAGCCGGAATCAATGATTACATTGATAGGAATTTTGCTGTTCATCGTGTCACCTCTTATTTGAATTAGCCTTTTATGAGATTTCTTTTTCTGGGAAATGCTTCTTGGTTACCGCAACACAAAAGCTATCAATTTCTGACCCCCAAATGGCAGTACCTTCACCATATGTGCTTTGAAATACTAGCGGAAAGCCGCCGATTCCATCGAAGAGACTGCCAAGAGTAGGATTCTCACCGATATACGGTTTCATCTTCTGGAAAATCCAATACCACTGAGGCAATGCAATCGAATTACCGAGTGCCTTATAACGAGGAGAATCAGCTGGTTTGTGCTTTTTACCATTCTCATCAACCCACTCGCCAATATCAGTCCATCCGCTTGGAAAACCCTGCAGTCGTTCACACTCGACAGGAGTCAAACGGCGAACAATCCATTGCAGATTCTTCGTTTCCTTTTCTGCGATCAAGTCAGTAGCATCCTTGTAGTCACGAGATTTCATCGTACTAGCTTGTTCACTTTCCTTGTATTCACCAATGCGTTGCATTGCAAAGGCTTTCTTTTCAGCAACAAGCGGCATATTATTGCCACCAGTTCCCCATTGAGCCGTACAAGCCGGACTTGTGTCGCCCTGTTGAGTGTATCGAGCATCCTGACTGTGACTCTCAAACACCACCGGCGAAATCTTTTGTTTTGAATTATGTAAAGAGGTGTTGTCTGCCAAGCAAATTAACGTTTGATCTTGCAATGTAGAAAGCGTTGCGCTCAATTCAGTTTGAACCAGAGCGCCTTTACCGCCACCTTCACATCCAGAACGGATTTTTAGAGTGTAGGCTGCAGGTTCTGTGCATCGAGTCGAAGTCTCTCGATGGTCTGACTCCAATACTCGTCCAATTCCTTCTCTTCCAGACCTTCTTGTTCCTTCACTTTCTGCACCACCTGTGACAGAGTTCCTGGATTCCACCATTCGATCATATCCAGCAACGCTTGCTTCAGGAGTTCGGGCAAAGGTTTTCCACGCCGGGATGCTCTCACAAGAATCCCCTGACATGCTCGTGCGCTCAAATAGAATTTCTGAGGCACGTTGTCCTCCAAAATCCATGACAAGCGCGATTCTCTGGCGACGCTGGGCGACTCCCCAGTATTTAGCGTCGAACAATCTCCATGCAATAGACCATCCATTACCGGAAATCGCTCCAGATTTTGCCCACTTTCCGTTCTTCCCTGAAGGTCGAGGAATTGAAACGTCTGGCTCGACAATGCGTGCAAATCTTTCCAACACACATCTGAAGTCTTCACCTTTGCTTGAGCTGAAAGCTCCTCTGACATTTTCCCAGATTGCGAATTTTGGATATTCTCCATTAGTGGCCTCCCTCATTTCTGTAATCACACGAATCATTTCAAGGAACAATCCAGAGCGTTCACCAGCCAAACCTTCACGTTTACCGGCCTGACTCAAATCTTGGCATGGACTGCCTCCTGTGATACAGGAAACCGGTTCAATCTGCCACCCATGAAGTTGTGTAATATCTCCGTAATGCTTCAGTTTTCATTCCTCCTTTTCGTATCCTGTATTATATAGCTAAAACTCAGAAAATGAGCGAAAAAATAATAGACGTATCAACGTCATGTTATTTCGTCGCCTATAAAACAAAAGTTCTAGCAGTTTTATGTATACCCTATTGGGCTGGTGGGACAGGAGAGATTTGAACTCCCGACCAAGCGGTTATGAGCCGCCAGCTCTGACCAGCTGAGCTACTATCCCATAAAAACCAGTTAAACAGCTGCAACTATTCAACTGGGCACCTTCCTTATAAAACACTATTGCATCTATATCATATAGACGAGGAAGGAATAACAGCGATGCACATTTCCTATATCTCGCCCCTTTCGGGGTGGTATTTCGCACAGGCGCGGCCGGGACTGACCGCTTAAAATCCCTACCCATACGAAATTGGAGCAGCGAAAGGTAGTCGAAACCTCATCCTCAGCTTGGAAGGCTGATGTACTAACCGTTATACGACCGCTGCATGAAAACCCAGCTTGCAAAGCACTACTGCACCATCACTGGCGAGCTGGGAATAATAGTAAAGGAGATCAACAAACGGTACGCAACCATTCTATGACCGTGGTACGGGTAGAGGGGCACGATCCCTCACGCCTTTCGGCACGGACACCTAAAATCCGCGTGGCTGCCAGTTACACCATACCCGCATATAAATCGAGGATGCAGGGATCGAACCTGCGGTCGTGGAGTCAAATTCCACTGCCTTATCCGCTTGGCTAATCCTCGTAGTGGTCTGAGCGACAAGATTTGAACTTGCGGTCCCCTGTTCCCAAAACAGGTGCGATACCAACTTCGCTACGCCCAGATACAAAATGCGCCCGGCGGGACTTGAACCCGCACGCCATCTCTGGCAGAAGATCTTAAGTCTCCTGTGTCTGCGATTCCACCACGGGCGCATATAAAAGAAAATCAGAAACAGCCAACCATTCGTTTTACATTCTAGTTTTCTGGCGAACCGAAGAGTATTTATCCGATAGCTAGTCGGCTTACACCTTATTTCTCTTCTTGTCTGGCTTGACGTCCTTTACCGGTATGACGTCTTTCCGGTCGCCAATGTACGGCCAATCCCCGAACGAGCTAGAACAACTGATCTTCATGGTAGGGATAATCGGATTTGAACCGATACGTCTTTCGACACTTGAGTTTGAATCAAGCGTGGCTGCCAATTTCACCATATCCCCATATTGCCGGTCTTTCCCGGCTGTCAGCCCCGAGCAGGGCATTTTCGGAGGAAGAAATATCACGATATTTCGTTAATTATTCTAACGAAAATCACGATAAAATGTCTATTTTAACTCAACTCTTCCAGCTTCTTCATCAGCTGGTTAACATCCATATCTTCAAGTTCCTTGTCCTTCTTCTTTGCCACAATCTTCATGATCTTATCGCGCTGCGCCTTCTTTTCGGCAGCATTCACACGAGCCTCAGATTCAGCCAGCTTGACAGATACGATGTACTTGACCAGCTCGATCTTGTTTGCCAGTTCAGTATCCTCGGCGCTCTTAACAGCCAGCAAAGAATCTTCATCTGCAGTTTTCTTCTGACGGTTCAGAGTCTTAAAAATCGCATCCAATGCCTCGACACTCAGATCCCACAGATCCTCAACAGTCATAACGCCCTTGTAAGTAAAGCGATAGCGATTACGTGTTGCGATTTCAAACAGATTCTTTTCCATAATTATTTCTCCTTTCAGATAACTACTTTCAAAACTCGCTCAGTAGCTCCCTGCACCTTGACAATAAAGGAATCATGCTTCGTCTCAGAGAAACCAACGCCGGACAGCTGGTCATCTACCGACTGAACTGCCATCTGAGAACCAAGTGCCTCAAACACACGCTTATGCTGTAGCAGTTCCGCCTTCAGAAATTCGTTGTAGAAACCATTGGGCTTTTCAGGGTTGACACAATCCTTGAGCATGAAGAAGTAGTGACGGTTACCATTACCAGTCTGTTCGTCCCAGTAATTCGGAGAATACATCGCCACAGACACAGGTACGAACTGATTGGAATTCACACCCCAGATTTCGCGGGAAGAAGTAGAACTATTGAGATGTTCCTTAATAGTAAACTGCCCATCCTTCAACACAACAGTAGCAACAGAAACATTCTGAGTCTGACGCAACGGAATATTATAATTGAAAGAATAGATCTGACCATCAAATTCAATCTCTGCGCGGAAGCCGGTTTTGCCGCCACGGTTAGAGAAACAATGAACAAAGAACTCGTATTTGCCCTCCTTCATCTTTTTGATATCAGGCCAAGTAATATTCTCAACAGCGGCCTCATCGCGATCAGGATGAATAATATCTACATCCAGATCGCCACCAGTACTCCAATCTCGTTTGTTGCCAAAATAAATCTCAAAGTAGTTCGGTTCAACACAGTGGGCATCAAGGTCATTTTCATCCCACTCGCCCGGCTTATCGTTCCACTGAATAGAGAAACGCAGCACGCCATCGACTTCGCCGCCAGCATTCTTGACGTTCTCACGGATATCGCTGTCTGCCATATTACCGGTATAAGCCCAGCTGAAGCCATTGGACCACTTGAACATGCTTGGCGCGCTCTTATCCTGCGGCGCAATCAGAGACATCATATTCTTCTCGAAACGATTCTCCATGAACAGCTCCAAACCAGTTGCAGTCGGCAGCACGTCTTTGATAAACTTGTCGATGCCAATTTCCTCTGCACGGTTAAACTTCTTGGGATCAATCGCAACAGTCTTAGCCATTGCTTCAAACGGATTTGTAGCACCAGCAATACGAGTAGCAGCATCACGGTTGCAGAACAGGATATTGTTGGCGGTGATATCGTCCAGAGTAGCAAACCGACGGCCCAGACTGTTCATGTAGCCCAGCTCAGTGACGGTTTTCTGTGCATCCTCCAGCATCTTCTTAGTGAAAATTGCTTTTGGACGCTTATAGTTTGCAGGAGCAACAACTTTCTCAAAGGCAGTAACGGCTGCATCCACGTTCATACCATCACTCAGATTAACCAGCAAAGTACCGATAGCGGTGTTACGGATACGAAGTTGTCCCATATCGCTCCACGCCGGTGCCAGCCAAACATAAGCGGCCTTGTTCTCAGCCGGAGTATTATTGTATTCAATCTTGTTAGTCTTGAATACCTTGACGGCGTTTTCAAACTCCTTGCCGCGATACAGACTATTCTGAGCAATCAGCTCCAGCACAGTATCAACAGCCTCCATGGTTAGCTCTTCCAAAGAACGCTTGTATACGTTTGCGGAATCACGCCACTGAGCCATCTTGGTAGCCACATCATCAGGCCGCACAACGAAACGCTGCGGAATCTTGACTGCGAAATGATCCCAAGTATGCACGTCCTTGTGGTTCTCATCGTACTCGTAGTTCATCTCCGTGCCGAACTTGCCATCAGAGATCATATTGCGGCTGACAAAGTACGGATTCACAATAGTGCGGCTCTTCACATAAGCATCCAGAGCGTCCACAACAGGCTGATACTTGGCAGACTTTGCATCAAAATCCCACACAGTAATCATTTTTCCATCATCAAATGCTACCAGTTTGCCGATATTCTTCACGAAACGTCGGCAGCAGGAACAGTCATACTCACGCCGCTTACGGAACAACTCATTCGTGCCAGCCGGGAAGCTGTCAAGATACAGATTGTACAGTTCATCCTCATCAGCGTCAGTGACAAACAGTGGATTCTCACTCTTCACCATCTCATTGAAGTGGTCCTGCAGCAGCGCACGAAATTTCTTAAAATCAGACATTGTTATCATTCTCCATTCAAATACTATTTTCTGTATCCTGTATTATATAGCTAACGTGTTAAAATGAAGGGGCCGAAGCCCCCTGTTTTTAATTTTCATGGAAATATTCAACCCAACCTTTATATCCTTGCCGGAAACTAAGATAGGCAACTTTACTGCACTTTCTTCCGATAATGTCCGCAAGAGGACCTTTACCATTTCCGAAACTAAGTTCTGCAAGATTAAATTTTGGATGAGTTTTACAGTAGTTATAAACCTTGATATACTCACAATTTCTGGCTAAATATCTTTGATCTAAGGTTTTTGAATGATGCCTTTTTTCGAGGATATCGTTCAACCTCGAAAAATAGACATGAATTGAAATTATAGACGTCTTTGGATCACTGTTTACACCGGGTTTATCCTTCGTTTTGCGTAGGATATAATCGCCATTCATGACATAAAATGTTCTATAACCGCTCTTATTGGGGGCATCATACTGTTTCATCTCGTAACATTGCTTGATAATATCCATTAACCTTGCGTCAACATCAGTCTTATCAAGAACGGTATTAGATTCAAAATCCACATCGTTAATTGTTAGATTAGAAATCTCATCGGAAGTAAGACCAATCCAGTACAAAACAGCAATTACGTTCATACGAATCTGATATGGCTCTTCGTACTTATTTAAGAAGTCAACAAATTCGTCAACCGACGCAAAATAACTGTCATTGTACATATCATCTGCGCTTACATCGCTCTCTGAAAAGTCAGCCAGATCATACATGCTTGTTTCGTTTTCACTTTTGATGTAGCCTGTGATTATTGACTTCACATTTTTAAACGAACGACTCGAATTCACCCAATTATATTTGGCAAACATCTTTACGAAATCATCTTTTGTGAAGTCAAACAACTCATACCCACGCTCGGCCTCGTAATCCATGACGTGACGCATCGTCGATGCAACAAACTCACCGCTTCTATCAGAATACTTTTCGGCAAAAGCTTTGATTTTTTCTTCAGTAAGCATAGTGGCACACTCCTTCTTATTATATGTAGTGTACCATTAAACCTTATAAAAAATCAAGCAAATGCGGCAAAATTCTGAAATTCCATGGTATGTTGTACGCCGCTCAGGAATGCTGCAAGCAAAAACGGTTCATCCTTGCATCTTGCCATTGCGATCATATTCATCTGACGCTCCGACAAGACACCAAGTTTTTTAATGAACTGTCCTTTGTTAAGTGTATCAGTCTCTTCACATAGAACGATACTATCAACCTCTAGGAAATCACAGTCCTCCTTTGAGAGTAGGACATGAACCGGAGAGCGAGAACGCTTGTATATTTTTGAAGACAACGGATTCCCTTTGATTGTGGGACTAAAGAAGTTGCGCTTATTGTTACTCGTCACAACGAACGGTCGAATACCGCGCTGCTGATGACCTGTCGCATTGGATAGATCAACCAACCAAACCTCTCCGACCTTTGGGTCAATATTGTTATCCATAGTCTTTCTCCTCTATAATAGTATAGCTCCGTTCCATAGCTATATTATACAGGATACCTTTACAGAAGTCAAGAGGTTTTTTAAAATATTTTTAGTGCCCGTACAACTCTGGATTCTCTGACACGAACACGCTGGTATTATCGAAAATCATCTCATACGCTTTCTCTTTATCGCCCGGCCTAAGCTCAACTCTTCTTACTTCGTGGCATTCTTGCCGCAGCTCAACACGACTTTCGTTTCCAAAAAATCCAATGCCTTTGACAATCCCATGCGTCTCTACGCCAATGTCGTCCATCTTTTTGCAGATCATGTGAACATCCACACCATTGCAAATAAAACAGACCCACACTCGCTTTTTTCTTATGTACTTCAAAAAGTTCTCAACCTGTATAACTCCCAAAACCTTTTTCTCACTCATCGAAATACCGCCTTCCGATCACATAAACAACTTCCAAGATATATTATACACTTCTTTTTGTTTTCGTCAATATGTACCACACCATTTTGTTGTGCTACTTTATCAAAATTTTAGATGATGCCATTTACTCAGCATCATCCACAACCAGCTTCGCGTCATAATAAAACCTGTGTGCGCCAAATTGTCCAGCAAAGGTTGCTCCGCGCTCGTGCCAACTGCCTGGAGCTGCCGCCGGGGTTACAAACCATTGAATAGGTTTGTCTGAAATCTTAGCGCCGTAATCAAACACCATAGACACAGCCAGTTCGTTCTCTGCCGTCACCTTCCTATTATATAAGGAACTATAACCATACTTCTTAAAGACCTGCTGGATGGTTAGACTATCAAGTACAGCGGAATCATAAAGGCATTGAGCCACAGCCATCTGGCCTTCCAAACTGTCAGCACCTGCTTCACAAGCAACGATCTGCTCCGCAAGAGCACGCTCGTCATCGGTGAGTTCGCGCTTTCCCTGGCTGAAGTTCACAATCCGCGTCTCAACAACAGTCTCTACAATGACTTCTGGCTCTTTTTCCTCTTGCTGCACAATGCTCACTGCCGGAGGACTACTATTATAAAGGTACGAATTGCTCTGCTTCTGAGCCACCGGGCTGACCTTCGATACCAGATTCCCTGCCAGCAAGCACATAATACACACAATAGCAATACTTTGCTTACGATTTATTAACAAATTAGAGTTAATAAAAATCACTTCCTTTCAAAAAATATTGGTTTTATCAAAACTTATCAATTGAATCACCTGCAGGCTCATTTAACCACGTCAACCACTCTTCTCTAGTACATGGATAATCTCCAAGGTTATTCACAACCAGCTCAAGCAGCATTGCAATCCTGAGTTTATCCATTTTCCGAATAACTTGCATTCGATTCAGTCTATTGCCCTTCTCGTCATATTTTATACTATTCATATTACACCTCAACTAAAAATATTGCTTTATAAGCTGCGCAAAAATTCATACAGCTCAATTTCACCTTGCAGCCAAACGACATCTCCGCCAGCCTTCAAATACACCGAATAGACCTTATCAGGATGCTCGAAGATGGATTCTACCTTCTTAGCTGCGTTCCGATCAATAAGTACACTACTCATAGTCTTATTCTCCTTCTTCAAAATGCATACCCACACACATTATTATGCAACGGCGGTTCAATCTCAAATGCCTTGTCGCTCTTGGCATCATATTTGAACCACTTCGTCAACTCTGGCTTAGGGTACAGCCCTTCCTCATACCCTTCAATCACCGCGTAATTGTAGCAATGTTCAAAGACATCGGCCACATTATCAATCACAGACTGGATAGCTTCTTTCAAATCCGTGAAGTATCCAGCGATCCAGCTATCATCCGGCATCCAATAGATGCCTTTTGTATTTGATACCGGCGAGCTGAATTTCGCATTTTGCTCGTTCTTAAACATGTCAATCATTGTCACGGTATAAATCATTTTAAAATCATTCTCATTAAATCTTAATTCTTATCTGTTAAGCAGTTCTTTGATGTAAAGCGTCTCAAAATTTTTCAGATTAGGATATTCGCTTCGAGCCATCTTTTCTGCCTGTTCTTCAACGCTCAAAATACTTTCAACATCATCATCTACATCAACAACATAACACATACATTCGTGGTCGTGCTTATTGTTCCAACCTTCAAAAAGAACAACGAACTTTTTCATAATGTATCTCTCCTTAAATCTTAGTTTTTATCGTTTTGCTTAATTTCTTCTTCAACCACAATGTACGGAATTTTCTCCAAAGATGATCTAAGTAACGCAATCACCGCTCTGCCAGATTTTTCGTCTGCCAGTTTTGATACATCTTTTAGCTTTTTTAAGACATCTTCTCGCTTCACATACTTACCCATTATGATTCTCCTTAAAACTCATCATTTCAAATAATGTGCCGGAGCATCTTTCATAAGAAGTAAAACAATCTGCTCGTATCGTTTATGCGCTTCTTCTGTAATGGCGTATTCCAACACTCTCACATCAGAAAACTGTAGGTTTTCTGCAAGAATTTTGAGCGTTGAAGTTGGCTCTAACACTCCATTCCCATTCTTGAACTTGTAAACACTCTTGCACAACGCAACCAAATCATTGTCACTAACACGGGCGATATAATTGTTCATTTCCCCATAAGTCATAATATTCTCCTTAAATCTCAGCTTTTCTCAGTCTCTTGAATTCTGCATTTTTGCTCCGCATTCAGGACAATATTTATACAAAAGCACCCCTTCAATTTCAAAATCACATTTTTCACAGCGATAAGAGACGATCATTTTCTTTGTTCTGATCCATCTACTAATTTTAAGTTTCGTGTTCAAATCGTCAATAACCGGGATAGAACTTATATCATTTAATTCGTCCGTAAAAATTTGAATGCGTTCTGTATCGCCTCGAATCCGTGCGGTATCAATTTCTTCGGAAAGCTCATCCATCAAAGGTTCAATGTCTACAATTCTCATATCTATCTCTCCTAAACCTTAACTTTTATAAATTCGTTTATTCCATGCTTCAATAAGGTCGGCTTTAATTCTTTCTTTATCCTTTTCGGAGCAATCAAACCAATACTCCCCACTTTCCATAAAAACACGGCAAGTGCATTTGTTTTCTCCGTGCGCTCTCGAAATAAACATCCACTTCTTTGTATCAGTCCCTGTTTCGTCAATGGCAACTTCTCCACCACAGAACGGACATGGTTTCAAATTATCCATTTCGGCCATCCCTTCCCTGTTCCATTACCAGCCGCTCACTCTGATCATCGGCATCGGAAAGCGCTCCTAACAGACCAAATGCGTACACAGCATTCAATACCATAAGTAAAATTATCATAATCCACATTATATTAACCTCACATTCTTTTGGCTTGACCATCTTGTATTGAGGTTGTCTCAAGCATACACCGCACAAAGAGATTATTCAACACAATTATCAAAATTACCAAAATTTTACTAATAATCCTACGTCATCAATAGTTATATCATCGGTCCACACATCCTTTTGTTAAATATCCACAAGAACCCGGATTCTATCAATCTTTGTCCATTGCATTCATTGTATTCCATATCTCAGTCGAAACACTTTCGTTTTCATCAGCCAGACGGTCAACCCAAGCATTTAGCACCTCTCTGTACACCGTCATATTCGGGCAGAAGTAGCTGTTTGTAAATACCGGCATATCATCGTTGCATAGGATTCTCATAACAGCAGCGCACACGGCTGCGGATCTCGACACACCAGCGCCACAATTCACGCAGAACCAATCCGTTTTATCTGCTTCATGATCGTCCAGAACGAATTTCACAATGTTCTTGGCCTGAACTTCAGTAATACAAGTGCCTTCCAAATCAGTAGTACAATCATCAAACTTCAGCGGTAGAAAAGTAATATTGCCCTCACACTTATGAAAATCAATATGATGGCCATTAGCTTCAGTGATCGAGATAAACCGAATCCGTTCAAAATGTGGCTGTCGGATAAAGTCTTCTGCGTCTTCTGCGCTCATCACCGAGAATTTCCATTTTCTTCGATACATAGTAATAATCATTTCGTTTTCCCTCCACAGAATTTAGGTTTTATATGGGTCTACGTCAAAAGCTTCCTTGATACATTCTGCCTTATCCCCATTTAGCACTTCATCGACGATGCTAATAGCAATTTCTAACCCATGCATTTTTCCATGTAGATATATTCTGTCACCATTCTTTTTCATATCGAGAGTAGACTTAATATGCTCTCGTCTAGCGTCAATGTATTCATCATATAATCGATTGTAAATTTCTTCCAGCTCTTTCATATTCATGTCTCCACTTAAAATGCAAACGGATTACTATTCACTGCTATTATCAGTGCCACATTGAAAGTAAACATCATAAACGCGGTCATTCTTTATCACCTCAATTTCTAAATTCAATATCTACAACAATATTCTCAGGCTCTGTCATGTACCTTCGTGCCAGCAACTCTACCATACGTTCCTTGTCCCCAAGATTGCTATTACGCAAAAGATATGAACAAACTTGCCTGCCTCTGTACAAGAACACAGCCCATGCACTTCTTTTCAATGGATATGTGGCCTTAATCATTCCATTGCTTCCTCCAGAGATGTAGTCACATCACCAAAGTCAAAATCCAGAGCACCAATCATATCATCCAGAGCATCCACAGCATCAGACAGATTCGTGCAAGCATTATCTGCCTTATCGTATCGTTCACTTCCCTGCAGGTTCTCCGGCATATTATCACGATACTCTTCTTCTTCCCACTGGATATCCTCAACGTCAGACTTTACACTTTCGACCTCTGCTACAAGCTCATCCAGTTTCTTACGGATGGAATCAAAACGATCAATAGTCTGCTTAATAGCTTTTCTACGAGCGTTATTCATTTTCAAATTTCCTCTCAATCTACGATACCAAGCTTACAAATATTTTTCGGATCAGTGATATAACCAAAGGTCAGTGTGTTTCGCAGATACCCTTTGTACTCAAATCCACGGTCACGAGCCGCCAGACGGCATACATCTCGAATCGCAGATTCTCTCGGCCAAGAGATACCAGCCAGCTGATATTTCCACTGAAGATCTCTCAGCTTCTGCCACTCAATCACAGGTTTCCTTTCATCCTCGAAACACAAACCATTCTGCACAGCATACTTCAGAGCATCACATCGCTTACTCTCTTCCGATGTACAAGTCCCCCATTCATTTTCAAGACGGCGATACGCTCTATCAAACGGTGCTTGCTTTGCTGCATCAATGCCAAATGCCGCTCCAAGCAAACCCAAACCAAGTAACAGTCCCATAATCTAAACCTCCAATTTATTTTTATCAATATCAAACATAAAACCATCATCTGTTTCCTGATAGTTCACTTCATCAAGTGCCTTATCCCGTCGTCTATTCTCTTCCACTATTTTAGCAACATTGGGATGATGCAGATTATACACAAGCTGCTTTGCTTCATCGCCTCGCAAAACGATATCTTCATTCATCGCATTCATCTCCTAAAATCACTCTTTTATTAAAATTCATAAATAATATTTTTAATCAACTGAGTTACCGTGCAAGGGAAAAAAGAACAATCATACGGCAATTTCAAGTGAAAAATCTTTTGTTCTGCATCAGAGCTAGACTCTGCAAAGACGATATAGTCTTTCTTATACACCTTACAACCGTCATCGTATTGACCTGATACTTTGTACCAATTACCCATAAGCTCCTCCTAAAATATTACTTTTAAGCGTCTTTCTTTATCAGCGGACGTCTATGCGTTGCGTTCTTCAGCCAATCACCACCGCTAGGCATCTCCCTACTCACTCTAAGATTACGACCACTCCCTATCGGACAAGCCCGGCGATAATCATCAGCAGTCTTGCAACCAAGAGATTCTGCTTCATCCAAAGCTTTTCGCACATAAGCCCATGTACTACCACCCAGATCCGAACACTTACCAATCACAGCAAGCACAAGTTCGTCACCCATGCGATCAACATATTTTGCTAAAGCCTTTTGACTAGTAGCACCAAGCTTCCCGATATTCTCTCGGAAAACATCTTCGATAGGTTTCGTCGTTGTCGTCTCACAACAAGACGAAGACGATATCTTATCTTTTTCTTTCTCTTTTTCTTTTTCTAGCTTTGTTTTGCTTGCGTTTGCTTCGTTTTGCTTACGCTTGCTTGATGAGCCACCAGCTTTACCAGAAATTCTCTTACCTTCGATGTATTCGGCATCTTTATCCAAATCTCTCTTCACAGCAGGCCACACATACCGCTCATTTCCGTTGAGTTCAGGCTCCGTTCCAGACGATTTATATTTCATCATCGCCAGTACCAGACGCCCCACCTCGGCAGCACTAAGGGGTTCAAAGTAGCTCTCGTAAGTATCCCAGATCTTAATATAAGTATCAGCCATCATACGCCTCAGTCTTCCAAGCTGTGTGTATTCACACCATAAAAAGTCTTCTTATAATATTCTTTTGCCTTATCATCATCAAAACCAACATACCGTAATGTAATATCCTGACTACTATGATTCAACTGACCCTGAATCCAAGACAATGCCTGGTTATCATCCTTATTAAGACACATCTCACGATAACCAAATGTCTTACGACAAGAATGAGATGCAATCTTATAATTAAGACCTAAATCCTTACCAGCATTACGAAGAATACGAGCAAAAGAATCAACATCAATAGGATCACCGGCCTTTTTGGGTTCTGCAATATGAGGAATACCGGTTTTCCCATCCCCACCATTTGTCCTCAACGACTTTTTCCAACTCCCCTGCCGAGACGGAAACATCCAATCGTCATATTCAAGATTCGCAATCCTGATGTACGTTTCAACGATGTCTCTCGCTTCTGGAGTAAGAATGATTTCACGATATTTAGAAGTCTTTTCTTCGACGATGCAAGTTCCTGCGTCCTCAACCACCTCAATTTTTCCATTATAAAGACAGTAAGACATATCAGAAACTTTCAATTTAAGCAAGTCACTAGCACGCAACCCAGTTGCAATACCGACATTAAATAGACACCAATTGCGATATTGCTTTTTATCCCAGAAGTATTCCGAAATCATTTGAACATCATCCAAGCTTCTAATTGGAGAAATATTACGCTTGCGCTTCTGCTTACTTTTTGTAACACCACGTTTTTTAGCCGGAACAGAAGGCTTCGGATTAAAATAGATCAATTTAGATATCTGTTCTTCTTTTCTTTCAACAACTGCACTCATCACATTCACCTCATTGCCTTTCTCTCTGCACGATTCCTTGCAACAAGCTCTCTATTACTTCTGTACCATTTGAGACTCTTCTCGTTGTTTACAACCTTACGACACTCTTCACAGTAAAGCTTTCCGCATTTTGGTCCATACCATGTAATACCACAACGTTTACACGTTATATTTCCATATTTGAGCATAACTCACACCTCGAATTCATTAATCTTCCAGTGATGACGATAATAACTTTCACCACTACAAACAACAGATGCTTCCGCAGCTTCGCACCACGTCTCATCATCGCTCACAGGCTGTAGGTCATCCTTGCTTTCATTGAACAGGAATACCATTTTATCAATTGCTTTGACTCTATCCTTTGTGACCATAATCACATTATCTTCTGCGTAAAAATCGCTAGAATCAATACATTCGTGCAAAATATAGACCTTCATTTTTATGTACCTCAATTCTTTTCAAATAGATCATTACGAACCTTCGGAGTAAACTGACGAGTGCCAAGTTGCTCAATAGCAGTCTCTAGCTTGCCATCTCCCCATTCTCTGGTTTCTGTATTCATAACGATCTCAAGCAAAAGCTTTGCGTCCTTAGCTTCTCTACGCCTCCGGCGAGCTCTTTTGAGTTCTGCCATAAGCTGATAACCTTGTGCTGCATTCACAGTTTTGAACTCAATAGCGTGCTCAAGATCATCAATCTCATCACTTGCAGCAGTCAAATCACCGTACACTTTTGAATACATCTCTTTCAGATTACACATAGTTTTATCTGTGATAACCAAATTCTTTTTAAGTTCCGCCAGCCATTCAGAATCTTCCATGTGAAATGCGTATGTATTTGGCTTTACAGCCGGAGCCGTTATATTTGGACTCTTGCCTGCGATGGTAGCTTCATCCATAGACTTCGGTGCGTAGCGCCCGTTCTTATACCCGGCGGGAAGTTTGTTGATTTCACAAATCGCCAGTCCCTTGGATTCAAACTGTAATGCCAGATTGATATCACAGGTGGCGCAGATTCGACCTCCCTTCCGTTTCATAATGTAGTTGTGACCATTCGATATTACATACATTTACTTATTCTCCTGTTCCTTCATCAGCTGCTTTACAGTCTTCTTAAACAGCGCGAGGCTCTTTTCATTTTCGATAAACACCTTAGTTTTCGGATGAGGTGCCTTACCGTGTGCCTTTTCGTAAGCCACAAACAAATTATTCATTTTCTTATAGCCAATACGCTCATAAATCAGAGTGTAAGTGTGCTTGTACTGCGGCTTATCACCAAGCTTTTCTGCCAGAGGAAGCATAATAGGGAAAAGAATCTTTGCCGTCTCAGTCTGCTTCTTAGGCTTCTCCTCTACAACCGGCTCAGGTTCAACTTCCTTGGCTTCTACATCAATCACAGGAGCAACACAAACATCCACTTCAGGAGCTGCTTCAACAGCCTTAGCTTCAGGCAGAGCTTTCTGATCAGCGGTCTCTTCCTTCTTCTTATTGATTGCTTCAGTATACGAATCTTCAACCAAGGCACCAAAGATGGACTTATACATCGTACTTGCTTCAACCACATCAATCGTAGGAATATGACCAGTGCGACCGGTTCTTGCACAATACTTTCTGCGCTCTTCCTCAATAACGAAGGTATAGACACGATTCATATATTCGTAAATATCACGGAACACATCCTGAACCTTCATTTCATTGATTGCGGCAATCACATTGATACGTTCATACATCTTCTTACGCCAGTCACTCATCACATCCTTACGAGGAGTGAAGTTTCTAGTAGAACGAATCGCATCATCCATCTGCTTGTCCTTAATCTGATGGACACACTGAGATACGCTGCTAATCACATTCAGCGCTTCATTGCTGGTGGCGCGAGCCTCCTCAATCTGTTCACTGAGATCCTTACGGGTGGAATTAAGTTCATTCTGAAGGTTCTTCATACTATCAAACAGAGCGTGAAGTCTTACATCAATGAATTCTTTGCTCAGTGCAGCATCCATCTTAGGAGTAGCCAAAACAGAATCACCACGCATCAGAGATTCCATAATGTCCCAGCAGAAATCCATGAACGCATCTGCTTTCGGCTGACGTGACAGACGGCAGATTTCCATAACACCACGCAAACTGTAAACAATATATTCACGTTCCTTCGTGATTCCGCCCTCAACTTTCCTCAGTTTGAGGAATGTTGAAAGAGGGTCAAGACGATCCGTATTCTTAACATGGATGTTTTGAATTGCCTTATTAGGATTATTGTACTCTAGCGCTGCACCAATCTGTTCACGGGTCATGTAATACTGGTGCTTGTCATTCTGGTACACATCTACATTCAGTGCACCAAAGTGCTTAGAGGTTATTACAGTCATAGGATTATTAGTAGTCATTTGCTTTACTCCTTTATATTTATTAAGAAAAATCTGCAGTCAAATCTTCAAACGACCAGCTCTTATGATTCGTGTACTCATCACTGAACACATCCATCCAAAGATAATTTTCAATATTACCACCACTTTCGTAATTGATACTGGACAGGTTAATTGTTTCGCCATCATTTCTTTTAAGGTAAATCACAATCTCAGGATATGGCTCTGTAATGCCTTCTGCGATAATCTTTCCGATAGGTGTATCAATTGCAAATTGCTTTTCATTCATTTTGTCTTCCCTCCTAGAAGAACTGTTTTATCAAATCTCTACAATTTTCCACCAATCGTATACATCATCAGCATCAATACGAATATCACCTTTTAATCGCAAAACACTAAATTTCTGTTCACCATTTTCATCCTCGTAATATCTACAATAATGATTTACGAGCATATCATCCACTTGTTTATTCATTACGTTTTCCGCCTCAAGAATCGTATTGAAGCCCTTTTTATAAACGACTTCTGGGAGAAATGAATTCTCACCTTTTGCAATATAAGTATTGATAAGTACAAACATTTTACCCTCACAATCTATTCGTTAAGCCATTTCTTTTTCCATGTATTTCAAAGCATTAGCAAGATATCTGAACTCCTTGCTCTTGTGCATTCCATCGAACCACTGAGCAACATACCAGTTTCCAACGTTATCACAACGACACTTCAATTTGCCAAACCGGAATTCAGGTCGTATCGTTGGCATCTTACTCAGCTTATTCCACAGTTTTAGAGCCTCTTCTCTATTCATTGGAAATGATATCCAAGGTTCGTGACCATCTGTGAACTCAAGTTTTAAAACCATATTTTCACCTCAAAACTGATACTTCCAGAACAACTTTGCATTGCCGGTAATGGTCTGCAAAAAACCAATGTATTCGTCAAAGGAGCACACGCCATTCATTTTCAGCTTGCGTACTCCCACAGCTCGTGCAGCAATCTTCGGATCATAAACAACAGCGTCAATAAATGCACTGTCAATCATCTTCTGCTCAAAATCCTTAATCTCATTGATATTCATACTCATATTTACTCCTCACACAAATTTTCAATCTTACGGGTCACTTTAAATCCTTGCCAAGTCCAACTCATATCTTTATTACCGACCAACGCAACCATTCCTTCTGGGTCAAATGCGATCTGAAAATCCTGATAATCAGAATAAGTTGCCATACACTCCTCTGCATCTCTTTTTATGAAATCCTTCGCCGCCTTTTCACTCTTAAAAAACTCCGGCTCAAATGCTGCGCCGTCAACACTGCATTCAATAACGCACCAAATATCATCACACAGTTCCATTTTTAATTCTCCTTACTCAAAATCCCACCATGCGTTAATAGACGTATTCGGAACATAAACCTCAAGCATATGATGGCCGTCACGTATCCATTCAGGTTCATAGCCTTCATCTCGCAGTTCTTTCATCAGACTCTCAAAATCATTATTAACAGACTCTACCGCATTTTCCATTGTTTTGTACTCTGCACTGTAAGGACCATTGCACATCGTATCGTCATAAACAACAACCACTGCTTTATTTTTCATATCTAAAACCTCAACAACAATCAGCTACAATTTTCTCAAGCATATCCATAAGTTCTTTGAACGTTTTACATTTCATTTTTACATTAAAAATCGAGCAATAAATAACCTTTGCGTTATCACTAGGACATTCACTCTCGCCGTTATTGTACATTCTTATTAAGTCATATGCACTTGTTGTGATTGCACTCTTTTCTCCGTCCTCCTCAACAAGCAAAATACAACTTTCCCGAAGATAAATCCTATTAAAAGTCCACATTTTTAAAACCTCGATTCTATTTAGATTTTTACACTTCCTGCCTTTTCATCAAGAATAGATTGAAACGTATAAAGCAATCCTTCAGCCGTACATTTCTGTGCAATCATATTCGCAGATTTTTCACTGTGGTTGCAACAATATTCGCTATAAAAATGCAATGCGTTAATAACCGTCTGTTTCTCAAATTTTGTCATATTCATTCTCCTTTATGTTATTCTATTAAAGATTATCAATAAGAGAATTGATTGAGTATTCGATTGCATCTTCAGAATTAACCCTTTGAGTGTCAAGAACGTAAACCAGCTCTCCATCGTCTGCCCATCTTATTTCAAGCATAACAACGTAACCAAGCTCATCTTCATCATACGAAACATCAAGCTCATATTCATAAAAACCATCAATGGTGTATGTTTTGATTCTGGTGTCGAAGTTATCAGGTTTCTGACCAACACCAGCCCACATTGACGGGTTCATTGTACTGACGAAATCCTTTGCAATTTCTCGTGCTGTCATATTCATTCTCCTTTATATTATTATCTTATCTTCACTAAGCGTTTCGGTTTCATACGTTGTATAGACAAGCTCTGTCGGCTTGCTGTAACACGTTTTCATCCAGTTAAGCTCTGCATCACGTAGCTCTTTTGTGGGGTAGATTTCATGCCCTCTATATGTATCGCCGTACATAAAGTGTCTGACAGAGTATTCAAGATGATAGAACATTAGATAGCACCATCCTCGTAACGAATTGGGAGAACCCATCATCGGTACAATACTCGTAAACAAGATCATTCCAAAACTCTTCCGGTGTGCTTGCATCGACCTTATCACCAAGACGGTAACGAGGATGGAAACAAGCCATCACGGAATCGTGGTCGTCCCACCAACGAGGGTTATTGTCTGCAACGTCGTCGTGCTGAATATGCAAGCAATACAGGTTATCGCCGTAAGTCCATTTTATGATTTCATTATCGTAGCAATACAGTTTTTCCATATCTAAAATCTCCCTTTTATCAATCTTTTTAATGCACAAAAATCGTAATCATACCTTCTTCATCTGCCGTAAAAAACGATACTTCGTATCGACTGGCTTCTGAAATTGAAATCTGGTCTCGCTTACAATAATCCTTGATTTTTTGCTCCTTGTAGTCATCCCAAAGAGCTACGCTTGTACCATCAGTGATCAAAGAAAGAAACGTAAGTAAATTCATATTCCATCACCTCTTATGCGCTAGCCTTTTCTTCAAATGTGTACCAATCAGCCCAAATCTTATCGACCTCTCCATTCTTAAAACCGTTCTTGTAATCAGTGAACTCAACATAATAGTTACTTGTCCACTCATTCAGAGCGTGCTCATAGATAGCTGCAACACCACGCTTTGTTTCAACAACGAAACTATCGACTAAGACACCTTCAACGTAAGCACCAGTGTATTGTGCTTTATTCTGGTGCATCCAACGGCCAAGAGCACCTGCATTAAGATAAAATCGTGTCATAACTCATTCTCCTTTACTCTGCAGATAAAAGTGCGTATGCCAATTCTTTAAGCATATCTCGAATCTTATATGCGTCTTCAGCAATTACCCAAACAGAATCTGGGATACCATTCTCACCACGATTTGCAATTAGTTCAGCTGCGTGACTATCGACATCGAAATTCTCATATTCGCTCATCGCACTGCCGGGAATGTCATTTGTGTTTAATGTGAGAATAATATTCTCACCAGCCGGAGACCAACTTTCGATATCAATTGTTTTTAAATCTTCGCCAACAATCCCCCATTCAAGAGATTCCAGAATATCTTTATACTTAGATTCGATTTTCATAGTTCATTCTCCTTTACTCTTACTCTGCCAAAATCATAGCAAGAACCGGTTCACCAGAATCTTTCAACTGAAGTTCCAGAATATCGCCACCGTTGGCATCCACAATTTCACATTTGCTTAGATAATCCTGAAGAAAGAACATCTGACATTCCTGCCAGAAGATTTCCTTCGGATCTTCATTCTCACCTACGAACACATTCTTGTGATGAAAAGATTCATTCCAAACCCAACCTTCACCATCATGAAACGCATGAACTTCTCTTAAATCCCACATAGTTAATCCTTCCAAAAGTTGAGTTTCTTTTTGATTGTCATCTCAATTTCGTCTTTATCACCGTCAGATAGAATCTTATTATCGTACTCGGAATAGCAAAACATAACGCTACGGCCATTATATTTATACATAACCATTGCTGTTTTTAATTGTTTATCACGAAAAAAGGTTGCGCACCCAATTCCATATTTTTTAGAATATTCATTTTCAACTAAATCCCACATTTTATCACTCCTCTGCATCTTTTACCGTAACACAATCAATATCCGTTGGATTTGGATTATCTGGTTCGATTTCACCGGCAACAAATCTATCTTTCGCAATTTCATAAGCATCATCTTTGTTGTCTGCTTCAACAAACGTTGTATAAGTAACGCTTGTTTCAACAGTAACGTAATAGCCGTTCATTTTACACACTCCCAACATTCTTAAATCCATAAAGGCTATAACCTTTATATTTGAAATACCGCATCGCTTTGTTAATCTGTGTAGAACTTGCTGTCGAATGGCTTTTTAGGTATGTATTCTTATATTCGCACAGCTTCTTATACTCGTCACTTTCACGATGGGCTTTTAGTTTCTCACAATGATCGTGGCAACCGGGATAACGCTCCGGTGCCACACAATAACGGCAAGGATCAGTCATCGTTATCATCCTTTCTTCCAATAGCGTCAAACATCTCTGTGATACGGGCTACCCAAACATCATTTTCTGATACATTGCAATCAAATTTGTCCTCGAATCGTTCTGCTAACTCATCAGCAAAGTCCATAATCTCATCGTGAGAATAACCGTATTCTTCCTCAATCCAATCAGCATTGCCATCAAGCTGATTTTCTGCATCTTCAATACGATACTGATGCTCTTTGTAACGGTACGCTGCTTCAATCTGTTCAGGTGTCATTTTCCAAGACTTACCATTCCAGCTTGTTACGACAATCTTATTTTCACTATTCATATTGCAAACTCCTTTTCTCTTGTAAACTTAATCACCAACGCATTCACGTTTGCCGCTTCCATCGTTGACTGCTTTGCATCTTCGTGATTGCCAGCTCTAAGGAATGAAACACTCTGATCCATCAGCTTGCGCCGATAAGAAGAAAGAGCTGCGAGAATAATATTCTTTTCAATGTTGGTCATGTTCTTTTTCCTCCTGCTCACGTTCCTTGTGAAATTTTCGCACTTCTTCCCAAAAATCAAACGGACTAGAATTGTGATGAACAAGCTCCATGTATTCTTTTCTACTGTTAAGATGGTTTATGTTAGTATCCATTTCTATCACCTCAATTTTCATCGCTCAGGTTCTGGCAAAAACTTAAATAAAAATCAATGTCGAAATCCTCCACAGTGCCATCAGGAGAAAAATCATAGAGCACATCTGCAACCGCTTCGTGTTTATAAAGAGCATCTACAATCTCGTCACGGAATGCCGTAACCCAGTTTTTTGTTACATTGAATTTTCTGGTGATCTCGTAAATATAGATGATCCAATTACCTTCTGTGGTGCTTCTTGTTCCACTTTCGACCATCCAGTCAGAAATACTGTTAATCATCCAATCGGTAACTTGTTTTACAGTTTCGCTAGTATACATTTTCTATTACCTCAATCAAAACTGAACCACTTCATGTTTTGCCTTTTCCAGCATCTCTTTCTCTTGTTCTTCAAGACGCTCAACCTCGCACAAAACATCACGAATGCCAAAGATAATCAAATCACGATCTCGTTCACGTTCTGCTCTATGTACTGGATTGTTTTTACAAGATCCTTCGCACAAGTTATTTTCTCTTGCAATCAAATTATCAATCGCATACTTCAAAACACGCTTATCTTTTTCAGTCATATTTATCACCTCAATCATTGTAAAATATCTGTTTTATTCATCTTCCCAAAGTCCATCGGCTTCCATCTGCTCGTATTCGCTTGATGGATGTGCCCAATCACAACCGCCATAGAAAATTTCTTTTGCTTTCTTTTTATCCCCATTACAGATTTCGATGAAATCATTCGCTGTATAAAGACACATATAGACATTAGCAATTTCATCCATTGTCAAAGAACGGTCATACGGAATCTCGTTCAATTCCAAATCAGGAATGTAAATTACTTTGTTGTAATCAATCAAATCTTCCGGGAAGTCATCTGCCTTAAAGATTGTGCATTCCTGACCGTCTCGCAGCTTGAAAATTTCATCAAGGTGTTTACCATCCTTGAGCGCATAATAAATTCTGGTTTTCGTAAGCAACTTTTCTGACATAATCTCACCTCATAAAAGCATGATTTTAATCTTCATAATAATCTTCTTCCGCTTCGATATCATCTAAGATATTCTTTAAAGAAGACTGTAAACCAAACTCATAAAGGAGCTCCTTCAACTCTCCAATCGTATCAAACTCACCCAGTTTCTTCTTGGAATCATCAGGATCAAGCAAAACAATAGAATCGTATCGCTCTGACCTACAAACCTGTACACCGCAACCATCATCAACAGTGCGAATGTCATACAAGGTGAAACGTTTCATACAGAACACTCCTTTTAATGTTTAGATATAAAAAGCATCATAAAGATCTTCGGGCTTATCATTCGGCATCCATACTTTTGCATTATCATTAAGGAAGTAACCGCAACCAAAAAATCCAGCAGGAGAATCACAAAGATTCTGTTCACCATCTTTAACACCAGCTTGATAAACAACATAGATAAACTCAGCAAGCTCATGCTTATCCATTCGCTTAATGCGGTCGTACATTGTTTCCATATCAATCGCTCCTTTTTATATTCTCATGCTTTCGCATTCTGGTAGCGGTTATGTCTGCCCTAGTACCGCTAATCACCTAGCATCTGCTGCTCACACCACCCAGACTTGACTTCTTATGTACTCCTCAATATCTGCTGGGTATCCATTGCGCTGAATGTACTGACACAGAACACGTTGAACATCACGGTTGTCACCGTAGTCCATTGCCAACGAGATATCTTCACCGTGAGTTTCAACACCAAGGCGTTCATACTTTCTGACTTCAAGATAGAAGTCGTATGCACTGTAATGCTTTCCGTCCCGGCGATAGAGAATACTATCAATAATCACTCTTCATCCTCCTAATTTTCAATATAAGCCATACACTTCGCAGTGCCTAATATGCTGTTGCAACGTCATTGGTTTGTAGACGTTCTTAGAGTTAGGATTTGGGCGATACCAATGAATGATTTTTCCATCATTCAAAAAATAGCAAGTAACAATACTACCATTACATAATGCTTTAATAGGTTTTACACCAGCCGGAAGTTCAGACAATTTCAAGAAATATTTTTCTTCTTTAAACTCATGGCTCAAAGAAAATCTCGCGATTCCATTTTCCATTCCAAGATAGCAAGTTCTGAATCCAATTGTTTTTTCGAAGAAATGCAGTTGCTCCAATGAATCAAATTCAGCAAAATACCACTGCCAATTTTTATGTATTATAATTTTTGTACGGTGTCTTTCATTGATATTTTTTGCAACAGTCATATAATTCCTGTTCCAATAAAACTCATTCTTCATTTTCAATCATTCCCTCATCAATCATATTTTTGTAGAAGTCATTGTCCAAGATTTGCTCTCCACACCAATTCACAAATAATCTTGCAACGTCCTCGCCAGACATTTTAACCAGCGTGTTCCACATCTTTTTTTGTACATCAGTCATCGCTTAACCCCTCCAAATAGATCTCTTTGTGTCAAAAATACCCTCTGACGTATCGCCATTACTTTCGGTGTAGAAGTAAATCATATCTGCACCGTCAACTCTTTCGATATGGAAATACTTTGCATTTTTGACAATTTCTTTTTCGCGCCACCCAGCAGTATTCAAAAGATTACTTTTACTGATGAATGTAAATGTTGCAACAATCTTTTCGTCACCTGCGCCATTGATTGTCGTTATTACAGTAGGCACAGCTCCTGCCGGTGTTCTATTCCATTCAGCTTCACAAGAAGCATGAGGACCAAAGAAATCATTATCAAAGAACGGAATTGCTGTGATGTAGTTTGTATAAAACGTAGGCGAAATCACTTCTTCCTTTGTTTCTTCCGGTACAAGAACCATCTCACCAAAATCATTTTTCTTATAACGAACCTCGCTCATAAGAATCAGGCAGCTATCACTTGTGTAGTGAAAAATCTCGTAATCATAGTTATTGCGTTTCATACTCACATCTCCTTATTCTCTGTTTTTACTTGCTAACTCGATTATCTTATTGATATTGTTTTCAAGTAAAAATTCCATATCTTGCATATGAATCGAAAGAATTTCTTTCAGTTCTTTCTTTACAGCCTGTTCTGTAATTTTGGGACAGTTGCAATGCACTGTCAGGATCAGATCTTCAAACGTAATACCATCCAGAAGATTGTCACTTACAACCATATCGTCACCAAGCTTCCAATTCTGCTCCATTTTATAGCCCTCCTCTCGTATCCTGTGTTATATAGCTATATGGTAAAAATAAAAGCCCTATGACGGACTGCCTTTTCTAGCTACATAATACAGGATACCATTGCTTTTGTCAAGCACTAAAATGTAGATTTTATTAACGTCACATTTTAATGCGTTGATACGTTGTTTATTTGTAAGCATTTTGTGAACATCAATCAACATTCACTTCATCAGGCCGTGCCCACAAGACATCCTCGATGATGTCATCATGAATGGTTTTTGTTCCATTGTTGTTCATGATCATGGTCACTTTCTGACCATCTGCCGGAAACTCTTCCATGCTTGCATAAGAATACAGCCATTCCTCGCCGTTCTCATCGATAACATGGATAGTCTTGATTCCGTTGCGAAACACTTCGGTTTCATCCACATAACCGGCCAGAACATAACGATTCTGCAAACGAGTTTTCATATGCTCTGCCGCATTTGCAGTCATACAGTTTGCCAGAATGGAAACACCAGCCACAACAGTAGCCAGGATGACGGACAGCTTATTCTGAGTAAGTTTCATTTTTTGTACTCTCCTTTTCTTATCAATGACCCCAACGACACACAACCACGCCGTTGATCCAGATAGAAACGTTTGCACCCTGCCGATACCACTCGACAGCCTCACGATGAATGTTGGTGATAACACCGGTCTCATCATTCATGAACCATTGACCCTTTTTCATCTTGTGTTCTCCTTTACAAAAATACTGATTTTAGACAAACAGCTTCTTGCCAAAGCAATTCGGGATCTTTTCAAGCGGAAAAACAGGCTTGTGAAACGTGCGCCAGTTGTTGATATAATCCCAAGCATCTTCTTCCGTGTAGCAAATCTGATGACCGTCATAGATTGTTCCGTAATACATCACCGCATCACCACCAATGCGGCGAATACGGTCGAAATTCTTTACTTTGCATACACGCCACATTGCTCTGCCGTGACAGTCCCAGCCTTCATTGTAAGGAATATACAGCGCATCAAGACCTTTGAAGATTTCATTACGTTCACCAGTCCATTCCATGCAAACATCTCCTTTTCTAAAACATATCTTTTATTCTGACGGCATTCCAAAGACTTCAATGTAAGCCTTCTTGACTGCCGTTGTGATATGCGAATCATGTACGTTATATTTATCGTACCACCCACAAATCGTACCAGAAGTGTACACATACCTGAGTAAATCCCATGCAATCCGGGTCAACAGGTCATTGTGCTCATGCTCTGCAATGACGCTTTTAACATATTTCTGCCAAGCGTCTGCGTTAGTCGTTTTCACATACTGAAAACGACTAACAATATCAGGATAAACAGGATTGAGTTTCATTTTTGCCATGTTCATTCTCCTTTACCAAAGATTCTTGCAAAGACCCAAAACACCCTTTTCGCGGGGCAAGCGTCTGAGTGCATCACGGTGCGGACAGTCGATATTCTCACAATACCGGCAATTCGCGTTTTCTTTCTCCTGCTCTGCAAAGAAATTCTTTGCACTTTTCAGGTCACAAAAATAATGACCCTGATCCCATGTGTAGGAATCCGGGTCAAAATGTCACGCCACAATGTAGGGCTGATAGTGATTCTTCTTGTAAAACAACGCCGTATAAGCATTGCCTACTTCAAGAATATCAATATCTTCTCTGTTCATTAGTTCAACCACCCTTTCCATTCTGCCACACCCATAGCGATGGCACCCAGAACGAAAAACCACATCATAGGTGCAATACAACCTGCCTGATATGCGGTGTAACCAAAGAGCATCAAGAGACTTTTCATTGTTAACATCCTTTCTTTTGCATATAAAAAGAGCCTTGTAAGAATTAACTTACAAGACTCTTCTTGACGGAAACACTCTTATCGTTATGCGGCAATATGCACAGCCAAAATCGCATCCGACAACATTGCACGGGCATCAATCCCGTACACACCAGACACGGAATCCAGAGATTCCTCCGTCCATTCGTTATCCACCATAGCATCGTTCATGGTGCCATAACAGCCGCCCCATCTGCGACTGTCTGAACTGTCGATAGTCCAACCGATTCTGCTGCCAAAATCGCCGCAAGACATATCATCCACTGTGACGGTAAGATACTCACCGTTTTCGAGAGCAACAAGGATACCACCGGACGGTTGAGAGTATCCACCTCCGTTGTTTGCCGTATCGGGGTTTGTGTATGGGTTAGTTTCGCAACCCCAAAAACTAATCATTCTTGCATCCATGATGATTCTTCTCCTTTCTTTAAGGGTTTTCTTCCCTTATTATACCACAGCCCACACTACAATCATAGTTAAGGCTATAATAATATTTTCATACTGTTTGCGCTTCTTTCGTTATGCCCAGCACTTGGCAGGGCTTTCATAGTGGACGCTCGCCTCTTCAAGGGCTTCAGCGTAGATCGCCGCCAGTTCTTTGTCGCCAAACATTATGGCAACATCAAGAGCCGACTCAATAGCCAAAATTGCCATGGTAGAACTCCTCTTTTATATGATTTTCTGATGTGTTTTCATTGTACTCATCATTGAATATTCTAAATATTATTTGCATAAATATTCATTTTATGGCATAAAAATAACGCCTTGCATGATTTTGCAAGACGTTTCGTTGCGTGTGTTATAGGGTTAGTCTGCAATCTTAGGTTTTCCATTCTCATCAATGATGAGATTTCCATAAGTGTACGCTTCTGCACAGGCTTTCAAAACGGCGTTTTTCGTCGTTCCATTCAGCTCTGTTTTTGCTGTGAACGCATCAAAGAGATCAGGGGTAATCTGTACACCAACATTCTTTTTCTTACTCTTATCACGTTCGTATTCCTTGTGATAATCACGTTCTGCCATAATTGCACCGCCTTTTCTTGATGGTACAATTATATCATTCTGACGAATTGCTGTCAAACTCAAAGTCATCACCTTGCTTTCTTGCCAGATTTCACAGGGAACACGTCATTCAAAGGACGCATATCTCTGTTATCGAAATCACGGGCACAGCATCCAGTGCCGTCCATGTAGTACGACATTCTTTCATCCATGCGGAAGCTATGATTATTCATCAAGACTTCTTTGCCGTAGATCCAGCCGGAAACTGTGATGTATTCACTAGAGCCAAATACAACACACTGAGAACGCTTTTTCTGAGTCGGTTTGCCCGCCTCATTATAGCGGTCATCAAGACGTTTCTTGCTCTTATGATAGCGCAAAGAGCCCTCTGCATTAGCTTGTGACGCTCTGAGAAAAGCTGTTTCGCTCTGCTGCTGTTTTGCCTTTTCCATTACAAGACGCTTTTCTTTCTTACTCTGCTGATAGGCATTCCAGTCATAAAGGGAAACACTTCTTGCGTGATATGCTTCTTTAATGAAGCTAACAATCTTGCAAGGATGGATAGAAACCCATCCCATAGACGTTTTGATGAACATAGGCATAAAACCTGTTTTCATTGCGATAAACGGACGACTGACAAACACAACGCCGTTAAATGTGCCGTAAAGATCAAGCTCTTTGACTTCTGTGCCGTTATAGATGATAGAGTGCCCAGAAGTGTTCTGACGCACTTCTCCCATCGTATTCTGATAGGATTTCAAGATATTTCACCTCTTTCTTAGAATCCTGTTTCGGCTCATGCCATCATCAGGGGACGGACTTCTACCGCCCGACAGGGACAGACTTTTACCCGGTCTGTCAGCGGTGACTAACTCAAGCGGCAACTTTATTAGAACTTGCCTTGAAAGCCTTATCTGCTTCCTCAAAAGTCTTGCGTGCTTCTTCAAGTTTGATATTCCAAGAGCTGATAGTGTTCTTGATAGTATCAACAACGGCTTTCTTTTCGTCATAGACGGTCTGAGCGGACAGCATAGCCTTATTATGCTTCTCTTTGGTGGTATCCTTAATAGTGTTATCGCTTGCGTCTTTCTCACACTGAACCTTGCACTTGTCAAGTTCTTTCTGAGCATCATTAAGGGCATTCTGAGCGTTGGAGAATTGAGAATTTGCCTTTGCCAAACGTGCCTTACAACGCTTCTCAGCAAGGTTATAATCCCGCTGATAATCCTCAAGGTAGACGGTCTGAGCTGCTACCGCTTCAAGCATAGGCTCAAGAGCCTTGACGAACTTGTTGATAGGAAGGTTGCTAGGGTTATAATCGCCGTCCATGTTAGGAAGGTATGCTTCCGCCATAGACAAAATCTTTCCACCCAGATCGGACGCTTCCGCCATCTTGAACGTATCGCCAAAGACGATGGTTGCAAGCTCATTCAGGCACTCATAGAAGTTATCGGTGTAGACCTTAATAATAGCCGCACTTTCTCCCTTGCTCTTGCTCTTGTTAAGATTGCAAGCCGTATTGTAGACGTACTGGACAGCCTTGCCGTATGCGTTGTACTCTTTTTCGTCCATGAGAAGGTACTCAGGCACTTTTTTAGGGTATGCCTTGAGCATGTTCAGACCGTTCTTGACGGTGTAGGAAATGAGCATCTTGCCATTGCTTGCATAGCCTTTTTTCTCAGAGCTTGCACGGCAAGATTTACGAATGGACAGACAGACGTTAGACAGGTTAGACATAGTATTATCTCCTTTGTTGTGTTATACTTATTGTGTATTGACGTGACGGCTTTTGCCGGATAGACTTACTTGAGAATGTCCTCAACAAGAGCTGTTGCAAGAAGTGAACAACCGCCGTAGACGGTTAGAACAACCGCATATCCCATGTATGCCAACCCGCAAAAGCTAACCAGCATACCAGCTGTAATGAGAATGAAACCGATAGTAAAAAGAGCTACAAAAAGAACGGCTTTGAGCTTTTCTTTGAACACTTGAATACACCTCTTCTCTGTTTGGTGTTCTGGTACAGTACGCTTTTAATACAAGGTGCATACTGTTGACCATCCTTGCTGATCCTCTTAGGTATAGTTCACCTAGGGACCAGTGAAAGACTTGCGTCTAAAACATCTTGTTTGCCAATATGCGCTTTTGGTTGTGCGTTTCCGCCCCTACCGCGATTTTTCAAGGTACAGTTTTTGTGTGACTTGTCGCACCGTACCAACAAAACCCGAAAGTTTTGCCGATATAGTAGACTTCTGATCTTGACTTTTGTTGCATGATTTTTCTTGTAATTAAACAAGAGTTAAACCAAACAGGCTAAAATCAGAAGTCTTGACTTGTCAATGTGCTGTTGGGTTTTGGGTTTTGCTTTTGGGCTGTTGCCCTTGAGCTTGACTGTATTGTATCACGCTTTAAGCGTTTTGTCAAGCCCTATTTTTTGAACCGCTCAAGCGGTAAAACGTCAAAAATCAGAAACTGGAATTTTCCGGTTTTCCAGAACCATCATGTTTTCCGGTGTTCGGCGTGTTTCGCTTGAATTGGCCTTATTTTAACGCTTTAAGCGTGATTTGTCAATACGCTTTAAGCGTATATGTTGCATACGCAACAAATGGATTTTTGTGTACCTATTAGAGTCCCGGATGGGTGCGTGCGCGTGCGCGATATGGAATAATAATATTATTACAATATAGGCGGAATAGAGTAGGTGTAAAGTATTTTTACTTTACTTTATGTTGCCTGTGCAACATTTGATATCATTTTGATATCGAACAATTCATACTATGTTGCTATGAATTAAATCAGATATCCTAGCATAGTGCTAGGAATTATATGCCTGTTGATATCCTAGTAAAACGCTATGGATTGAATCTGCACCAAAAAATTCCTAGTACTTTGCTAGGAATTAGTGTCGTATTTTGAGCATTTCCAGCACTCAAGCCGTGGGGTGCACTTTTCATTTTTTGGACGTTCCCGGCAGCAGACCGAGATCCCAGTACATCTTTATTATTCATAATCACCAATTATCAATTTGTTGTATTCCATATTGCTATACAATTTGCACAATAATCTCCACAAAAATTACTTTCTTTCCAATTCCTATCAAACCTTTCTAATCTACATCTTATTTCCCATTCTGGCACTCCATCACACTCTCTACCTACTCCCCTTCCCAGGTATACTTTTCCCTGCCAAAACTATCCCAAAATACACCCCTATACCCTCTCTTACATATACCCACAAATCACTCACTTTCCCCTCTAAAATACCTAAAAATGGCTTAAAATCGATATTTTTCAATCGGTAGCTTATTCGGTAACTAGCTAGAATTTAACGTATTTACGTTATATTTTAGCTAGTTTTTCTTTTTATTTGTACCTTTTTATCACTTATTTTGTTCCTTTTTGATCCAATAAAAGCCGAAAAGTCTAGGTTTCATGCGGGTTTTCCCGATGTGTACTATAAATGTACCGAAAATGACCATTCTTCGGAGCATAAAGTGCCTATTTGTACCAATCTGTACTCCCCTATCACCATAAATGGATTGATTTGGCATCTGAGTAGCACTCTCAGAAACTCCAAAGACCTACAAGGAGCATGATTGTAGCCTCTGGCAGCTTACACAGAACATATAAAGCATACAAAGCATCTGGATGTCCTTCATAGAGAACAATACCTCCCAAAAACATACCTTATTATAATAGGCGCTAGAAATATTAGTATCCTGTATTAGATAGCTATTGAATTTTTGGCAATCTCATGGTATAATGAGTGTAGATAGCTATACAATACAGGATACTGAAAATGAGTTAGCAGGAGGATGGCTGTGATGGATATTTATAGCAGTCTTCCAGACAGGGCGTGGAGAGGGATCTCGCGTCTGAGGACGCTCGTAGGTTTACTCAAATTGAATCTATGCCGCTTGCGCGCCATAGCTTCAAGTCGAGTAAACCATTAAGAGATATTTTGTAAGAAGAGTTGTGGGCGATAGAACCTTACAGAATTCAAAGTACAACTAATTTTTTAGAAAAGAAAAGTTTGTCCATAACTTTTCCTAATTCTATTCCTTATTTATATATGAAAGTTATGGACAAACTACTGGTAATATTTGGCAATTTAGATTGGAGGCTTTATGAGGAAGATACATACTGTGACAAAAGAGAACGCGCGAAAGCTTCAAGATGGAGACTCGTTTAAGAATTTCGGGGCGCTCTTCCGAGCCTTAACAAATTCATCTGAAAATGATAAGCCTGTTGGAGGAAATAGTAAGATTCAGTTTCTGGCTGATCTTGATAGGTTTGTTGAATTTAAGAAAGATGGGTACGTCTATACCATTATAAGTATCCGTCCAGATTCAGAAATAAAACCACCACGACCAGCACCTGGGACCAGCAAGTACACACTGATGCTTGAAAATATGATTGCATATCAGCTGATTCAAGAATGCAATATGCACGATGAGGACAAGATTGAACTTTTCTGGAATCCTTATGACATATTTTTCTCTTGCGGTATGACGAATGAAAGCTTTAGAGACTATAGTAGACAGTTTCACGATATAGACTCTGATATGGAAATAAAAGCAAAGCTTTTCAAGTACAATGCAAAAGCAGCAATGGAAGGATACGTAAAATCCGCGTTTAAGGCGATGGCTCGAAATAAAGAAATCATATGGAAGGTTGAGCCAGTGGTATTTTTTAGGCGGTCTCCTCGTGAGCTTCATTTACCAACAAAAGAAGAATATACAAGATATTTAAAAATGACCACCAGAATCATTGAAAGCTTTCAAAATGGAAAGGGTCAACAATGCGAGAGTGAACGTGAAATATTTTTCAACGGAAGAAGCGAAGAGTATTACAGAAAATTACGAAAGGAAATATTCAAGGAATTCGGATACGACAATGCTTATCCAATGTATCATATCATCACAGAAACGTCCTCTCTCCATAGAGCAATGAAACGTATCGAAAAAATCTCGCCGTCAGAAGAATACATAAAGGTAAACAATGCTATGTGTGATGGTGTCTTCAAGTTAAAAAGTCTTCGTTGCGGTCGTATGATGAGTGAGTTGAATCCAAATTTTGAGAACACAATTTGGGGTGAACAACCAGAATTTTTATATGACATAAAGATTCTTGATGATGATAATTTAATCCGCAATTTTATAGAAGAGACCATGAGAGTAAATATTGATATTTGGGACGACGATGATGTTCCAAATGCAACGTTTGAAACAAATTGTGAAAGAAAGTGTGACGACAATGAATTTTGATAACCCATACTGGATTGATTTAAAGGTGACTTACGAGTGCTACCAAGAAGCTGGGCGCTTGCCGGAGTTCCATAAGAAACATGTTTGTACGAAGTGCCGGTACGAGATTCCATGCTTTACGACTTGTGACGAGGTGCGATGCAAGTGCCGAGAATTCAAGCCTAAGACTGTGCGAAAGGCTGACAAGTATTTACATATCAATGACTTCATGAACGATGTGGCCGCATTTGAGGCTACTAGAAATATTTAAGGAGAATTACATAAATGGATGAGAAGTATTTACCATTTGGTTTTGGGCCAGAAGAAAAAGTTTCTATTTCAACTATTGCTTTTCAGTATGGTTGGAGCGCCGCACGATTAAACAGCTTTCTTTACAAGTATGATGTGATCTATTTTAGTGACGAGCATAAAACATGGCTTGTAACAGACCAGTATAAAGATAGCGGATACACTGAATCTTCATTGTTTACTAGCAAAACAGGATATTATTCTCAAGAGTATCTTGTCTGGACACAAGAAGGGCAAAAGTTTATTTATCAAATGTTAAAAGATAAGTTAACACTTCTTCCTGAAATTAAAATGCTCGATGAAGAAGATCCGTCTGACGGTTGTTTAACGGCAGAAGAACTTGCTGAAGTTCTCATCCAAAATGAGATTTATATAAACGAGGCATCCATTGGTAGGCTTACTCCAAATAGTAGTAATGTATTTTCAGTTCTACGGCACAAAGGTTATTTAATGAAAAAGGGCAGCATGTTGTATAACACTCCTTGTAAGAAATATCAAGATTCTGGGCTATTTAAAGTATTCAAGAAACGAGAGCCGATTTATCGATATTATCAAGATGAACCGGTTGGCGACAAGCTGGTGTATGTCACAAAGATTACCCAAGGAGGCAAGGATTTCTTCATTGAATATTTCAAACATTTGATGAAGAAAGGATGCGCTATTATATAAAAGAATAAGAGTCCATGTGGCTCTTGTTTGAAATATAAATACATATTAAAAGAGAGAATACACATGAATGAAAAGGATATTTGTGAAAAAGCTTCGGAGCTACTAAATCTTGAACTCTCAAAACTGCTTAGTGGAAAGTATTTTGTTAAGCAAATCGCAACAGAACTTGACCGTCGGTATAATATTTACGATAAATATGGTCATATTTTGATTGAGTCTCCTATTGTATTGTATTCTTGCACAATTAAAAATAATAAAACTGGCGATGTAAGTCATGTTGATGGAGAACTCGCAAAACGAATCTATGATAAATATATTGATTGTATGAATTTGGTTAAAGAAGGAGATTAAGAGATGCGAGTGCAAATTGGTAAATACATTATAAAGAACTGCGACGAGCGGAATCTCGTTATCGTTGAGCAGCGGCCAGCTGGTAAGAATCCAAAGACTGGTGAAATGGGCACTGGCGTAAAGGAGGTTACGGTCGGCTATTACCCGAACCTTGAATGGGCTTTACATAAGATTAAAGATTTGAATATTTCCGAGAGTGATGCTGACACCGTGGATGTTTTGCTGGCAGAGCTTGAACAGATTGATGAGACGATCCGCCGGGTGGCTGAGGAGGTCAAGTGATGGATAAGTTTGTAAATGCAACACGATTGATTGGCGTCCTCGATAGTGCCCTCGCTCGTCCTAGGGTCAGAGGTAATGCAAAGTCTATTGGTGGTATGTGGTGCGATATGGCAATGCAATACACAAAGAGCATTCTTGAAAAAGAAATGTCTGCTGGCGGTGAGTTCCGTCGAGTGGTTCATGCTCATTGGATTGAACATGAGGCGGATTTTGGAGAATCACTGTATTGTGAGTGTTCCAGTTGTCATAATTCTACTGGAATTGACCGTACACTGTTCTGCGGTGCCTGTGGTGCTATTATGGACGAGCAGACGATTACAGTTAAAGACTATTGAGGGTGATGAACGATGCGAACTTACGAGGATGCTAACGCAGAGATTAAGCAGCTTGTGCGTGACATGAATAGCAATAGCCTGACGCACAGCGAGTATGAGGCTGCTGATGATATGCTGGATGAGCTCTACCAGGAGCGTGAACGACTTTGGCTCAAGGCTATGGAAGATGGCGAGATCTGCTATCTGTAAAAGCCTAATTTTATATTTTTCTTTATAGCTATGCAATACAGGATACGTTTTAGAAGAATACGGAGGTGACTGCCGAATGGCAAAGCAGCAAACTTGCCAGAAGTTTGTTTTTAAGATCCATACGAAGCGCCTGGTTGAAGCAAAATGGGATTTAACCCTACCATTGGATGAAGCCAGACGAAACCACGAAATTATCTCACTGGCTGATAGCACTGTTCTACGATGGATTGATGAGTTGAATGGTGTTACGGATGCAGAGGCTAAGGCACGGAGCATCAAGCGTAGAATTAAGATGTTGCGGAATGAGCCATCTTGCTTAGAGAACCGCCGGGAGATTCGTAGATTATACACTGAGCTGGACGCAGTTCAGTTCAAGCCGGATTATATGTGTTTGGTAGTTGATAAGAAGAATGATTACCGCCGGGCATGTTCTCCAAATGGGTTTAAAATTAATGGAATCACGTATCGTCGTCTGGTTGGAACCACTGGTGGCGTTAAGAATAGTACGATTGTGTTTGTGAGTGACCGTCTTGTTGACGAGATCCGCAAGCGAATCGATAATGGCCGTAACAAGGGTATGGAATTTGTGCCTGCAAAGTTAGAGGCTTATAGAGCCCTTGCTTGCTCTGCTTCTATTCCGGTCACTGACCCTGATGGTGTACTTGTTATAGATGATTGCTACACGCGCTTTAAAGACCATATTGTTGTTCTGGACGATGGAGTGTCTGGAGAACCTACGATAGTTGAAGATAAGGAACACGATTGCGAGCTGTGTGCGAATGATGGGTTTGGACTTATTAGTTATGATCTTGCACAACAGTGGAGTGAGGATTTGAAGTTGCCATCTACTGCGTCTGGTTTCTGTGTGCGGAATGCGTTCTGTAAAGGCATGTTATTTCCCTTCCCTTTCCGTGAATTCGCTAAAAAGGTAGCGAAACAGAATATGTTAAAGGACGCATGGGGAGATTATCGCGACATCAATAGAATTCAGGTCGTTCTTAGCACCTCTATGCTAAAGCTCTGGGATAGTTACCATAGTTGTGAGGACTATCTTGAAAACTGTAGAGAGAACCACTATCACTTCTCTGTAACCAAGACTTGTGAGTTGGAGCTTGATGAAGAGCGCAATCTGAATTATCAGTTTATCCAAAGTTATCAGCTTACGAACGATGAGATTCATGAACTTGTGAAACCAACCTTAGACGAGATCAAGGGCGTTATGGGCGGTGATTGGCGTGATGCGTTGCTGTATTTGCGTGGTAGTGGAATGCGTGATGACCCGAATTACATAAACAGTCTGGAAAACGACTATATTAAGGCTCTTATGATTGAGCCGGAAATGATTAACGACCCTTATGTGCAGAATCGGATTCGATACTTTATTAAAAAGCGAATCTCTCAGGCAAAAACGGGAGTTGTAAAGGTACGAGGGAATTTTCAAGTTGCGAGTGGCGATCCATATGCGCTTTGCCAGTCTATGTTTCGGATGGAGGTAACCGGACTATTGAAGGCCGGTGAGGTTTACAGTCGTTTTTGGAATGATAGAGACGTCAAGAGGGTTGCTTGTTTTAGAGCTCCTATGAGTCAGATGGCAAATATTCGGTGCATGAATTTGAATGTATCTGATGATTGCCAATACTGGTATCGCTATATGAAGTCCGTGTTTATCACCAATGCGTGGGATAATATGTGTGCAGCACTTAACGGTGAAGATTTCGATGCCGACCTTACATTTTCTACAGACAATAGAGTTCTCATTGATAAATGGGTAAATGAGCCTGTCGTTCTTTGTGTCCAGCGCAAATGCGAGAAAAAAATTCCGACCGAAAAGGATTTTATTGAATCTAATATCGGCGGATTTGGAGATAATATTGGACGTACAACAAACCGAATTACAACGATGTTTGATGTGCGAAGTAAATTTGAGCAAGGTAGTAAAGAATACGATGAACTTACGTATCGCATTATCTGCGGACAGCTTTATCAACAGAACGCGATCGACAAAATAAAGGGCGTAGCTACGACAGATATGCCGCAATACTGGTATGACAATAAAGCTTGCGTCGTTAAAGACGATGATAATCCTGATACTATCGAGGATAAGAAGTTCTGGAGTAGTATTTGCGCATGGCGTAAGCCGTACTTTATGAGCTACATCTACCCTGCCCAGATGCGTGATTACAAGCAGTATGTGGCCGCAGCTCGCAAGCGCATCAAGTGGGATGGGTTTGCCGGTCTGGATGAGATTATGCAAAAGACCGTCAAGGACGATGTGGATGAAATGGTTATCCAGTATTACCTTTATCGGATGCCGGTCGGAATCAATTCTTGTACCATGAACCGCTTGTGCTGGACTGTTGAGGACGAGCTGGAAGATTTTGAAGAAGGACTCAAGATAAAGCGCAAGTTTGATTACGACTCGCTCAAGTCTGGCGTTGAGTACACCAATTCTCAATACTATGGTATCCGCTCTATTTTTAAGGATTACTTGAGGTTTGCTCGTGGTAACGCAATCCATTCTGGCAACGGAAATAATAATAAAGAAACCGGTGCAGACCGCAAGGAGCGCATTGCGCTGTATCAGGAAAGTATGTTCCGCAATCTTCATGACAAGTGCTCTAATGACGATGTGCTTTGCGACATCATGCTTGATCTTTGTAAGAAGAATGCATCCAGTATTGCAATAGTCTGGGAACTATTCCACGATACTTTGATTAAACGCTTATTGAAACGCAATAACGGTATGGTGCATTCTCTTGTGCAGGATGAGAATGGCGATATTGAATATGATGGTAAGCGTTTCAAGGATGTGTTGGTTGACATGAATAGCAAGGAGGATGCGGATGATTGTATTGAATGAAGTTCTTTACGCTGAAGAGTGGCTAGAGAAAGATGTGCCTTGGAAGAAAGCTGGTCATGTTTTGCATTATGTTGCAAAGTACTATTTCTATAAGGGATACTCAAAGGACGACGTAAGAGAAAAGCTCAACGAATATATGTTGCGTCATTTTGAAGGGTACAACAAGGTTCTGGATAGAGAACTTGTTGATAAAGCGATCGCTTCTGCTAAAGGTCGTCCTATGGTGGAACTAGATGGTGTATGCATTACAAAGGCTGAGATAGAGAAGATTCAAGCACTTGAAGGCAAGCAGATGCAACGCCTGATGTTCACGATGCTGTGTTTGGCAAAATACCATATTGCCGTTAATGAAAAGTGCAACTACTGGATTACGGAAGATACGGCTGACATCTTCAGAATGGCAAATGTATCCGTGAATGAGAAAAAACAGAACGAGATGATCTGTGAGTTACATAATCTTGGCTTTATTGGGTTTGCCAGCTTGAAAAAGATTGACAACTTGAATATTCATGTTTTGATTGCGGAGCCGGATTCTCCTCATGAGATTTTCGTGGACGATTTTGAGAATGCTGGCTTTCTGTGGAGCCAGTATTGTGGAAAAGAATACATCAAGTGTGATTGTTGCGGAAAGATGGTTGCTCGCACAGGACGCAGACAAAAATACTGCCGTAAGTGCGCTAAAAACGTAAACATTGAGAAAACCGCACAAAATAGAAAAATGTTTGATTTATGAAATGCTGAAAAGCGCGATATTTTAACGTAGATACGTTATAATTTTACATATATAGAGTAAAACACAGTGCGGAAAGTTATGGTAGGGAGAGAGCGAGGACGCTTGTTTTCTTCCTACCTATTTTATTTTGAAAGGGTGTTTTACCTAATGATTGAAATCACTAAGTCCGAAGCGAAGGCTGTACGAAAGGTCTTCCCTCATGCTTGCATTGCAAAGACCCGTCACAAGCGGTATCTGGAAGAGTCTGCTCGATATCTTGAGTTGCTTCCTTTTAATATTGCCGCTGTCGAGATGCTGAAGCAGATGCAGCGTAACGCACGTTACTAATTTTTGAAAGAACGAGGTATAGACTATTGGACTTTGAACTTCAACTGCCAGAAGAGATCACTAACCTGATGAATGGTGGTGGTCTCCCTTCTCCTGAGATGATGAACTTCTATGTCGATGAGAAGGATCGCATCTTCTTTATCGACTTTGAGATTGACCAGTCTCTGATTGAAATTGAGCGCAAGATTCTGCAGTACAACCGTATTGATAAGAATACTCCTGTTGAGCAGCGTAAGCCTATTAAGCTGTTTATTTACAGCTATGGTGGCGAGCTGGACGCAATGTTTAGCTTTATTGATGTTGTTGCACTGAGTAAGACTCATGTTTGGACGATCAACGCAGGTATCGCAATGAGTGCTGCTCTTGTGATGCTGTTGTCTGGTCAGAAGCGCTTTGCTCTGCCTCATTCTACTGCGCTGATTCACAGTGGCTCCGGCGGTGCGCAGGGTACTTTTGAGCAGTCTAAGATGGCTATGGACTACTATGAGAAGCAGGTTGTGAAGATGCGTGAGTATATTATGGCTCACTCTACTATTGACAAGAAGACCATGACTAAGAATAAGGCTAAGGATTGGTATCTGGATGCTAATGAGCAGGTCAACTTTGGTATCGTAGATAAGATTTGCGATGATGTGGATGAGTTCAACTAAGGGAGAGTAAATATATGGCTAAGAGAAAGATTCCCACTGAGATTCCCATGGAGAAGATTACTGATCCTGATCAGTATGGTTTTTACGGCATTTCTTTGGACCCTGAACAGCGTGTGTTTCGTGATGCAATTTGGAATCCAAACATTGATGTTGTGATCTGCAACGCTGCTGCCGGTTCCGGCAAGACGCTTATTGCGACTGCGACTGCAAATCTGCTTGTTCAGGCTGGCTATTTTGATAAACTGACTTACGTCGTGTCTAGTTATGGCGAGAAGCGTCAAGGCTATCTTCCTGGATCTATTACGGAAAAATCGGAAGTTTTCTTTGAACCTTTTTATCAGGCTCTGATTAAATGCAACGTTGACCCTAATAAGGTTATCAACGACGAGTCTATGGTGAATCAGAAGAATGGCACTGGTTATATTTCTTGTCTAACTCATACTTTCCTTCGTGGCACGAACCTGAGTGGTATTATTTTGTTGGACGAGAGCCAGAATTATACTCCTAAAGAGTTACAGAAGACTATTTCTCGTTGCGATGGTAGTGATGGCGAAAAGGTAAAGTTGATTATTATTGGTCATGATTTACAGTGTGATCTTGATAAACCTTCTGACTCTGGCTTTATGCGTTGTCTCCAGCATTTTGCGAAGCATGACCGCGTAGCCGTATGTCAGTTGACTACGAACCACCGTGGATGGATTAGCCAGTGGGCTGACGAAATGGACGTGAGTTAATGTCTAAAATTATTACAAATGAAATATTCCAGGCTGATGCAAAACAGAAAAATTCAAAAGTGACAGTTCTTGGAACGTACACAAAGATGCGAGATTCTATTTTGGTGCGTTGCAACAGATGTGGAAAAGAGTATTTCACTCCAGCGCAAAGTGTTCTTAGTGGAAAAGGATGCAGATTTTGTGCTGCAAAAGACTTAGCAAGAACTAGGAAGAACAAATTGAAGTATGATGATGTAAAAACTGCGTTTGAAAAACGAGGATACACGTTACTTACAGGAGAGTCTGATTCATATTATCGAGTTCGTTATTTGTGTCCTATTCATGGCGAAATGGAAATGCTTTGGAACAATTTCTCTCGCGGAGCTGGATGCCGTAAGTGTGCAACTGAAGAAGTTGCTAAACGTCAGTATGCGGATTTCGATATGATTTCTGAAGAGTTCAAGAAGCGTGGGTACACATTGCTTTCAACTAAGGACGAATATCACGGAGCTTTCGAGAAACTTAGATATCTTTGTCCTATTCATGGTGAGCAACAGACTGATTGGAGTAATTTTCGAGCTGGCAAGGGATGCCCAGAATGTGCAGTTCATCAAAATGACAGTAGAGTCGCTATCGGTCTAAAAGAATACTGTAAAAAAATGTATCCTGATACCATCACGGAATATAAAGTAGTTAAGAATCCCGAAACCGACCGCTATATGCCGTATGATATTTATATTCCATCGGAAAATATTTTTTGTGAAGTTATGGGGCAACAGCACTATAAGAGAATTCCATATTTTCAGAGGAATGATAACGACTTTGAGAAGCAATTTGAGCGAGATAATATTAAAGAAAAATACGCTGATAAGCATGGTCGGTATATCGAAATTGATTTACGTCATATAAAAACTGTTGATGAAGCAATTGAGCAGTTTGAAAGTTTGCATAATAGCTGGATTAGTAAATGGGCAGCAATGTTAGATTTCTAATACAGAAATAAAATATAAGGGAGAATAAAATTATGGTTGCTAAGAAGAGTGTTGTTTTTAAGAACGCTATTATTGATACTGCAGAGGGCACTATCACCGAGATCACCAAGGACGGTGAAAATGTCTTCAATTTGAAGGAGGCTCTGGCAAAGTGGGATGGCATTGAGGGTGTCACCATCAATATTTCCACTTCTGATGAGCTGCTGGGCGACCCGGCTTGATGCCAATGGGTTGCTATAATAAACGGCCAGAAGAAACGAGCGATGACTTCTTTGTAAGAATCGGGAATGCTGTTCTGGCTAGAGAGTTGACTTGGGATGGCGCATCTAAAGTGCTCAATGATGAATTGGGTAGGAATTTTGGTGAGTGCGCATATCGCAAGCGTTTTAAGGCATTCCGTGCTGGTATGCAGTATCAGGAGTCCTTATCTAATAGAGATGTGGGAACCTGCATTCTGTCTATTTCCGACCTACATATTCCATTCCAGAAGCCTATTGAGACTTTTAGTGAGTACGCTGGAAAGATTGATATCCTTCAGGTAAACGGAGATCTGGTAGATGCGCAGGCCATTTCTCGTTTTAATAAAGTGTATCGTAAGAGTCCAATGGAGGAAATTCTGATTGCACGTCAGTATATGATTGACCTGATTGAGATGCTTCAGCCTAAGAAGGTTGTTGTCAATTATGGTAATCATGACTTACGCTTCCAGAATTATCTTGCTAAGAATCTTGACACCGACTTGCTTGAACTGATGCCAAAGACATCTTTAGAGCTTATTTTTGTTGATGGTTTCAACCATTACAACAAGGAGCTTCATACCAAGGTTCATTACGACCCTTTAATTGATGTTTTCAAGGACAGTGGTATTGAGATCGTTTATAACGATACTTGGTTTAGTTTTGTTGGTGAAACAATTTTTGTGCATCCACTTGCTTACTCTAGTGGTATGTTGAAAACGGCAGAAAAGGCATATCGGTATTTCAAGGATAATGATTATTTCTTTGACAATATCGTGATGGCACACACTCATAAAACAGGTCACTATGATATCGGTAATTCTGTAATTTATGAGCAGGGCTGTTGTTGTGAAACGTCAAAAATGGATTACGCAGATGGAAAATTAACCCCATCTCAACGAGAATGGTTTATTTTGGTCTATCAGGATAAATTCGGAAGGCTGAATGAAGATAAAACACGCATCGTGCGTTTGAATTAAAAGCGGTGACACCCTACCAATAAGTGGGTAATTAAAAAAGAAGTACGACAGCAAGGTCTGCTTTGGGACATCATTTGTTGTCTCCTTTTCTATGCCCGTAGGCTAGTGTCTACGGGTTTTATGTGCCAGTGTAGTTCAGTTGATAGAACGCGGGTTTTGTACTCCCGATATCGCAGGTTTAAGTCCTGTCATTGGCTCCATGCCACTTTAATTCAGTAGATAGAATAATGTGTTCGTACCACATATGTCGTAGGTTTGATTCCTACAGGTGGCTCCAAGCTGTGCGGTCAATAGTTGCTACCGCCTAGACCAACTCAATCTACGGATGGTTGGATGCAAAGTAGTTCTGTAGAACAAAATGATAAGCTATTCGTGTTTCGCTACGTTAATGCGAAGGTTTAAAAGTCTAAAACAAGCGTTTTATCAACACGAGAACAATTCAACTAGCTCGGATGGCTTGATGGATGCTTGTTTTATATGGCTCTATAGCTCAGTTGGTTAGAGCACGGGATACTGATCAACCCGATAGGTCGAGGGTTCGAGTCCTTCCATCTCCATGACTATATTGCTATTCCCTACTCTTCGAAAACAAGAAGCAGCAATATATGGAAAGTGGGGCTATTATGCTGCTGTAGCGTAGTCTGGTCTAACGCAGTGGTCTTGAAAACCACCAATGGTTAAACCCATTCATCCGTCCAAATCGGATCAGCAGCGCCATATATCTCATATACAGGTTGCAAACTGCATGTGAGATTGTCCGTGGAGCGTACTCTCGATACGCTCCTTTTATTTTTGTTATTCGAGAGGTAATAAAATGAGTGTTAAAATTGCTTCTTTTAGTCTTATTTATAAAGAAGATTACAACGAATTAAATTATGATGATTTATACAACGTTCTAATTCAGCTTCAAAATGAATCAGCAAAAATTGCAAATAGAGCAGTCCAAATCTATTGGGAAAATTCTAATTATTGTCGTCAAGTAAAATCAATGACGGGGAGATTTCCGACAAAAGATGAATTGCTAAAGCACTACGGCTGTTCTGAGCAAAATTATGTATACCGTTTGTTAACTAAAGAGTTCTACAAAAATAGCACTGGAAATATATCAACGATCATTCAGTTTGTTGGAAAGCGGTATAAGAGATATTATCCAGATTATCTCTCTGGCAAACGTTCAATCGAATCATACAAATCTTCATTTCCGATTTATTTATGCAAGAATAATATTAGAGTATTTAAGGAAGATGGAAAATATTATATAAAGCTTGGTCTTATTTCAGCGTTGTATAAATCGGAATTAAGTATTCATTCTGGCTCTGTTATTTTTGAGTTAGGATTTGGAAAGTCAAGTAGTTATAAGACGTTGTTGGACAACATAATAAATCAATTGTTTTCATTAACGTCAAGTAAAATTATATTTTTAAAAAAGAAGATCATTATTCAATTAGGGTACAACACAAATTCAAATATTATATTGGACAATTCAAGCTGTAGAGTTATGGGAATTGATATTGGTGTGGCAAAGCCTTTTGTTTATGCCTTTAATGATATCACAGATTTCAATTTTGTTGATGGAAATGAAATCAAAAATTTTCAAAAACAAATGCTTTCAAGAAGACAGTCTCTCGGTCGCCAAACGAAGAATTGTGCTGACAGTAAAATTGGGCATGGAATTCATAAAAGGATTGAAGGTATCGAAAAGCTCGGTCAAAAAGAATCAAATTTTCGCAATCGTATCAATCATCAATATAGTCGAATGATTGTGGATGCAGCCATTAAATACAAATGTACTACAATTCAAATCGAAGATTTGTCTGGAATATCTTCGGAGAATAAGTTTTTGAACAGTTGGCCTTACTATGATCTCCAATCAAAAATAGAATACAAAGCTAAAGAATGTGGCATTGATGTTGTGAAGATCAACCCAAAGTTTACGTCTCAAAGATGTAGTAAATGTGGTTATATTTCAAAAGAAAATCGGAAGACACAGGCTGGTTTTAAATGTAAAAACTGTGGCTTTGAAGAAAATGCTGATTTGAATGCGGCAAGGAATATTGCTATTCCAAAAATCGATAGCATTATTCAGGAATCCTTACGAGCTACGACATGATTTGTATTATGTCGTAATTATACTGGGTGAACCATAGCGCCCTAAATCGAGATAGTGCATATAATTCGTCGTATTGCATGACGTAATGTTCACTCTCGGTAAGGTTAGTTTTATACATAGTAGTCCGTATAAAGATTTGTTATTCAAATTATGGGAAACCTACCTTTTATTTATTTGCGCCTATAATTCCAAGGTAGAAGTCAGGTTTTAGAAACCTGTATGTGCTGTTTCGAAAACAGCTGGGCGTGCCAAGGTCAACTGAATTAAATTGTAATGGCAGATAAAGAATTGTCTTTGTAGAAACAGAACGATTATAACGTGACGTTTCGAGTTATCGGTTTCAGTTCACGATGCATAGTGTAGCAAGCCGACTATATAACGCGGGTGACAGCGCCGGTGTGCTGGCTTGGCCCATAATCCAGTATAGAGTGGATCGTCACCACTACCTGCACCCAGCATCTCCCCTTTTGCAAGCCTGCCGTCAGTTTTCTACTCCCTCTGGCGGTAGGTTTATTTTGATTATTATGCCGGTTCGCTGGCAGGGCGAGGTATGTTACCGACATAAATGTCGTGAACATAGTAAGCTCACATAGATGATTAGTCTCTCACTCGCTTACTTGCAGTGCGTACCATGTGAGAGACGCTTTTTAAGAACAGAACCTATTAAGCCTCTCAACGATGCGTATCATGATAGGTCTTTTATAGAAGGAAACACTCTCGGCCTCTGTTATACAAGCGCATTAGAGAGTGTCTTTTGTTGCCGTAGGATGTGCGCACGTTCTACGGCTTTTATTTTGATTTTGAATGGAGGTGTTTGTTTGCCTAGAAAGAAAAAGGTTGTTGAAGATGGCGTTATTCTTGAGGGAACCGAAAACAAAAAGACATTCAAATGCCTGCGTTGTGGTAAAGAATATGATATCGCTATGGGGCATTTTTACCGAATAACATATTCTCCATTGTTTAAAGCAAACGACGGATATGCTCCCATCTGTAAAGAATGCGTTAATGAAATGTTTGATGATTTTTCAAGACGCTTTGGAAGCGATAGAACTGCTTGTATGCTAATGTGCCATGTTCTGGACGTTCCTTTTTATAATAGTCTTTACGATTCTGTTGTGAGTAATTCTGGAACATGTAGGCCAGGAACCTACAACCGTCTCGTGGTGAATATGAAGAACTTTCAGTTCCAGACGTTTACCAACACTCTTGTAAATGGCGAGCTAAATAAAAACGCTCTTGATTTACAAGAAGAGAAAGAACAGAAGTGGTCTAAACCTGAGATTCAGGCGAAAGACGATTGTATTTCTGTTATTGGTTATGACCCATTTGATGGTTACAACGAAGGCGATCGTCGCTATTTATTTAGTGAACTCATCAAGTATTTTGAGGATGGTATTGAGGATGACCCGTTCAAGTTATCCCAGATTGTTCAAGTCGTGAACAATAACAATCAGATTCGACAAATCGACTTGCAGATTGCCCGCTTAAACCCGATGAACTCGGCTGAGGCAATCAAGAGCCTTAATGATATTAAGGTTAAGTTGGTTTCTAATAACGATAAAATTGCCAAGGAAAACGAGATTTCTGTCAAGAACCGTTCCAACAAGGATGCCGGACGCAACACACTCACCTTCTTGATGAAGGATATGCGTGAAAAAGATATTGCTGGTGCAGAAGCAAACTTCTACGACCAGTTACGGTCTCCGGGCACTCAATGGGCGGCAGATATGAGTGTTAAGGCGATCAAAGAAAATGCTTTCTTTGACGAAAATGACCTGCAGGAAATTTTCGATACACAAAGAGAACTGATTGATAAGTTCCAGAAAGAAAGTGATGACGCCAAGGAAAAATACAGGCTGTCTCTTATTGAGAATCAGCGGCTCAAGGAGTTGTTGGAAGATGCCGGTATTGATGCAAGCGTAAAAGATACGGATGGTGATGCCGTATGAGAATGAAGCAAAGAGCGCCTATTATCACAGCCGTAAAACGTAAGATTTATGAGTGTGATGCGGCAACGATTGCATTCTATCGACGGAATCCTGTTATTGCTGCTAGAGATTTGTTGGGTATCCAACTATTCGATGCACAGGCATACATGCTGGAACAAAGCTGGAATGCAAGTCATGTTCTTTGGGCGTGTAGTCGAAACTTTGGCAAGTCTTTTGTAGGTTCTGTTTTCATTATCCTAAAGGCAATATTATATGAGAACCAGTCTATTTACATTGTAAGTAATGTTGGTGATCAGGCAAAAGAGACATTTAATAAGATCGAGGAAATTGTTACTCGTGTTGGTAAGACGGCTGCGTCTATCCGCAGTCTGCAAGATATTGCAGAGAAAGAAACGAAAAAGTCTGCAACCAACAAAAGTGGTTTTAGTCATAATCCCGCCGGGTATGTTGTTGAGTTCTATAACGGTAGTTCTATTAACACTTTGAACTCTAACCCAGATGGTGTGCGTGGTAAGCGAGCCAGTCTTATTTTTTTTGATGAGGCGGCATTCTGCTCAGACGAACTGATTGTTGTCTGTGAAGCTTTTGCAACACAGAATACGGATTTCGTCACTGACACTGACACTGACTATAATCCCGAAATGCAGCCTCGTCAGGTTCCTACTCAGCTAGTTTATGCTTCAAGTCAGGACACGATGGACAAGCTTTTTTATAAATATTACAAGCAATTTGCAAAGCGCATGATTGCAGGAGATCGAGATTATTTTGTTTGTGATATGATTTGTGACGTTGCAATCAAAGTTTATATGAAGGGTAAGCCATATAAAGCACTATTGACGCAAGACAAGGTAGATGCAGCTCTAAAGTCAAATAAAATGAAGGCGTTGCGTGAATATTATAATCGCCCAAGCCGTGACGGTGGCGTAAACCAGATCATCAAATGGGGTACGGTTCGTCGCAATGAGCGAAAGTATATCCCACAGCTTTATTGGGATAAGAACTATCAGTATATTCTTGCGTTTGATCCTGCCCGCACAATGGATAATTCTATTGTTGGCGTTATGCGTATTTATAACGATCCAGAAAATGGCATGTGTGGTGACATTATAAATTGCGTGAACATGGTTGACCTTGCGAATGAGAAAAAATTCAAGCTCGATTCTAATCGTCAGCTTGAGCAGTTGCATGAGTTGATTCTACATTACAATGGTCAAAATCCTGATTACGAATACATTGATAGATTGATGATTGACCAAGGCGCTGGCGGCGGTGGTACTTCCACATATGCGGATGGTTTGCTTAACAATTGGACTGATAAAACAGGCGCAGAACATCGTGGTTTTATCGACGCAAATCATGAATTATATGAAGGATATGATGCCCGTTACCCAGATGCTGTTGACAAGCTACGTCTAATTAGTCCTCGTAAATTCCGTACTGCAATGGTTGAGGAATTTATTGAACTGATGAATCTTGGTGTCATTCACTTCCCTCTTGAATATAATGGCGGAGATTACGTTCAGGTAGTAGATGGTGTGGACAAATCAACTGGTCAAGAAATTTTGAAGACGCATGAACTCTCCTTAGAGGAACAGACTGCGTGGGTTAATATCGACTTGATGAAGAACGAGATTACAAGTATTCAGAAAACGACAAACTCTGAAAATACGACCGTAACATATGCTTTGGCACCCGATGTTGCCAATAAAATTCATGATGATCGTTTTTACGTTGCAATTTTACTCGCTCATCGTCTATATGAGTTACGTCGTAAGGATAAAGTGCGCCAGTCTGCGGTGGAGACAATGACTGCTCCGCCGATTTGTATTTCTAACATTGACTTCTAAGCAGAGGAGGTGAAAATGTGGCAAGAAAGAAAAAGGAAGATTTTGATGTCGTGACTGCTTCACAGACAGATGATGGTACTGTTGTGCTTACATCTGTAAACGAGCTTTCAGAAGAAAGAATGGATAATGTTATCCGCCATGCTATCGCATCCTATGACCCTGAGAACAAGCAGTACAGTACATATTTGAAAATATCAGCCTCCTCTGAAACGCTGACGGTTGACCGAATTGATGAACTTGCACGAGGGTTACAGTCAAGCCTGACGAATGTGCAGACGGTAAATGGAATCATTCGTAATTACATTAATAAAGATGACCTGATTGGCATTACTTATGATGCGATTGAGGCGAATGTTAATACGGAGTTTAAATGCAGTTTCGCGCAGTTCCCTGAGCAGCGTAATAAGACAAAACAGGTAAATTACGCCCGTGAAGTGATTGATGATTTCAACGCACAAATCAACGTGCGAAGTCTGCTGCGTGCTGCCATTCCGATGACTTATGCAGAGGGCACTTATATTACATATCTGCGTCAGAAGGATGAGAACTACATTGTAGACTACTATCCTCTTGGTATTGCTGAGATAAGCGATTACTTATCAAATGGACAGCCTGTTGTGCTTATCAATATGTCTAAGCTGAAATCCGCTTTGAGCAAATCTATGCTGAAGGACAAGAAGAATAAAGCGCTATTCTTTGAAAATCAGGAGACCGAGATTCAAAACAACTATCCAGACGAGGTGTATCAGGCATTTAAGAATGGTGATACATATGCAAAATTGGATGTTGACCATTGTGGCGTGATTCGTATTGGCAATATGGAACAAAAATATGGTGTCTCTCCCCTGTTTCGCGCCTTACGTCCGGCATTGATGCTTGAGACTTTTGATACTTCAGACCGTGTAAATGCTAAGGCTAAGGCAAAGAAAATCATCTGGCAACAGCTTGACCCTGAGTTGATGGGACCAAACAAAGATAAAAAGGGCTTCTCTGAACAAGTGACGGCGCACGATAACCTGCTGCGTGCATGGAAACAAAATACCGTGCTTGTGACGACCGCTCCTTATGTAAAGGATATCAAGTATGTTGAGCCAAAAGTTGAGATGACAAATATCGAGACTGTTAAACAGTATCGCAACCGAGAGATGGCTGCTTTGGGGATCAGTTTCTTAAATACCGACGGTCAGCAGACTGTTTCAACTGCAAAAGTGTCTCTTGACCAGTTGATGAAAAATATCGGTAAGATTGCAGAGCAGATTGAAGATGTATTAAAACGCTGGTATCGTATTCGCCTTGAAGATGCAGGTGTAGACCCAATGTACTGCCCTGATGTGAAAGTCTCTACTACTGAAATGATGGGTATGGAGATGAAGAAGGCGATTGCTCAGTTCCTGTTTACCACTTTAAACTGTTCTTACAAGACTGCTTACGAGTATATGGGACTTCATGCCGAGGACGAACTACGCAAGCGTCAGGCTGAAACCGAAGAAGGTTATGACGATGTGTTTGTGGCTCGCCAGACCTCTTATACATCGACCGGTAGTTCCGGCGGTGGTGGTGACAGTGATAAAAAGACAGGCCGTCCAAAGGGTGAGGAAACTGAAAAACAAATTTATGACCAGCAGAGAAATGAAGATAGTAAGTGAGGTGATGAACGATGAGTAAGGAGTATTTCTATAGTAGAAACATCTGTTGCTCTGAGATTACGGAGCATCCAGACCACTATCTTGCCAAGTTTGTCATCTGTGACTTCTCAGTAAATGGGAATCAGGTTGCTTTGAATCGTGATACCATTGAAAGTTGGATGAGTACACTGGTTGGCAACCCGCTTGTTGGCAAGTTGGTCGTAGCTCCAAAGGGTGAACTGGATTTTTCCGGTCACAATATGAAAGTCGTCACCAGAAAAGACGATGATGGCAATGAATACAAAACTGCTGAATTTGACACTGATGCATTCGGTAGTTTTCAGTCGGTCGGTATCGAGAAAATTGACGATACCGACTTTATTGTTGCCTCTTGTAAGATCTGGAAGCGATATCCAAAGGCTTGTGCGACGATTCTGCGCCGTATTGAGAGCGGCACGTTAAATACCAGTTGGGAAATTGATGTGCTGAAAGCTCATAAGGGAATTGTGGGTGGCCGCATGGCAAAAATCATTGACGATGGTGTGTTTACTGCACATTGCTTGCTTGGTGCAAATGTTGAACCGGCATATAAGTGCTCTAAACTGCTTGAAGTCGCTGAAACCGATTTTGGTCTTGAATTGGCAAATGCCTATATCGAGGATACAAAAGAGATTTCGAATACAGAATCTAATGAAAAGGAGGCAAAAAATTTGGAACTGAATAAGGACAAGGAGACTCAGACCGCACAGGTCGAGCCCACTAAGCCTGAGCAGGCAGAGCAGGCTCCCGTTAGCGAGCCTGACGCTGCACCTGCTACCAAGCCCACTACTCCGGCAGAGCCTGATGTTCAAACTTCCGAGGAAGGCGGTAAAACTCCTCCCCCGATCGAACCTGAAACCGGCACTGAACCTGCTGGTGAGCCTGAACCCGCTCCAGAGACTTCCAGTCTGACTGATCGTGACCTGTATATGAAGCTTGAAGATGCAGTGTCAAAGATTAGCTCTGATTACTACATGACTGATGTGTTCCCTGAAGATCACACTATCTGGTGCAAGAAGTGGGGCTACATGAACGAGCTGGATTACATTATGTTCCCCTACACTGTTGAGGGTGATGAAGTTTCTCTGGGTGAGCCGCAGAATATCACTCTGACCGTTTCTATTTCTGATGTCAATACCAAGATTGCGGAGCTGAATAACACTATTGCAAGTTTGAATACCGAGTTGCAGAGTGCAAAGGAAGAGGTTGCTTCACTGACTCCGTATAAGGATCAGGCCGAGAAGGCAGAGGCAGAAAAGGCGGCTGCAGAGCTTGCACAGAAGAAGGAGGATCTGCGTCAGTACGCAATCTCCAGCAAGATGATTACTGAAGCTGAAGTTTCTGAGGGTGGCAACTACGCAAGTCTGATTGAGAATCTGGATGAGACTGGCATCAAGAGTGTGATTGCCGAGCGTTGCGTTGAAGCCGCTAAGAAGACTCCTGCTGAAAAGAAGATTGAGACCTCTGAGGTACATAAGCCTGAGAGTATCAAGCTGAATTTGAATGAAACCAAGTATAACACCACTAACGCTAGTAAGCGTGACGCATGGCGGGAATATTTGGGTAAGTAATAACATTTGAGAGAAAGGAAAAATATTATGATTCGTGAACTGATGGTGAACGGCGCGAAGAATATTCCCGCTAACTATGCCGCAAAGGTCGCTATGGTCACCGGTATGGGTGTTCAGGTCGACCACAAGGCTGGTAAGGTTAAGTTACCTGACGCAGCTACTGCCGAGGGCATCGAGATGGTTGCCCATGAGTTTATCCCGGAGGGCATTTATGCAAGCCAGACTAATTTTGATGACTATGATAAGATGGTCACCAAGATTGAGGCAGGTGCGCTGGTGAAGCGCGTTCCTCTGTATGCTGGCGAGCTGTACGGTACTGACCAGTATAAGGCAGATGATGCACAGGATGCCAATATCGGCAAGCTGCTGGAGGTTAACACTGATGGCAAGTGGCAGGTTGCTACTGCTGGTACTTCTCGTTTTGAGTTTGCTGGTGTGATGGACGACAACGGCCACAAACTGATTATGATCAGTGTGCTGCCCGAGGCAAAGACTGTTGCTTGATTGAGAGAAAAATCTTGAATATGATACGTGAAATTTAAGGCTATCGTTTTTTGGCGGTAGCTCTTTTATTTTGCGCGAAGAGAAAGGAAATGAATTATGGCACTGGATATTGAAGTGGCCGAGCTGATGAAGCAGCCTGGTCGTGTTTATGAAGTTGCTGAGAAGACTCAGTACAATCGCGCTATGGATGCCGAGGACAAGGAAATTGCTGAGGTTGTTGGCGCTCATGTTGAGGAGCTGATTGATAAGGGCGACCCCAACAAGGAGATTGCTCAGTTTGTTAACCGCACTGTGACTGATGAGCTGTATGGTGCACCTGATGAGCTGCTGGACTCCATGTTTGAGCGTGGTAATGTTGGTGAGTTTGATGACTACGAGGCAGGTCGTACTGTTAAGAACACTCTGAAAGCTTATGATGCAGCTAAGGGCGGCAACGTGCCGAAGTCTTACCTGCACTACGAGACCATTAAGCCCGTCTGGCGTAATAAGCAGATCGAGGCTGATCTTAGCTATGTGGAAGTAAGACGTAATGCTTGGAAGAGTGTGGCAACTCTGACCACCTTTATGACTGAGGCTCTGAAGAACCAGATGTTCTATGACATCTTCAGTATGGTTGATGACGCTATCACTGGTGGTGAGCAGAAGATTGATGCACAGGGTAAGGAGCCCACTATGCAGGATATGGACGCTCTGGCTCTATATCTGAATGAGTACGCAGATGGTGGTAATCCCTTCACTGTCAGCCTGATGAAGTATTGTGCTAAGATGCGTCGTATGACCGGTTACGCTGAGTATCTGTCTGACGCAGCTAAGGATGAGTTTAACCGTTATGGTCTGGTTAAGACTTACGATGGTGTTGCTATCACTGGTATTAGCTCTGCCAAGAAGCTGGGTGATGGTTCACTGCTGATCCCGGATTAAATTTATGTAAATTTACGTAATATAGTCCAGTCGTGATGTAAGTCACGATAACAAATACACATTGAATTGCTGGAAAACCCTAAAACTACAATTACCAAAACAGAAGGATGAAATATGCCTAGATGGGTGGTTGCGAAAGTAGAAAGAAAATTGTAGATGATGCATGGTTAAAACCTAAACATTAAAAATAATGGGCAATCAGCAACCAAGCTCCGAAAAGGAGAAGGTTCAACGACTATCCGCGTGGGAGCGGTTAGGATGCAAGTGTTTGGCATCCAAAGTAGTGTGCCCCAGTGTTTTTACTGGGTGAAGATATAGTCTTCACTCGTATGAGAGTACGAGGTTGCTAGATGCAACAAGAACGGAGTAGCGTCCGGTATAATGTTTATCTAATATTTAATTTGACCAGATGTTGTGTAGAATGTCTGGCTTTTATTTTGCAAGAAAGGAGGTGGCATGGATGACACCAATGAGAACGACAGAAGACTTCAAAAAAGAAGTGTTTGATGTAAACCCAAATTTTGAAATTTTATCCGAATATAATGGTCTTCGAAAAAAGATTACCAGGAAATGTAAAGTATGCGGTGATGTACGTGAAGTACAGGCAAGAATGTTGCTTGATAATCGTGGGTGTCAAGCATGTGTTGCCTCTAAGCGTGGAGCAGAAAAAAGAAAGTCGCCAATACAATTTTCCACGGAGCTGTTTGAAGTAAATCCTAATATTGAGTTGTTATCTGAATACACAACAAACAATGCGAGAGTGCATTGTCGTTGTAAACTTGATGGGCATGAGTGGAATGGCATACCTCATACATTGCTTGATGGACATGGGTGTCCAGAATGTTATCGACGGATTGCAAACAGACGAACGGAAGATGAATTCTTAAAAGAAATGCGTGAACGATTTCCTACTATTCATGTTCTTTCAAAATATGTCCGTGTTGCTGTGAAAGTGGATTTTGCATGTGATGTTTGCGGTTACCATTGGACCGCAATTCCTGATACGATACTTAATAATAAAAATTCCGGCTGTCCAAAATGTGCAGGTAAAGCACATATTATGGAGTCTGAAATAATTGAACGAATAAAGGAATCTTCTCCAAGTGTAGAGTATTTGAACGGGTATAAAACTATTTTATCTCACGCCAACTTTCGTTGCAAGAAGTGCGGTTACGAATGGCACACCGCAGTCAACTCAATACTCGGTGGGCACGGGTGTCCTAAGTGTTGGTCCTCCCATGGTGAAGAAAAGATATGTGAATATCTTGACAAAAAAGGAATTGCATATATTCGCGAATATCGCTTTAAAGATTGCAAAAACGAGAGACAGCTTCCTTTTTATTTTTATATTCCGTCGCAAAATACTTGCATTGAATATGATGGACAGCAACATTTTATGCCAGTTAGGTTTTGTAAAAGTATAACCGAGTCTGATTCTATTGCTACATATAAAAATCAGCAAAAGAAAGATTCTTTGAAAACAAGTTATTGTAAAAATAACGGAATAAAACTTATCAGAATTCCCTACACGGATTTTGATAATGTGGAAAATATTTTAGATAAACATTTTTCTTAAAAATTTTGGAAACGTATTTATGGTATTGCGGGCAAGATCGGAAGACTTGACATGAAGGGTGAGACTCATACTTACGAGGATCACGACAACAACAACGAAAAGATTCATCTGATGGTCAAGGACTTCACCTTCGGCTACAGCATTGATCATATCGAGCGTGTTGCTAAGATTGTTCTGCAGTAATTTTTACCAAAGGCAAATCTGGGCGGAGACTTTTCGGTCTCCGCTTTTATAGAAAAGGAGACAAATTATGAGTTCCGTGATGGAAAATAAGTTTATTGACGTTCTGAACTGCGACGATAACGTGGTTACCATTTCGTCACTGAACGGTAAGGGTTATACTTTCGAGCCCGGTAGTGTGGAAGAGCCTTGTGTGATTCCTATTCCGCCGGAGGAGATTATGTATATGAACAGCACTTGTTCTGCGTTCAAGAATGGTGTTCTGCGTTTTCGCCATGAAGAGCAGAATGAAATCTTTAAGGCTATTGGTATTAAGGGCGACGATGTTCTATTCATTGAAGATATTGATGATGCGATTCTGAATCCAACTGTCGAGAATCTTCAGCGTATGATTGACATCAAGGATGGTGCTCAGTTTGAGCGTATTCGTGGTCGCTTTTATCGTATGACCAATGCCGGTGAAGACCTGTCTACTAAGGTCAAGCGCCTGATTGATGAGCGTTATAAGGAACTCCGTGCTGGCAAGCGTAATAGTGAGCTGTCTGTTGTACCTGCGACTAAGCCTGCTGATAATGTTCAGGCCGAACTTGAAACCACAAAGAACCAAATGGTAGAAATGCAGAAGCAGATGCAGGCTATGATGGCACAGATGCAGTCTATGATGGCTGGCGCACAGGCCGTTGCATCGGATAATTCTGTAGAAAAGACTACTGTTAAGCGTGGCCGTAAGAAGGCAGAGGCAGAAAAGGCGGAGGTCGTTCCCGCCGAGTAAGATTGGAGGGATAGTGTGACCGCATTTTCGGAAATATACGACAAGTTCTACGAGTTGGTTGAAACTGATAGTAACTTCTTTCAGTATTTTGACTTGAACGAGAATGAAGTAAGAAACCTTGTGCATGACCGTGCAAAAAGCTATTTGATGGAGTCACTTTCTGTTGTTTCAAGAAATATTGAGCCTGAAGAGAATTTTAGCTTTGATGATTATGATTCTGAGCTAGAGGAATTCAATTCAGACCTTACATACGACGAAATTGATATGCTTGCACACCTGATGCTGGAGCAGCATTTCAAACGAGAGTTTGGAAAGCTAAAGGCATTTAGTGCACAAGACCTTCCTACAAGTTTACAGGTATTCTCCCCTGCTAATGAGCGTGCGAGTATTCGTGCTCTTGTGAAAGACATCCATGAGGAGAATATGACGATGTTGGATAATTATATGGCAAAAGACCGCTCGACCCGTAAGCGTAAGACCATCGACTATGATACATACGCTTCCTACTCTGAGTAAGGAGGTATACCGATGGACTTTTATACGAGGGCACGAGCTGTTGGTGGTGCCGCAAAGATGTCTAACAAAAAGGATGTCAAAATTGCTTTTGCAAAACGTGACTTCGCTGCACACTTCAAGGATAGTGTTGACTACGAGGATAATACTTTAGTAAATGGTTTGCCTCAGAAACTGGTTGTCAGCCGTAGTAACAGTGTAGCCAAGGAAAAGAAGATTTGGGCGTATCCCGGTGATTCTTTGAATCTTGGTGATATTGTTGATTGCTACAATTGTAAATGGCTGGTAACTGAGATAGAACCAAATGATGAGATTTTTCTTCGTGGGAAAATGGAGTTGTGTAACCGCCAGATCCAATGGCAAAATCCGATTACTGGTGAGATAGTCTCTCGCTGGGCAACACTGAGTAAACCTTATTATGCAAATAATAAGGAACTTATTGTGACTTCGCTAAGTCAACGTGAGTATAAAGTGCAGATGCCTTTTGATGACGAGACTGCACTAATTGACCTTGATAAACGTTTTATGCTGGAAATTATCAATGGAGAGCCGAAAACGTATGTTACGACTTCTGTTGACCAGAGTACAGAGCGTTACGAACTGCATGGTAAAACACAGGGATTCCTTGTATTAAATATACGGCAGGATCAGTACAACAGTAAGACGGATAATGCCGAGAAGATGATTTGTGATTATTTTGAGCCGAATAAGAGTGATGAGCCAGATGCGGACTCTCAGGTAACAGCTACTATTAAGTACGCAGGCAAGCCGGAAGTTCGTGTTGGTGGCTCTTGGAAGAAATTCACTCCGGTGTTCACAAGCATTACGGGCGAAGAGGTTGCGGAAGTTGCAAAGTGGAGTTTTATTTGCCTTGATGAGTTCAAGAGCTTTGTTGAAACACAGGTTGCTACAGATGGTGTTTTCAAAATTCGTATCTTGAATAATAGTATCATGGACGGCGTAACTGTTAAGATTTCTCTGACAAATGCAGATGGTACGGCAAATACATCAATTGAATGTAAGGTGGTGAGTTTGCTGTGACAACGAGTGAATTGATTACTGACTACAAAAACAAATTGGCTTTAAAGTTGGTCAACACGGACGGACTTGTTGAAGCGATGGGTAATGACGATATTGAAGAGCCTGACGAGGCGATTTATACATACATCTTCCCTTACTTCCATATTCCAGACACGATTGAGGCAGCACACAGCTATATTTGTTTTAAGGTAAATATGACTGACCGAAGCAACGTCAACGATTGGTATGAGAACTTCACGCTTACTGTATGGGTTATCGTGAACCAAGCGTTAATGAAGATGAAGGGTCATGGTGGTGCAACACGAGTTGACTATCTGAGTGGTCTTGTAGAAAAAGAACTGCACGGCAGTACGATTTTTGGAATCAAGCAGCTTAAAATCACATCTAATATCGAAGACAATATGGATTTACACCATCGCGTGCGAATTATGACGTTCAAGACGCAGGATCTGGATGACCTTGTGGGGTGTGGCTGATGGAACTTCGAGAGATGTACGAGCCAAGTTTGATGCGTGGAAGAGATTTTAAAATCAACGACAAAATTACGATTCATATGCCGTCTGTCGGTGACATTATCGATTATGGCGAGCAAAAGTATTTTCAGTTGGTTTATCTGTTCTGTTCTACATCGAGCGACTACAAAGCACAACTTGACTCTGTTGGAGTTGATTGGCAGAAGGTCTCGGACTTTGAAATGTTCCGGCAACTTTTTATAGGCAATAAAAATCAGGATATGTCTATTTTGCTTGGTGATATGGATACTTCTGGATTTATGATGGCAAAAGATAACATAAGTGGTGAGATTGTATTACACAACAGGTTTACGGACACCCGTATCGACCATGTAGTGTATGAAACAATTTCTCAGTACCTATGCGCCGCAAATGGAATTGAAAAGCATTCTGAATTTGCTGCCGACGAACCCACAAGAATTGCAATGATAGAGGAAGCCCGAGATAACATGGAGTATCAGAAAACAAAGCATTATGAACCACATCTTGCAGAGCTTGTTCTCTCGATGGCGTGTTCATCCGGCTTTAAAGCAGATTACTTCAAGGCTATGGACTACCCTATGAGTGTATTTATGAATCATGTAAGAAAGATTCAGCAAATAAAAAGTTACGACAATACGATGCATGGCGTTTATGCCGGCACCGTGGAACTTGGGAAAATCCCAAAAGCACAACTGGATTGGACGAGCAAGGTTGACTGATTAGCCTTGCTCTTTTATTTTATCCAAATAAATTGAAAGGAAGAATATTATGAGCGATTTTAATTTCAATGAGGTCGTTATTGACCGCGTTCATCGCATTCACGAGTATGACCTGAACGGCAAGCGCCTGTGGACCATGAATCAGGTTAAGGATTTCAAGCTGACTCTGGGTGGCGAGACCGTTTATGCTCAGGATGCACAGGGCGTTAACATCATGGCATTTGATAAGAGCAAGACCGCCGAGGCTGATTGGTCTAATGCTCTGATGCATCTGGGTGCTCTGGCAGAGCAGATGGGTTCCAAGAAGGAGGTTGCTTCTTCTGAGGCAAAGCAGGTCTTTACCACTGTTGAGTACCTGACTTCTGCTGATGGCAAGAAGCTGACTCTGACTCATACCCCCAAGGCTGCTGTTGCAAATGCGCCCTTTAAGTACATCGATCTGGTCGATGGTCAGGGTAATGCACTGAAGACCTTTGAGCTGGGTGAGACTGCAGAGTCTCAGTTCTCTGTCACTGGCACTGAGGTTACTCTGCCTACTGGTGCAAACCTGAAGGCTGGCGACCGCTTTGTTGTGAAGTATCAGTATGAGAGCGAGGAGGGCGTTGCTATCAATGATAGCGCCGACAAGTTCTCTGCCGAGGGCGAGTTCGTAATTGAGGCATTCTGCTACAATCCCTGCGACAAGGCAAACAAGAAGCTGATGCGCATCATCTTCCCGAACGCCAAGATGGATAACGCTATCGATATGACCCTGAATAACGAGCTGACTCACCCTGTTAAGATCAGCGCCACTCAGGAGTACTGCTCTGACGATAAGCGTCTGTTCCGCATCGAGACCGCAGCTGCCTAATGGCAAATCTGAATTGGTGCCGTACTTGCGGAAAAGAATATCCGGTTTGCCCGCATTGCGAGCAGGATGCGCGTCTTAATCCTTGGCGGATGATTTGCGACACTGAGCCGCACTTTCTTGTGTGGACTGCCGTAAACCAATACCGTCAGGGAATTATTTCAAAAGAGACTGCAAAAGCAGACCTGACTACTCTTTTGATGCGCAAGTATAAGAATGTTACGGAAGCCGAGGTAGAAACTTTTATCCCTGCTGTTCGTGATGTTTTCCATGAGATCATGGATGAGCCTGCAAAGGCTGAAAATGAATCATCTAGTGATGTAAAGGATGAGACGCCCGTGAAGCCGGTAGTTAAGAAAACATCAAATCGTAAGGGGCGGGCATAACCGCCCCTTCGTTTTTCGTGGTGATTTTATGGAGAAAAAGAACAGAACAAAGTTTAATGTCAGTAAGAATCCAGCAGATAGAACATATGATGGCGTAGTTTATGATAGTAAGGCAGAAATGTTGTTTTATCGAGATATTGTATTGCCAAGACTGGCAAGCGGCGAAATTGTAGAGTGTCGTAAGCAAGTCCCCTTTCTTCTGCAGGAAGCGTTCCGCCGGGTCGATAAGGACGGAAAGAACGTAGCGGTGCGGAAGATTGATTATGTGGCGGACTATGAAATTACATATCGAGATGGCAGCAAACAAGTGATTGATACGAAGGGATTTGCTGATAGTGTTGCGCTGATGAAGCGCAAGATGTTCTGGTTCAAGTATCCTGATGTAGATTACCGCTGGATTACATACTCCAAAATTGATGGAGGCTGGGTCGATTATGACGACCTAAAAAAAGCTCGAAAAGAGCGAAAGAAATTAAAGCAAGCACAGACGAAAGGGAGATAAAATGAAGGTTTTAAATTTTCAGGAGCGAAATGAGTTTCTTGATGAAGTAGTTAAGGCATGTACTATTGACGGTGATTATCAGCCCGCACTGCTTGATGTGGTGTTTCGGTTGACCGTTCTAAAGTATTTTGCGGATTATGATTATCGTAGTGAGCCGCAGAGTGAGTGGCCGCGTATTGCTTACGAGTCTTTTAACTTCAAGATTAACAAGGCTGGTTGTGACACTTCTGCATTCTGGGATCAGTACGATTCTCTGGAGAAGGCTGTCCACGAGCAGATTGACCGTTCTCATAAGGAATGGCTTGTTCTTGGTCTCTGTGGCAAGCTCAACGAGATTATTAAGAAGCCTGACCCTATTTCTGATTTCGTTGACTTTATGGAGAACTATTTGAATGATGTGAAGGGCAACTTGAAAGACTTTGATGTTGAAAAGTTTTCTGAAGTAACTTCTGCCCTGCTGGACAATAAGCAGGAGATCTCTGCTGTGCTGGCAAAAGATAAAAAGGAATAAACACTTTTAGAGGTGGGTTGGAGGGAATTTTAATATGGCTACAAGAAGTAAACCTATCGTTCTTTATGACGAAAAGAAGAAGGAACTTATCAATCCTGATTCATTAGAATTATTTACGATTTTTAAGAAAGCCAAAGTTAATGCTGGTAAGAGCGACAGTACTATTTACAATTATGAGTCTGATCTCATGCAGTGGATGATTTGGATTCTTGATAATCAAAATAATATCAGTATTAGGGATATTACAGAGGACGATATTGAAGAATTTATTTATTTCTGTAAAAAGAATGGAAACAATACGGCTCGCATTAAGCGGAGGCTGAGTTCTATATCATCCATGTATAAGACACTTCGTATGAAAAAAATCATAAAAGAAAATCCTGTTGATTTTATTGAACGTCCAAATAAAGAAATCAAGGTAGTGCGTCAAACTTATTTGACACAAAAACAAGTTGACCTTATGAAAGAAAAGTTAAACGAGTATGTAGAGTCTACAACCACCATTAAGGCAAAAAACAATGCAATGACCGTTAGGCTCTATACTTTATTCTCGTTGTCTACTATGGCTCGCGTAAACGCTGTCAGAAATATTGTGTGGAGGAATATTGATTTCGATGCTTGTATTGTAAGTGATGTTTTAGAAAAAGAGGGAAAAATTGTAGATCTTTCTTTTAATGAAAACGTAAGAGATCTATTGCAAGAGCTTAAAAAGTATCGAAAAGAAAATGGCATCGAAGATGGTGGCTATGTGTTTGTTGGTACAAAAATCAATGGCGCATGGATGCCGATTACTTCAAGTACTGCCGGTGAGTGGTGCAAGAAAATTGGCGAGATGATTGATGAGCCCACACTACATCCACACGATTTTCGACATAGTGGTGCGACCATTTTAAAAAATATGGGAATGAGCCTTGAGGAAGTTTCAACTCTACTTAATCACTCTGGAACAGACGTCACAAATAAATACTACATCAAGAAAGACATGACAAAGATTTACGCTGCCAAAAACAAGTACGGAATATGAGGTGGAGTGAATGGGAAGTCTTGCTTCTTCGTATACGAACTTTGATGATTTATTGGCCGGTGTTGCGAATGGAATTGAAGAAGCGGTGCGAGGCGTTGCTCCGCAAATCGAAACTCGTTTGCAAGTGAGTGCAGAACAGAATGTGTATTCGAAAAATGGTCGAAAAAATGGAATTACCAGTGCAAAAAATATTGTTAGTAGCGTTACTCGTGAAGGTAACGTGGTAACGATGGTCGTGAAAGACATTGCTAAACCACAGGGACCCAAATGGGGTACTTTTGACGAGGCGCAAAACAATGCACTTGAAGGAACGATGTTTGCAAACTGGATTGAGCACGGTTTATGGATGGATATTGTTGCTTGGGCAAGCATGGGATATCCGAAAGATGATGATAAACCGAAACGCCCTGCTCGTCCGTTTATTGCTCCTGCGCAAGTCGAGGCGGCAATGATTGTTAAGACAGCGTTACATAATTTGTAAAAATATTTTGAGAGGAGGGTCAGCTTTAATGAGCTGGCCGCTTCTCTTTTTTATTTTGAAAGGAAAAGGTATTGAAAATGGAAAAGAGAGGTGGTCAACATGGATCCTAATGCAAAATCTGGTGCTAGTGGAGCAACCGATACTTCTTCCGTGACCGCAATTAAAGTTCAAGTCGTTCTTGATACTACGACTGAACAGTTAAAGAAACAGTTTTCTGGAATCCAGACTGATATTGAGAAAGATCCGATTGGATTAACTTTCGGTGTTGATAAGAAAACGTCCAAGGATGCTATCATTAAAGGACTTCAGGAAATTCTTGGCAAAGGCACTAATATTACGATTGGTGCCGGTGTTGACACTAATGCTGAAAACAAGGTCAAGAATCAGGTTAAAAATGCAGCCGATGCAGGTCAGCAGGTTGCAGACAAAAACAAGGTGAAAATCAAGGTTCAGACTGACGTTGATGACAAAACTAAAAACAAGCTTGATGCTTATTATAAGCGTCTGAAAGAACGTTACGATCTTGAAGCAAAAATTGCAAGTTCTACAGTAAATGGAGTAATAAATCCTGAGCTTGACGGTGCTGGAAAGCGTTTAAAGGCAGTTCGTGCAGAATTAAAGCAACTAAAGTCAGAACTACAAGGAAAGATTCCGACAGATAAATACTCTAAGGCATACGAGATATGGCATTCGGGACAGGCTAGGATTGCCGCTGCTGGGCAAAGCGCTAGTGGTACACTTAATAGGCGCGAAGATACAAAAAATGCCACTCTTACAAAGCGAGAGGTTCAGGAAAAGCTTAATGAGTTTTATACTCAACAGAAAAAAGCAGGTGCCCTTGAACAAGCATCACTGACTCTCGGCAATAAAACCGCAAATAGTAAAGAGTTAGAAGCTGTTAAAACACAGCTTGAAAAGGCACAGGAATCCGCAAAAAATCTTAGAACTGAACTTTCAAATTTGCTTTCTGATGAAGAAATTGATAAGCTCACAAAATTCGACAACGAACTCGATGACAATCTAATTCGAATTAAAGGTCGAATTGCCGACCAAAATGCAGCTAAAACGAAATCCGAATCGGATGCTCAGTTAAATGCTGCGAAAAAGGCAAAGATTTCTGAATACAACTCGGAGTTATCAAATTTTAAGAAGCTGACATTAGATTCGGCTCGTCTTGAAGGTAAGAGCAATTCAGAAAATGAACTTTCGTTTGTTAATCAGCAAATGGAAGATTCATTAAACAATCTAAACAAATTGCAAACAGACCTTGGTGATGTTCTTTCAAAAAATGAACTCGATGAAATCATTCGCCAATATGAAAAGTTCGAAAACGACTTAGCGGACGAAGTAACCCGTATTGAAGCTCATTATGAAGACTTAAAGAATGCGCGAGAGAGTACCAAGGCAACCGCTGAGGAAAAACGTCAGGTAAAACAAACAGACGATTATACTAATAGCCTAGCTACTGCCAGAAACAAGTATAAGGATATGTCTGGTGTACCAAGTGATGTGAGTGATTCTCTTGATAATGTAGATGTACAGATCAAGAAACTGGACACGCTTAAAGTTGGCACAGAAGATTATGCTAACCAGCTAAAGGTTATTGGTACTGTTTGGACTGACGCCACTCGGCAGATGGATGCTTTTGATGAGGCTCAAAAGAAGACTGAGAATCGTGTTAAGAGCATGACAGAACAAGCTCTGAAATGGAAGGAATCAATTAAAGATAGCGATACTGCATCGCAGGAACTGAGAAATTCTATTGACGGCATCATTAACGCATCTAAGAAGTTAGATTCTGACCATAGTTCTGAGACGTATAAACAAGGCGTAAAAGATTTGGATGACGCTTTTATTAGTGCAAAGGCGTCTATGTCTGTTTACACAGATGGATACAAAGACCTTGAATCCACTGCATCAAAAACCCTGACTGAGATTCGTAAAAAGCAGTTAGAACTACAACAAGCAGGAAATCATAAATTTGATAATGTTCTTACAGGTGATAGTCAATCAGCTTCTATTGATGGAAGTCTTGAGAGTCAATTCAATTATTTAAAGCGGTACAATTCACAATCAGCAGACTACAAGCAAGTCCTCGAAGGTATTGTTGAAGAGTGGAAAAAAATAAAGATTGAAATTGATCAAGCTCTAAAATCAGAAGAGGATTTGGAAAAAGAAGCTGACAAGCGAAAGAAAAAGCTTGATGACCTTGCCGACTCTATTCAAAGTATTGAAAATCAATCTCGTGGCGCTGGTAACACTCTTAATACCGAGTTAAAGAAGTATGTTTACGGTGAAAAGTGGCAGAAGGATGGAGATCAACAAGATGGTATTCTGAAGGGTCTTCGTGAAAAACTGAATACCTTGAGCGGAACTACAGATGTTTCTGAGTACAAGCGGCTTCTTCAAGAACTTGAAGCAGAAATTGACACTGCTGGACAAAAAGTTACAGATTTTAAGAAGCGTTTTCAGGAATCTGGTGCTTATGAGCGTGAGCGTAAGAATCTAAACAATCTTGTTCTGCAAATTGATAAATACGCAGCTTCTTTATCTGGTTTAGATAAAAGAAAAGACTTAGCTGAAGAGTTAAATAATATTCGACAGGCAGCAGTAGACGGCACTTCTACATACTCTACATTAAGTAACTTGTTATCAAATCTTCAGATTCGTATGGAACAGGCAGGTATTTCTGCCGAAACGCTTGGTCAAAAACTGTCTCGTTTGTTTAAGGAGCACTTCCAGACCGCCATCGCTATGGCTGGCGTTGCAATGGTCAAACAAGGTCTGCGAGAGGTTTATGATAACGTTCTTGAGCTTGATACGGCTGTAACTGAACTCAAAAAGGTCAGTAAAATGACTGGCGACGAGATGAATGAATATCTCGACAGAACTGCAACAAATGCTCGTGAGCTTGGTGCGAATATTTCTGACCTTGTAAGTAGTACTGCTGATTGGAAACGACTCGGATATACGGACAAAGACTCTGAAGAGCTTGCTCGTGTGTCTGCGCTTATGGCTAACGTTGGAGATCAGATTGATAACGCAACAACTGCCTCCTCTTACCTGATTTCTACAATGCAAGGCTTTGGTCTGGTTGCAGACGACGCAGAACATCTTTTGGACTGCATGAACCAAATCGCGAATACAGAGCCTGTCAGTATGAATGATCTCGGAATTATCATGCAGAAAAGTTCTGCTGCGATGTCTGCCGCCGGAAATACATATCAAGAGACTCTTAGCCTTGCAGCCGCTGTAAATGGAGTACTTCAGGATAGTGAAGCGAGTGGCACTTACCTAAAAACTTTGAGTATGTACCTTCGTGCTTCGAAGACTGATGCAGAAAATGCCGGTATTGCTACGGATGGAATGGCGAGTTCCGTATCTGAGCTTCGCTCTGAGTTGAAGCAACTTGCTGGGGTTGATATCATGAAGGATGATAATACCTTCAAATCAACCTATCAGATTATGAAGGAGCTTTCTGAGGTTTGGAAAGACCTTTCTGATACCACTCAGGCAAATATTACCGAATTGATCGCCGGTAAACGTGGAGGTCAGAGTACATCTGCCCTGCTGAATAATTTTAGCGTTGCAAAAGATGCTATGAAACAGGCTCTTAATTCTAGCGGAAGCGCAATGCGTGAGAATGAGACCTATATGCAGAGCCTGCAAGCGAAGCTTAATCAGCTTGATTCTGCGTTTCAGAAATTTAGTACAGACTTGATGAAGTCTGATATTCCGAAGTTTTTCGTAGATCTTGCAACGGTTTTTGTTGACGGTGCAGATAACGCTGTAAAATTTGCTGGTGCATTACCCACTTTGACAGCCGCCATCTCCGGTGTGTTGTCCGTAATGCAGATGAGCGGAAAGCTCAAAAATGGTGCGGGTGAAGTTAATATGCCCTCTTATATTTGTTGCGTATAAAAATATAGGATGCGGCACCATGTAAAAATAAAATAACCCCTAGAGTGCTGGGAAACCCTAAGAGCCATATCGCCTATTGTTATATTTATATAATGTAGGAATCGAAAGATAGAAACAAGGATATGGATGCTATATGCTGAGATAAAAGCTCGGTTTTATCGTATTGTCAAAATATGGTAATGGTCGAGTGCTAAGTAGTGTTTACAATGGGCGGTCAGCAGCCGATCTACTCCCCTATTATATAATGTAGGAGGGTGGAAGGTTCATCGACTAAAAAGGGTCAGTGAGCAACCACTGGAAGGATAGTCAGTTCTGGACGAAAGTTCAGAAGTCCACCTCAGACGTAATCAGACGACTTAAAGAAGTAGGTGGAAACGAGGAGACGCGCTACTCTCTAGCGCGATATAAATAGGAGAAAACAAAATATTCGTTGACTACATACGATATTCTGGCTATAATATAAGTACAATCGCGTATCTAAAATATACGGAGGTATTTTATTATGGCACGTCCTAAAGGAAGCAAGAATAAAACAAAGGTTCTCGATGGTATCGATTACGCAGCACAGATCGCTGAGAAAAATACTGCCGCAAAATCTCTTGCTGAAGAAATTGCAGCACTTGGCACGAACATTGCCGCGCTGAATACTGAAAGAAAAGCAAAAGAAGCAGAGCTGAAGAAACTCAATAAAGAGATCGCAAAGCTCGAAAAGAAAAAGGCTGACGCCGATGAAAAGATTGCGGCAGAGCTAAATCGCAAAAAGGCAGAAGATATTGTTGCCAATGCACTGGCAAATGGTATGACTGCTGAAGAAATCGCTGAACTTCTGAAATAACTGCTGCGCAGTCATCATAAAATAAGCCCGACTTCCCTACTGTTGGGAGGCCGGGCGTTACTATTTGTGGTTGACTTTAGGCAATGTTTGTGATACGCTTAATAAAACATTAGAGAAAGGTGGTTTTGTAATGGCAACTG